GGAATCACCGACACCGGTCGTGAACAATTCCAGTGAAACAACATAATCATCGATCCAGGTGCCGGGGCTCGGTGCTACCAGCCAACCAACAATGCTGGCAAAGTAAGCCGTATCACTGGCACAATCGTCGCTCGCCGGATCTGTCTCGCAGCTCAGTGGCGTGGAGGCGCTCACTTCACCGGAGGTCGGCAAGGTAGTCCGATTGTCGCTGAAACCTCGGTATGCCCGTTTGTAGGGATAGGGGATGTTCAGCTCTTCGACGAACCGCAGCGTCTTCAAGTTCGAGAAGCTCGCCATGATAAAGAGCGTATCGAAGCGATGCTCAGAAGTCGTTGTGATAACAACGTGCGTTGTCCCACCAGGCACGGTAAGTTCAAACGAATCGAACAAGACTTCCCCAGCCACGATGCCAGCACTATCAATGCTGTTTGCGACGGAGGCAACTGTTTGGCCGAGACCGACCGGGATATTGAATTCCACAGTCGTGGTGTCGTTCTCACCGATCAATTGCATCTTGACGCGATTGTTCTGCGTCGTGATGTTGAACGGACCGGGGTCCAGACCCAGCAAGTAAGACCGAGGAATGTCCCAAGCGTATTGCTGGGTTCCGCATTCCAGAGCCCATGCTTCCGTAGTCATCAACTGCACACGCTCGCCAGCCGTCGTGGAGCGGATCTGTGGGATTACAGTGCCGTCGGCTTGTGTGTACTCAACGAACAAGTAATCTTCGCCAGTCAACAAGGCGTTGGCCGCATCCACAAAGTCGGAGGCCGTCGTATAGGTGGCTTCCAACATCGTGTAGACGTTGGCGGTGCCGCCTTCTACCGCAATCGAAAAATCGCGGTTGTCGGGGACTACCGAGAAAGTGAAGGTGTCGTTCTCATCGAGAACGCCACTTGCCACTTCGACCCGAACGCTCAGACCGTCACCGATGCTGACGTATTCGGAAACACCGTCGTCGTTGTCGTCGATTAGATAACCTTCAGCGACGATTTCACCGTCGCTGTTGCGGACGATTTGGAAACCTGCACCATCGACGGAGGCAGCTGCGGAAACATCCGGTGCGGACGTGATGATCATCACGTAGGAGTCATCAATAGAACCAGTGTAGGTACCGGTGACCGTCATGCTGGCGGAAGTAGCGCCGAACGTGTTGGAGACTTCCACGTCGTTGTAATCTGGCGAGCTTACGGAGGCGTCGTGGAATACCAGTGGTCCAGCGTTGTCACCAACTCCATCACCAACTTCTCGCAGGTTGATGCGGCCATAATCGATACCGGTGAACACCGGGATGCGGCCCCATCCACTTGCTTTGGCCCCAGAAGTATCGATGCAGATGGCGGCGAGTACGTCGGCTTGGCCTTCTTCGCATTCGATGCCAACCCGCATGACGTAGCATTCGTTGCCTTCTTCGAGGTATGCCAGGACGGCATACATCAGATAACTTTCTGGGAACGGTTCACCGAACGTATCGATGGCCGTTTGAGAGTTGGCGATTAGCACTGCTTCGTTCATGGGACCTTTATTGGCCGTACCAATAAAGGCCGGTCGAAGCGGTCCAATGGAATTTGGCAGAACGCTAAGATCAATCTCTCGCGGGAAGACACCCGGACTGAGGTATACTGCCATTGGTGATTACTCCAAATTCGCCAAATTACAGGTTTCAAATTATCTTTGACGAAACAATCAAGGAGTTATTGCTGCTTCTTGATCTTCGACAGTTTGGCTGTCGTACAAGATCTTTATCATCCCGCGACGCTTGAGATTTTCGATCTGGTCGCTCCGAAGATGATCGTATGGCAGCGAAACGTCCTTTCCTGGGTCAAGTCTGACTTGTGATTCTCCAGTATAAAATTCGCTTCCAGGTGCACGTACCTGCAAGGGAATCATTTGTTTGCTACTGTTGTACAATCGTACGATCCGCGTCTTACTCTTAGCCATGTTGGCCTCCACTAGATATCAGATACACTTTGGATAGGTTCAAACCAAGACGGAGTAGTACCCGTGGACGTAGAAGCCACAAGAATCTCTCCTAGCTTCTCCTGTAGCGTCGTCACACGCCCCAGGACCGTCTTCACGATCTTCTCCGGCAACGGCAACCAAGCTTCCGCCGTCATATTCACTTCATAGCGAACATTGGCGTGCTGATCAAACCCGGTCTCCTTATCGCTGGCATCCGTCGATCCGCCAAAACGGATCTGAACGCCTCCTTCGATTTTTCCATCGAACATCCGGAATTCAGCCAAAGGATTGAACCTGGTCAAGGTTTGATATAGTATATACTCCGCATCTCGCTTGCGTTCAGCCCAAATAATAAGGTTGTAATCGACGAGCCACGGAGTAGGGCGATAGACCTTCGCAGCCTGGTCATACCGCGTGCTCAAATAACGGGCCGTCATAGCATGATAGGCAGGGCTAAACTTCTCGGGATTAAATTGATGTGTATCCCGGCTGATAGCAGCCACCGGCAAACGAGCACGCCCCTCTTTTAGATCGTCTGCCCAAATCAACAAACTCTTATCACCGCCCGCTATCTTGACCCGCATGAAGCGGTAATTGTCCTTGGTCGGAACACGCATCCCAGACCAATACTGTTTCATAGAATAGTCAAGCGAACGAAAACCGGGAATTAAGAATTCTTCCAGATGATATGGATAAGCAAGCAGATCACTTCCATCAAAAGGATTCCGCCCGCCTTCCACATGGCTTAATTGACTGACACCGGGGATCTGATTCAAGCCATGCGGTATCTGTGTCGGAGGCGTATCATGCTTCTGCGGATTTATCGTAAAATCAGCATCGAAATTATAAAGTGGCATGTAGCACCTACCTCAAAAGCGACATCAACATGGAAGGATTCTTGAGACCATCCATAGCCTGGCGAACCTTTTCGTCAATATTTCCGTCCTCATCAATCATCTGACCAGTCAATTGTGCCGAAACTTGGGTGCCACTGACCGCCTTGCCACCAAAATGCAATTCCAAGCCGGGCACCTGTTGTTCAAGCTTCGCTTTGACAGCTAGGGCAATGGCATTGAAGAACCGATGATCAGACGTATTTCTGTTCATTCGCACGATCTTAAATTGATCGGCAAGATTAGAGGCTTTCACGGTATTGGCCATCCGTTCTAATTGGTTCTTCTTCTGGCATGTCCTCTTCCGGTCTGACAGCCACATCGGCGGTAAGGGTCTCGACTTGACACGTCAAATAGAGCCAAGTATAACGAAAATTACCACTAGGAGTGGCGTTCAAGATCCGATAATTTTTGGGGCTGACCGCTGCCGCGTTGTAAGGCAACTGAATAACATCGCCTGTACGCAACATCCTATCGCCCAGCCTCTGATGAATGCCATAATGGCTAAAAATAACTTCTGTTTTGTTGGCAGTATCAGCACCCCACTTGGTCAACTCTACTTCAATCGGTTCCGGCTTGAAGAAAGCCTTGACATAAATCGGATTCCAATAAGTCGGGTCCGGATCTTCATCCCATACAGCATCAAAATCGGCATTGTCGGTCCGCACGAAGACTTTCACTTCCGCTCCGGAGACATTTATCATCTCCTCTGCCAAACTCCTAGCAAGGGCAATGTCTTTATTTTCAACATCATGAATAGCGAGAGGTGTATGGCGCTGTTCCGCCTCGGAGCGATAACTTTCGAGGATCGTATCAAATAAACTAGCGCTGACTTGACCAGTGTCTACACCGAATCTATATTGGGTCATTATCATTCTCCCACGTATTTTTGGTACCAAGTTTTGTCCGGAGATCAAAATATGCCAGAGGAATCAATCCCAATGGACAAAGTACTCGAAGTCCTAGAATCGAAACTAGGCGTCAGCACCAAATGCAAGAATAGGTTGGCAACCTTCTTGTATTTGTTGATGCGTGATCACACGCCGACAGGAGTTATACCAAATATCGTCCAAGAAATAGATAAGATCACTAGCTATGAATTTATCACCTTCAGCAACGAGCATTTATTCGCTTTAGCTAAAGACTACGCCGATAGAGTTCTAACACCCGAAGATTAAGTGCCACTCTGACCCCACGGCGGAATAGGCGGAAGAACACCACCACCAACAGGAAAAGTACCCTCTTCTTGATAAGGGTCATCTGGCGGCGGTTCTATGAAGTCCGGAGATGGACAATATCCCATCCCGCTAATATTGCAAGCATCATACGTTTCTTCTACAGGTGCTTCTTCAGAGGCAAGCTCCCGCAAGATTCGATAATAATCTGGGTATTCCGTACAAGGACAATCAGGATCGATGGGTGGCAATACCAGCCACCTTTGTCGCATACCGCCCCTACCGAAGTTATTCCCATATTTCAAATAAGAACCAGGAATTGCTTCCAGCACGTCGGAAACGTTGACGAGCACATTCTTACAACCAGAAGCCGCCAGCCAACTGGAAAGCTTCACGGAACTGAGCGCCGAAGTCGGTTCGCAGCCCGGCACCATAATCTTATTAGACGGAAGTACTTCCAATTGCCAATGAATGTCAATATTCAACGGCAACGGTTTGGGTTCGTCCGAGATACGCTCTAATGTTTCTGGTTTGACAGGAAACACAGGTGATGTTGGAATATATTTGGCCATTTTACCACAACCAGACACCCATAGGCTCACCTAGTTTAATGGCTTTCTCAATGATCTCCTCCTTCATTTGCATCCCTTCTTGGACGAGATCCGAGCCATCATAATTAATAGAACCGCCATCAGGAGTAGGCATACCCGTCACTTTACGACGAGCCATCCCGAGAGCACATTTGGCCTCGGCCTCCATCATCTCGTAACACACGGCTCTTGCTTGTGGGCTACGAAAATGATTGACGACAGGAATGTAAAGGACAACAACCGGAAAAGCACCTTTCGGCGTTGGATAAAGGCGAATCAGTTGATCCTTGGCATCCAAGGCATCATCAGTTACATTCCCCTCGACTTCACCTATGACCTCCCAATGCCCTTCCGTTCCCAGTACTTTCTGAGAGAACTTGCGGTAGGCTTGCAACAAATGGTAGTCCGTGAGAATATTCTGGATACCAGAAATGTTCCCAATATTGAACAAAAAGGACTCGGCACCAAAGACATCATCTATTCTGGTCGTCACCGGGTCCCAGTTAACAGATTGAACCCAATATGCGTCTTTTGGTAGAGGATACGTACATTGAAGTGGGGTGGTCCAAAAAGTAGCTAATTTCTGCTCTCGCGGAAAATAGCCGGAGATGAAGTCACCAGATACGCGAAAGATTGTTTCCCATTGGTCTTCCGTGATCTCTACTTCCGTTACCGGGTAGCCCAGCTTAGAGAGGACATACTTCTTCATCGGTTCGCTGCGAACCTTCAGAACCGAAGGCAACTCAGCTGGAGCCAGAATCGCCATGTGTTGTCCCTCGCTTGATTCTACTCAAAAGTCCAGATTTCGTTGACACCTCCACTGGCTTAGCCTTGCGAAGAATGTCTAGGACTTGCTGCGGAGTCATTTCTTTGCCGTGTTTCTCAGCAATATAGGTCCGCACCCACAGCAAGTCTTCTTTGGCTATCTTCACGGAAAATGATAACCCCGATCACCGAAGATAATGCCCGAATATTCAATCCGAAAAATGCTGTATGTGATACCAGCTGGAAAAGAGGCCGTAAGAACGCTTTCCAGCGTCGCTTTTAATGTGGCCACTTCTGTGCCAATTGTGGCTACCGGATTAATTTCGGCAGCGTGAGCACCAGGCCCAGTGACTACTTCACCAGCATGAATCAGAGTACGCTCAGGGTGTGGCTGAATGTTCTGGGCCGATGACTGATGAAAACCGGTGATTTCCAACTGTGCAGGTGATTGGCCAATTTGCGGTTTGGCGGCAGTTCCTGCCGTCATACCACCCATACCGCCAAAGCGATAGCCAGCGGCAGAAGTGTGCTGACCGCCACCGGGCGTGGCGATCTGGATGGTGGATTCGTCCACTAATCCATCGTACGCCATAGTAGCGAGCTTTTGCATATCCCGCCAGTATTCGAACCGCTTGCTTTTGATTTCACCGGACCCGTGGTCGGGCACTATGCGGATATGTGCGGTGAATGGTACCCACTTCATGGTTACTCTCCCTACGGGCATCTTCTAGGCAGCGCGAACTCTTTGACGTTTTGCTTGCACGGCCCTAAAATCGTTTTTGTCGGTCTTACTTCCACGTTGGCTAGATATTCGCGGATGGCTACAATCAGATCGGTAGTATCAATGTTGAATGAATAATCCGGTTCTGCTACCACTTCAAATTCATAAGAGATGGCACCAACATCGCCTTCCACCGATGCCTCGATGTATAATGTATAATTGGTGTTCTCATCGAATCCGTTGGTATCATTGCAGATCACTTCACCAGCATAAAAGCCAACGGTATTAATTTCATCTACCCGTGTCATGGAACCGGGTAAGTTGTCTGGCGGATAAACCTGCGTCCCATTCAGGTCATAAATACGATATGTTGGTTCCGCATCAGCATTTTCGACGCTTCCACTAGAGGAATTATGCGTCGTTATACTGAATACCAACCGTTTGTTTATGGTGATCTGGTCGGGGCATCCCATCAGCATTATCCTCTATTAAGATATTTGCTGGTGAGGATTCGCCAATGCAGCAAGAAGTTCAGGGAATTTACCCTTGGTCACACCCCAACCAGGCACTTCATCAGATAGAGTCCAGCCCTGACAAGACCGCTTACTGCGGAACTGATCCTGACTCCAACGACTCTGGGTTAAATTATTTTTATGTCTAATATCAATATTCGGCACTGAGGACATCCATCTTTCAGCAGTATACTTATCAACACCACGCGGGTATTGATGGCAACCAGGCTCAAACCCCATGGCCCTCGTAAACCCATCCTTAGCAACTCTTCGCACTCTAGTCTTGTAGTGCTCCAACAACAAATTACGATAAGCACAACAACCAGAAGTCTGCTTCGTGTAATAGAAAACAGCCTTACCCTCGTATGCGTCCACCTTCCAGGTGTTCTCGTTGTAGTAGAAGATATTGTCCTGCGGTGGTACGAATTCAAAATGCGAAGGATGATAGAGAATATCATGTTCCGTCAGAAAGACGATATCAGCCGTGCTTTCCTCCAAACCCCTCAAGATCTGCTGAAACATCGTCAAATGACCGCGTTCTCCGTTGAATAAAAAGTTCTTGCCAAAAAACATCGGCTTCAATGAGACACTAATAATTTCCATGCCCGAAGCGGCTGTAGAGAGTTGGCGCTGCACAGCCACCATTATCAGATCATCAATGTTATTGTCAGTGTAGTAAACACAACCTTTAACTGTCCCAAGTTGCTTGATAGGAGTGGCGGTTGGTACTTTTTCCATCTCGCCCGTTTCTGGGTTCGGCATAGCCTCAATACGGGAATCTGGCAGCACCGCCGCTTCATCCTCAGATACTTCGATAACCTCATCAAGATCCAACATAGGAGCAGCAATAATTACCGTCTGCGACTGAATAGCGTCTAAATCACAAGGCGGTAAAATCTGCTCCTCTTGCTCAACTTGCGCCACTTCCTTAGGTTGTGGAGGTTGTATGACTTGTGCTGGCTGCTCAGGCTCTTCTTCCTCTTCATCCAAGTTAGGTGGCGGCTCATCCATAGCCAATTCTTCTGGTGGAATTACTTCATATTCTTCTGCGTTGGTCAGATCCGGTTCTTCCTCAACAAAAGGATTTGGTTGTTCTTCAACAACAGCTTCGTCGATTGCGACCGATTCGAAGAATGAAGATGAAGCTTCGTCTTTGATTTCTGGTACAACAGCATGTTCTGTCGAGCCTGATTTGCCGAAAGTGCTGGTTCGCTCCAGGTTGGCTATTTGTTCCTCTTCCCAGCCAGGAATTGGTGCGAACTTTCGCAGCATCCAATGTAATGGATATTTCTGAAGATGCCAAGAATCATTGAACCAGAGTTCGCGAGAACGATTTCTGGCGGCTTGGATACCTGGATTAGGATAAGGAAAACCAAATCCCGGTTGGGTGCGGAAGAGGTGCGAAAACCAAGTTGTCTTATTGACGAGCAATTGCCCACCAGACAGCCAGGTCTTACAGGCCAGTTCCGTTCCCATTTGACCCCAGGAGCCGTGGGCTTCATCCATACCTTCTATTTCCCAGTACCGTTCCCTATGCAGCATCCAGCAAGCACCGAGTAGGCTCATGGTCGGAGCGAAATCACCTTTTGATTCTTCTCGTTTTTCGAATTCCTTCCAGTATTGGAAGTGCAATTCGCTGTCGAATCGCATGAAGTCACTGCGGCAATTGCGGCGTGGTTTCCAGACTATAAATCGCTCGAATTCTGCGGCTTTTAAGCATTTTTCGCATTTGACTGGCTTGGGACCTTGATACACGCGATTCTTGCATGACTGACACTCCCAATCGAAAGCATGCAGGTTATACATGCGTGGTATTACAGTCCAATCATATTCGAACGTTTTCATGAGTTTGACGTCAAAGCCTTCGTCAAATGCACAATGTGCATCGCATTTCATGATGAATTTGGCTGTTGACATTTTAGCAGCTTCGTTGGTCGCCGCCCGCTGCCCGATAGATTGGCTATGGTAGATGATGGAGACACGGGGGTGATCACGAATTGGCGGCTCTGGCCAATTCCCATCACATACTATGATGATTTCCGTTTCGCCCTGCATATTATCGAGTATATCTTGGACGGTCTGAGCAAGGAACATCTCGTTGCGAGCGGGGATCAATATAGAAAGATCCATTTATACCTCTTCGGTTGGTTCTTGTGGGGCCGGTTTGTAGCAGAACCGACGATCGACTTGCCTTTCCACTTGATGAGCTGTCTCTTGGCCCACAATGGAACGGTATGATTTGAGCTTTTCTACCATCGCTTTAGCCATAGATACGGCCAAGCGGCATTTCATCTTGACTTCTTCGTCTTCCGAAGCTCGCCAGATCTCTCGCAATGTCTCACAAATCGTGTGGTGACCAGCATAACGAGCGAAGTTCATTTCTTCTTCCGTTGCTGGTTTAAGCATCTCCTCTTCATCAACTGGCTGGTGTTTCGGGTATGGCATCGTCCGGACTCTCTAGCATTGGTTGAGGAACCTGCTCACGACTGGTACCATGAAAAAGACCAAAGGGATTTTCCTCGCCATTTTCCTGGAACTTACCCGTGGGATAGACATAAATTTTAGGGCCAAATTCTTCTTTTTGAGCTAGCCCTCTTTTTACGTACCGATGATACTTCAAGAAGAAATCACGCTCCTCTGACATGAATTGGCCGCCAACATGAAAACAAGATTGGCAAAATTTAGGATTAAACCCGTCTAGCGCCACGAATAGTGATTTTTTCATAGCGAACGTGTTGGTATGAAAACCACCTTCCAATTTTCTTCTGCGATATCTGGCTTTACTCAAACCAAACTTGAAGATTACATCCAAGTCTTGCGTGATATCTCCTCTCGCATCTAAAATGCCAAAATGGCGAGGAAATACCATCTTGTCGCCAGTAAATTCTCGCACAGCCAATATCGCATCTCGCGTCAAGATATGATCTATATCCGTAAAGAATAAATATTCGCCCTGTGCGATTTTGGCACCAATATTCCTAGCAAGCCCCTGTGTCCAAGGACGAAAATCACCGGTAGGATAGATATTTAGATTATGGACACCAGGATCACCTATCGATTGTTTTAGCGGTGGGTTACTACCATCATCCATAAAGATAATTTCGACGTCGTCGGGTAATCTCATCTTGCGGTAATGACGAAGTTGCCGCTTCACTATCCGATGACTGTTCAAAATAGCTATCACCACCGAGACTTTTGTCGGCTTAAACACTATCCCCATAATATCACCTGCTGACCCATAGCCAGGAATGTTGTCTGTCTCTATCGCGATGGGCGAGATACCAGGGAACGATATTGTTGCCGCGAGTGTATGCTTCCACAGCATACACTACACCGCCTTGATAGTGATGAAAGAACCCATGCCCAGAGACTATGCCATCCACACGAACCTTAGGAGCCCAATGAATAATATCCATTATCGCTGGATTGAATTCGTGCTTGCCATTGATATACACAAAATCTAACGATCGATCTGGTACGTCAACCACCGCTTCAAGGCTATCTTTTTGTATGAACGTAGCATTGTATAATGCCAAACGCTCTGTAGCTTGCGTTTGCAGGCGATCCATTTTCGTTGGAGTATGACCACCAAATGGCGCATAAGGATCTATACACAATAACTCAACGTCTGGGTTGTTCCGACAAATGACTTCCGCGAAAGCACCCTCCCACACGCCAATTATCGCACCCTTTTTGTAGCCTAATTCGCCCCATAGCTGAGCTATTTCTTCGCGTGTCCCAGCCCAGCCAGTGAATGGTAAATTATCATTCCGTTTGATACGGAGCTTTGTACAAATAGCGCTATCTATTGACGTCATCATGTTATCCTGAATTCTGCGGGCGGAAATCGTCTGGAAAAAGGACAATTCGGCAGCTTTGGATAACCGTATCGCTGCCAGGCTTCGGCTTCTGTTTGTCTACTGCCGGTATAGTATTTTCGTGAACGGGCATAATAATGGATAATTGGCGAACTCAAAACAACCGCTGTCTTCCAATTATTCTCATACAATCTCGAAAATAGCCAATCATCGCCACCAAACGTCACCAGCTCGTCCGGAATAAGTGAGAAAGTTTCTTTCCGCAAACTAAAATCCCAACCTTGCACGACCGGCTCCGGAAGCACTTCGTACCACAATGGTATCGTCTTTGTGAAATCTGGGTGATTGGTGCTATGGATCACGCAACCTACTGTTGGCTCAGCCTCAAAAACAGCAACAGTGTCTGCCACAAAATTCGGTGGTACCCATAGATCATTGTTCAAGAAACCGAGATATTTATCATCGGTCGTTAAATAATGTTGATTCCAGATTCTATTCAGGCCGATATGCTGGTCGTTTTGTACAAATTCGAATTGGTTATTCAAGCCAGCAAAGTATTCTTTTGTACCAGGTTCTATAGAGGCTTGATCGTAAATAGTCGCACGATATGGTGCTGTTTGATTTTTCAAACAGTCTACCAGCTGGCGTGTATAGTCGAGACCGTTGATATTCACGATAACGATATGCATTACAATTTCACCCACAACCAAGATGGTTCTCTATCCAGTTGTGTGATATACCAGGTGTTGATATTATGTGCTCGCGTATAAGTATCAACGGCCAACGTCACGCCGCCCTGATAGTACCAACAATAATCATGTCCAGCGACGATACCACCGCGACGCACTTTAGGAACCCAATGCAATATATCCATCATCACTGGGTCAAATTCATGCATAGCATCGATATAGACAAAATCCAAAGAATTGTCTGGAATATCATAAGAAGCTTCTATGCTTCTCTTGCGGATGATAGTAGTCTTGTAATGAGAGAGCTTCTCTTTGGCAACCTGATATATGCCCTCCATCGATTCAGCACTGTGTTTTCTGTATGGAGTCCAAGGATCGATACAGAACAATTCGAGTTCGGGATTTTTAGCACAAAGTAACTGAGAATAATGGCCGTATCTTACGCCGATCTCAGCACCTTTCTTATATCCCAATTCCGCAAAAAGCTCAGCCAAAGCCTCTCTGGTTGCTGTTTTCCCGGTATGCGGAAGATTATCGTCCCTGTGGACTTGGAACTTGCGGAAAATCGCTCTATCGATAGAGTTCATTGTTGCTTCCTGTTACCCGTGTATTCTAGCCCACAATTCTGGTGCAGGACCCCAATGTGGTAAAGTGTCTGCAATTATATCTGACTCCAGCACCCTTCGCATGCCACCAGTGCTTTGCCGGTGATTAAATGTAAGCGTCGGCGGATCTGTCTCATAGACGACCAATTTTGGTTGTGGAAGACCCAATTGTTTTTCCTTTCTGCCGGGCTCCCCCCAGCCGCCGCATTCTTCCCGAGATAAGAAGTGTGGGAATTTAGCATACTTTTGGCACAATGTTTGCACCAACAATTCTGTAGGTGCGATACACATACACATACTAGCTCGTCGCCGCAGAAAGTATCTGTCTCGATTGACCTGATAACGATGCGTGTTGTAACCGAAGGCATCCAGAGGTGGGCGAAATCTGAAATGTTCGGGAGTATACAGGCTATCGTCTTCTGCACAGCCAATATACGGAGTATCAACCAAAAAAGCTCCCATCAAGATCTGTTTGTAGATGTTATAGGTTCCGGGCACCAGTCCTTTGGCATGAATGTTATGCCCGAAATCTATCGGTTGATGGGAAATGCTGATTATCGGTGCACCATCAATTGAATCAATAATATTTTGTCTAACGTTTTGGGCAAAATGATCGCTGATTCGATTGGCGGTGTAATATAGAATTGTAATGTCATTCATAGGGATATGGATGCTTTGTCTCGTATTCGATTTTCTCTTCGCGCCAATTTTCCGGCCATCCAGGAACTGGCCAAAAATGATCGATGAACCATTCCATCTTCCTAGTTTGGCCGGGCCACTTGTTATTCATCCAGTACCAGGTGGAACGAGTTTGTGTCTCACGCATCTGCCGTATTGATAATCTATATCCGCGACGGTTCTCTCGTTTATGCCAATGAGCGTACCAAGTATGCTTGTTGCGAATGAGTTTGCCGCCAGAAAGCCACGTCTTGAAACCTAACTCTTGGGCTTCTTGGTGAATATTGGTGAATTGATAATCCATCCCACCAATATTGTAGAAATGCTCTCGGTGCATGAACCAACAAGATCCTTGCCAGGTTTGGATCTCATCAATAAGAATATCTTTCCTTTTGCGTTCCATCCAATAATATTCGCTGGGTCGCAAACTTTTGCCATTTCCGTGTTCCCCTAGCCATTTCTTCCCGTGCAGACCATCACCAAATTGGTTGTCTGGAAGATAGGGATATGTGACGAAGAGATACTCGATGGGTCCATAATTCCGTGACCATTCTTCAGCGTTAAGGCTCCAGCGACTAGGAACGCAAAGCCAATTTGGTTCGCACCGTCCTTCTTTCTGGAGATCTTCGTCGAAGCCCTCTGCGAACATGCAATGGGCATCGGTTTTCATCAAGTATTTGCCGGTGGCGATAGCGGCTGCTGAATTAATAGCGTGCCGCATACCCATAGCTTCGGAACGGTGGATGATAGTAAGATTAGGGCGATCTTGTAAAATAGGGTCGCACCAATATCCATCTAGTACGACTATTACTTCAATTTCACCAGTGGCTTTATTAAAGAGGTCATCGACGGTCTTTGTCAGCCATTCCTCGTTACGTGATGGGACGATGATCGAAACTTTAGCCATTGACAATAATTCCTCCGAACACTCTGGTCATAATATGGCCACCTCTGCCTTTATATAGTACCACTGGAAACGCCGACAACGGTGATATAGATGGCGAAACCGATGGCGAAACCGAAGGCGAGACGCTGGCACTCGGACTCAGAGAGGCCGAAGGAGATACGGACGGCGATTCCGACGGACTAATCGAAGCCGATGGCGAAACACTCGGCGAAGCACTCGGAGAAATACTCGCTGAGGGTGACAGAGACGGGCTGGCACTGGGGCTCTCACTAGGGCTGGCACTAGGGCTGTACGAAGGGCTCTCGGAGGGACTCGCACTTGGGCTTTCACTCGGGCTAGCACTCGGGCTAGCCGACGGGCTCCAAGATGGGCTAATACTCGGGCTCTCACTAGGGCTAACACTCGGCGAAGCACTCGCACTAGGGCTAACGGACGGACTTACAGACGGGCTCGCAGACGGGCTTCGGGATGGGCTGACACTCGGGCTTGCAGAAGGGCTCAAACTAGCAGAAGGACTCAGCGAAGGACTCGCTGAAGGCGAACGACTAGGACTAGCCGAAGGCGAAACACTGGGACTAACCGAGGGGCTCAAACTAGCTGACGGGCTCAGCGACGGACTGGCAGAAGGACTTCGGCTGGGACTAGCTGAAGGACTAGCGGAGGGACTTCGTGAAGGACTAACACTGGCACTAGGACTGAGCGAAGGGCTAGCCGAAGGACTTCTGGACGGGCTTCTGGACGGACTGATACTCGGGCTTGCAGAAGGACTCAAACTAGCCGACGGACTCAACGATGGGCTCGCCGAAGGGCTCCGCGAAGGGCTCGCCGAAGGACTCCGCGAAGGACTGACAGAAGGGCTCACTGATGGACTAGCCGAAGGACTTCGAGAAGCTGACGGTGATAAACTCGGACTAGCACTAGGACTAACCGACGGACTAACACTAGCCGAAGGACTAAAACCAACCGATGGACTGACTGAGGGAGACACCGAAGGCGAAGCAGAAGCCGAAGGACTAACACTCGGACTCGCCGATGGTGAAAGACTCGCAGAAGGACTCAACGACGGACTCGCCGAAGGGCTTCTAGATGGGCTCGCCGACGGGCTAATACTCGGACTCGCCGATGGTGAAAGACTCGCAGAAGGACTCAAGCTGGGACTAGCCGAAGGACTCCGCGAAGGACTCACCGAAGGACTAACCGATGGTGATCGGCTGGGACTAGCACTGGGGCTAATACTTGGACTAACTGATGGAGAAAGGCTAGGACTAGCTGATGGCGAGAGGCTTGCCGATGGGCTTAAACTTGGGCTAGCGCTAGGGCTGGCACTAGGGCTCAGGCTAGGACTAGCCGAAGGACTCAAACTGGCACTCGGACTCAGCGATGGCGATGCTGAAGGGCTCACTGATGGCGAAGCCGAGGGGCTAACCGAAGGGCTGAGCGAGGCACTTCCAGGGATCGATGGGCTAACTGATGGGCTTTCTGACGGACTCGCTGATGGTGATTCGCTCGGGCTCGCAGAAGGACTCACTGATGGTGATGCACTCGGGCTTGCCGAGGGGCTAGCCGATGGTGAAATTATACCGCCAGCACCAATAGCAAGCAGCCAACCCTTATATGCCGTACTATCCGCCGCCCCATATGATAAAGTAAATCCATCAACATTAAAGCTAGACGTTGTAGCATAAGTCAGATCATTGCCTGTTGCCTCATCCCTGATGTCAATAACGCGCTCATTGCTTTCACTGTCAGTCTCAGTAGGATCAGCACCATCAACATCACGAATTCCAATAGCTGAATCTTGAATATTATCGGTAGCACCGATACCGAGAGTAAGGCCATCTGTGACAGTATCGGTTGAAGTGGCCGAGCATGCTGCACACATCACCAAGGCTGGTGTGGAACCAAGACTACTATAATCCTTGGGTCCGGTGGCAGTTTCTGTGGTCAATGTCTCCAGATTAAACTGGCCGCCACCAAGATTTAGTGTTAAATAATAAGTATAATCACCACCGGAACCTCCGTCTCTAGTTGTTAACGTAAAACCATTTGTAGCAAACGCGGTTAATTCGCCAGTCCATACAATAGCGTCGTTGAGCATATCGCCACAACAACTGTCAGTCTCCACACGCTCGTTTGATACAGTAGCCAGAGCAGCATCGACACTCGACCACATCAATTGGCGTTGTGTCCTACTGCCATCATTTACAGCAACGCCGAACGTGCCAGTTTGCTGGCTGACAACAGGACCAGCGGAGGTATAACCGTTGCAGATAAAAAAGACGACATCAGGCTCATAAGACAATGTCGTTACTGATGATGAGCTATTTTGTACAGTGTTAGCTTGTATGTAACCAACATTAGCCGATAAATCTGATCCGCCTATCAGAATGACAGTTGCTATACGAGCTGGAGGACTACCAGTAGTTGTTGTGGTAATCCTAATTCCGTCCGTAATATTAGCAATAGTATAGGTCGTACTGCCAGAATCTAACCCATGCCCGACGACCGTAATATTCTGAGTGCGATACGTGTTAGTTGTGGCTAAACCACTGTCTGCACCAGACGCCATACAATGCTGATTAGTGCCATCCCAAAAACCAATCGACACCAACGAGCCAGCTACTGGATTGGCAGCACCAGATGCATGGCTGATTAAAATAATCGCAGCCTTAGGAGTCCCAAAATCCGTCCGCGTAAAATCGGCAGTTCCGGAATTACTGGCAGATAATGCATCGCGGACTACGGCAAATCGAACATCAACGACAGGCAGCGTACTTGGGCTTGCCGAAGGACTAGCCGACGGAGACAAACTTGCACTCGGGCTCAACGATGGACTAGCCGACGGTGAAGCTGATGGACTTTCGCTCGGGCTTACCGATGGGCTAGCCGAGGGAGATAGACTTGCACTCGGGCTCAATGATGGACTAGCACTAGGGCTTTCGCTCGGACTTATGCTTGGGCTTGCCGATGGACTTCCGCTAGGACTCTCCGATGGGCTAAGCGAAGGAGACAAGCTCGCACTTGGGCTAAGCGATGGGCTAGCACTGGGGCTTTCGCTAGGGCTCGCTGACGGACTGGCGCTTGGGCTTAGTGAAGCGCTGCCGGGTATCGAAGGACTAACCGAGGGACTTTCTGAAGGACTAGCGCTCGGACTCTCCGACGGACTTACCGAAGGTGAAAGGCTTGGGCTTTCTGACGGACTCGCCGAAGGTGATAGACTCGGGCTTTCACTCGGACTCGCCGATGGGCTAAGACTGGCACTCGGGCTCAGCGATGGTGAAGCGGATGGGCTCTCGCTTGGGCTTGCTGATGGACTAACAGAAGGCGACAAACTTGGGCTTGGTTCGCCAAAATCCCAGTTCGTATTTCCGCCGCCATCCGTGTTCGTGCCGCCATAAGCAACACTGCGAGAATCAATAGTGTTGCCGAACGAAGCATCCGAATTAGTAATGGTCGTATAAGTAGCCGAACCTGTCCCACCACAGGCAACTTCCGCATAAGTGAAAGTGCACCCATTACCAAATCCGGAACTGCCAGAGATCGTAAAGTTACCAGTCGTCGTAATACGACCAGGTGTTACAGCACTGGCAGTTATAGCCGTGCCAATACCCATAGCGAACGTGGTAGCATTAATATCAAACGTATCAAGATTTATAGTGCCACTAGAAGCTGCAACCGAAACAGTGGTACCACGCATATTACCAGTAAAGGTGGTGGTACTAGTAAGAGGAGAATTAAAAACAACAATGCCTAAGCTTATGAATCCACCCGAACCGACACCAAGGGCATCGATGTTACTATCACTGCCAATAAACGAAACTGTATTGGCTGCATTATCGAAATTGAGAAGGCCAGCTGATTCAGAAAGTGTGAAATCGCCTGCAAATTCTACATCAGCGTTGACATCAATTGTATAAGTTTGTGAAGTATTATCAGCATCAAACTCAATATCACCAGTAAACCGGGTAGCCTGATTAATCGTAAACGTCTTACCAGCACCACCTTCATGGTGGCAATAAATCAAACCCGTAGCTGCGAGGGTTACTGGATTCGCAGTACCCGTTATGGTAATATCTTGCTTAAGTTGGATATCGGCAGCAGAAATTGCGCCGCCACTTGTCACCGACAGTGTACAGCCACGCAAATAAATCGCGGCATTCGGTAGTTCTATTAGTCCAGCGGCACCTATTGTCAGAGTACCGCCCTGCGATAAGAAAGCACCACTGCCGTACGTCGTGTTTCCAGAAAACGCACCATTGATCGTGTTCGCAACGCCGTTCGTAAAGATGAAGAGCGACGTGCCATTGAGCACAAAAGTGGCACCAGGGTCCAACGTGAAGTTATGCAAAACTTCAACGCGCTCACCACCAGTCTGCGTAATATCGCCACTGATCGTCAGATCATAAAAATCAGTGTCGAATCGCGGGAAGATATTACCAGTGCCAGTGAACTCGACGTGCGACGTGCCCCACGTCCAATTGGTGCTAGTAAAGCCGTTACTATTCCATGATCCGGCAACGTTGATCTTCGCGTCGCCAAGATCAATTGCGCCACTGGCACCCTGGAATAAGACATTACCAGCGACATTATACGTCTCGGTAGTATCGCCGAAATCGATAACTCCGGCATTAGTTGTTTCGACAGTAAGACTGTCAGTAGTATATCCGCCAGTGAAAGTGAGGGTGCCAGCGCTCTTGTCAATGCTGATATCTTCGACGGTCAAATCAAATAGATCGACGTTTTGGCTGTTAGCACCTTCGAAATAGATGGTGCCACTACCCTTGGTCCACGCTATAGTGCCAAGAGTTTGTGAAAGCGTGAGATCGCCGTTGAAGATAAGATCAGCTGTACCGGTACTAACAGTATAAGATCCACCAGAAACGTTCGCGTCAAACGAAACATTACCAGTAAATGTTGATGTGCCAGTAAACGCGCAAGTATACGGTGTTCCGCTTTGTGCAGTGAAGCTCCAATTTCCACCAAAAATGCCACCAGCAACAGTCGCTTCTCGATAAGCATTATATCCATGATTCCAGGTGCCACCAGCCGTATTATCATATGTCGCATTAAAGCCATAGCTCTGACCGGTATGACTCAGCACACCAGTCGCGGTCAAAGCCAATGTACCACCAGTTTCCATATTGAAACTGGAAGTGCCAGTCACCGTGCCAGCAATATTTGCATTTCCATTAACACGCAAAGAAAGAGATATCGTAAAAATCTTGCTGACGTTTACAGTTATGTTATTGCAATATCCGACTGTTACCCCAGTAAGAATTGTATCACCAGCAATAATGAGATTACCAAGGCGTTTGGTAGTAGTGGTAGTGATGGTTTTACTTGCCCCGCTCATGGTCAACGACCACAGCGTGCTCGTTGTCCACGTCGTCTGGTCTTTATTATCGAAGTTACCACCAACAGTGAAACTAGCGTTACCACAATCAACGGTTCCTACACCATCAAATATAGCATCATTCGTTATATCGACCGTATAGCCACTATCAGCGAAATCTAGCACACCATCATAAGTTGCTAGAACCGTCAACGACTTCATCGCCGCATTCGTATTGAGCGTGCAATTCGCAGTCGTATAGCTCCCATCAAAATAAACGTCATCATCTGCTGTCGGGACACCAGCATTGAAACCGCCAGTACCGCCACTCGTCGCGGCCCAGTTCGTATCCGTGTTCCAGCTACCATCCGTATCACCAACCCAATAACGATCACCACTAGGTGGCGTGGAGGGGCTGGCAGATGGTGAGGCGGAAGGGCTTAGCGAGGCTGATGGACTCAACGAGGGACTAGCTGAAGGTGATACACTCGGACTCTCCGATGGCGAAGCCGACGGACTCAGCGAAGCGCTCTCCGCAGCTGACGGGCTAGCACTCGGGCTCTCCGATGGACTAACCGACGGACTCAAACTAGCTGATGGACTAAGCGATGGCGACTCACTCGGACTGGCACTTGGACTCGCCGACGGACTCGCAGAAGGACTCGCCGAAGGCGAAAGACTGGCACTTGGACTCAGCGATGGACTCTCGCTGGGACTCGCTGAAGGACTAAGACTAGCCGATGGGCTCAGCGACGGACTCTCGGAAGGCGAAACACTCGGGCTAGCTGATGGACTCTCGCTGGGACTAGCACTCGGACTAAGACTGGCACTCGGACTAAGCGACGGACTCTCAGAAGGACTAGCACTTGGGCTCAGTGATGGGCTTAAACTCGCTGATGGGCTCAACGACGGACTAGCACTCGGACTAGCACTTGGGCTCTCTGATGGGCTTACCGAAGGGCTAGCACTCGGACTAAGACTAGCGCTCGGGCTCAGCGATGGACTCTCTGAAGGACTCGCTGAAGGACTCTCTGAAGGACTCGCCGAAGGGCTAAGCGACGGGCTCTCGGACGGCGAAGCACTCGGACTCAAACTAGCCGAAGGACTGAGGCTAGGACTCTCACTCGGGCTCGCCGACGGCGACAAACTAGCACTCGGACTAAGACTAGGGCTCTCACTCGGGCTTGCCGAAGGGCTCTCAGATGGACTAGCTGACGGACTCTCCGAAGGGCTTGCCGAAGGGCTCTCGGAAGGACTCGCCGAAGGACTCAACGACGCACTAGGACTAAGCGAAGGACTCTCCGAAGGGCTCGCCGAAGGACTCTCGGACGGACTCGCCGAAGGACTAGCAGATGGACTCTGCGAAGGACTAGCCGAAGGACTCCGCGAAGGACTAGCAGATGGGCTCAACGACGCACTCTCATGCGCCGGAGTCGTCAAATTCGGGTAACTGATACTGGTGGTAACACTCGTAGTACCAATCTGCAACACACGAAAGCGAAACAACTGACCGTCAGTAACAGTGCCAGTAGCCTGAATACAAAGGTCGAATTCATTATTCTTGTTTTTATCGACAGTGGACGAAAAAGTCCCACTCTCAAGATACTGACCTTGGTTGTCACAAGTAGACAACAAATAAGGACCAGCCGGAGAAGGAGGACTATCACCTCCCTCTGTAGCCAAACCATTATGCCAATTCCATTCAGCACCAGAACCAAGAGTTACCCAATTATTATCATTCTTATCATATTGGACAGTCCACGCACCGCTACCGTTAGCACCACCAGTCTCCGTCATAGCCATTCGCAAACGAAGAACATGACTAATATTAGTCATGGTAAACGTCGCTTGCTCACCGGCAAAGGCATCCGTTGGGTCAACTGGCTCAACGTTGGCGTTTAATTCGCCAAACCACTGCCAGTTGGTCATAGATGGGGTAAATGTACTAGCCATTAATCACCCAGTATTCAATTAACCAAAGACACCAAGACTATTCTTGTGTCCGCATCGTGCAGTCTTCGGGAAGTTCCGACACATTCAAAATAGGCCACATCACGCAGCTCACCGGTTTGTTCGGTCCATGCAATTTGCATCTCATCACCGGCACACCATCCCACGTCTCTGCAATCAAGTTCTCAGCAGCACACTCCGGGCGTGCCTCAATACAGCACTTGCCACACTTATTGCACTCGCCAACCGGAACGCCGTTGACTGATTTTATTTGCCAACTTTCAGTATCAATTTCGAATTGCACAACCGCCATGCTTTGTACTCCGATAGCAGTAGAGGTGAATATGGAAAGACCATAATATCTTTGGCTATTCCATATAAAGAATTGGTAATCTAGGTGATGATAGTGTCGTCAGCGGCTACGAGTTCGATAGGGTGCCGCCAACGAAAAAGCTTGCCCAGAATGGGCTGAGGTTTGCCAAGAGATACATCACCAATAAGAATACTCAGATCTTCTTCATAAATAAATGCCATCTGAGTAAGGCATCTGTCGTCTACCGGAATCTGCCATCCAACAATATGAATCACCTGCGTCGGACCGCCCTGTTCCATTGCTGTCCGACGGCGATAAAAGAATCGCCATCCAGGAAACAGCTCGCGAACAAAAACCACCTTTCCCGGTTTGGTCAATAGACAGAATTGCCGCAACTTTTCGCGAGATATTTCTTCACTTGATCGTTCTTTGTCGTCTTGGTATTGTCCGAAGCTCGAGCCGTCTTCATATACAGCCGACCAAGTCAATTTACCCTTATACATAGCATTGGTTGCCCCAGGAATAGGACTAGGAGTGAAGGTGGTGGTTCCTAGACTGCCGAAATCCAGATCAACCGGATGTTCAATCACGTCATTGCCAACAACATTTGATTTCACACAATTAGATGGAAGACATTGAGATCTGAATTTCTCCACATCTTCCGGAGAGGATTTTATCTTACCAATCCAATTGGTGACAAAGACTTTCCTCGGCATTTCTCATGATTCATCGTAAAGCCAAGTGAACGTCTCCTGGTTAGTCACACCAGGACTCGCGTTTGTAGCTACTGTCAGTTGGTACACGACATAATTACCAAAATCAGTGTTAGAGGAACTAGTAGAACCAGTTACACTCATTGGGCTGCCGACCGTGTAACTGGTAAAGTTCACAGGAGCACCAGTAAGACCGGTGTGATTGGTTGTGTTTAATACTGTTCCTGTGACGCCTTGAGTACCAGTAGCTTGTCTGTATGAACTAGCCTGAGCTACATTGCAACCAACACCGGTCCCCCATCCAGCAGCTCCATCTCCGTACCAACGAATATTATTGATGGTGCCAGATGGGCCAGTAGCACCTGTGGCTAATCTTGTGGATACCCAATAGCTATAGTTTGTGCCAGAAGGAGGAATTTTGATGGGATTGGTACTACTAGATGCTACTGCTTGATGTTGGTCTACGGCATTGGCGACGGTATTGGCGCTGGTGATGATGGTCCCAGAAGTGGACCCAGAGGCACCGACCCATCTTTTGATATTGACAGTAGCAGCCATTCTCTTCTCCGGACATTACTATTTATATCTTTGCCACTTTATGTCCGGATACAAAAACAGCCCACATTTTCATATGGGCTGCTTTTGGCGGTTGTCCGACTGAAATTAGTCGGATTGGTTGATTTGTCTGGTTTACAGATCCGGCGTCAGTGCCTGAGCACCGGCGTGCAGATCGCCAGTCAAACCAGCGGTCGTGTTCGTGATGAACTTGTCGTGACCGATCTGGAAGGCAAAGTCCACCGCCGTCAGATTCGTCTGAGCGTTGGCGAACGACACCTGATCCTTCAAACCGACCACAATCGGGAAACCACGTGTGGCATTGTGCCGGGCCTCGCCCATGTACGGGCTCAGATCGACAGTCGTGGTATCTCGTGACTTCACCTCCACCAAGATCTCATCCGCAGGAATGCTCATGACCAGCGGACGAAGTCGCTTGATGAGGGCTGCTACCGACTCATGCCGGTGTGCTTGTCGGAACGATCGGATGTTCCGAAACACCTGGATGTCGGTGTTTGCTGGTTGTGCAGCCATGAGCTTCGTCTCCAGGACTAGTGATTGGAAGATTGTCCAAACTACAAATTATATTTGCTGAAGACTACACTCTCTAGAGAGCACTACCCACAACAACGACGAGCCCGCAAGCGGGGGTAAGGAGGAAGAATCTTATGGACTACTCGGCACCGCTTCCGAGGCTCGCAACAAGGATCGCAAGGATCACATTTTGGCTCGCAGCACTTCTGGACCGGCTTGCAGCACTTCTGAACCGGCTTGCAGCACTTCTGAACCGGCTCACAGCACTTCTGAACCGGCTCACAGCACTTCGGCTCGCACTTCGGTTCGCAGCAAGGATCACAACACCGCCGCACCAATACGCTCCGCAAAAAATCGCGAATTGGCGTACAACGTTGCGGACAACACTGCCCACAACACTCGACGCTCACTTCCACTTTCGCCTCAGGGGCCTGTCCCTCGGACGCTTTCGCCTCGGTCGGTTCCTGAGCAAAGGACACACTAGCCAATACCATACCACAAACAAAAACCAAAATCAAACACACGTACTTCATAATAGAAGTCCTCCATTAGAAAAATCTACACGGCCTCCCAACGGGCCAAATCGGCATCAATCATTTCCGAGACTAATCCCTCAAACGAAATCGCTGGCTTCCATCCCAAATCATTACTTGCCTTTGAGAAATCAGCACAAAGAATCTCCACATCTGCTGGCCGACAAAACTGAGGGTCAACCCGAACATGGTCCCGGTAATCCAACCCAGCTCTCTCGAAAGCAGCAGTTACGAAGTCCAGAATACTGTGAGAAACACCAGTGCCAATAACGTAGTCCTCAGGAGTATTCTGTTGCAGCATCAGCCACATTGCCCTGACATAATCCTTGGCATGCCCCCAGTCCCGCTTGGCCTGCAAATTACCCAAGTACAAGAAATCCTGGTGCCCGAATTTAATCTTTGCCACCCCATCGGTAATCTTGCGGGTGACGAATTCTAGCCCGCGACGCGGTGATTCATGATTAAATAGAATCCCCGACACACAGAACATATTGTAGCTCTGCCGGTAATTTACCGTAATATAGTGGCCATAGACCTTAGCAACACCATAGGGACTGCGTGGTCGGAAAGGAGTAGTCTCGTCTTGTGGCGACTTTAGCACCTCTCCAAACATCTCCGAAGATGACGCCTGATAAAAACGAATAGATCTATCAACCGCTCTAATGGCTTCCAATATCCTCGTCACACCGAGAGCCGTAACATCCGCTGTCGAGACCGGCACCTCCCAGCTAGCATGCACAAACGACTGAGCCGCCAAATTATACACTTCCTTCGGTTTTATCAACTCAATCAGACGTGTCAGCGAAGCTTGGTCAGTCAAATCCGATACATGCAAAGTAATCCGGTCCAACAAATGTTGAATGCGTGAAATATTCGGCGTACTAGCACGCCGAATTACACCATGGACATCGTAGTTCTTTTCCAACAGCAACTCCGCCAGATAAGAACCATCTTGACCAGTGATGCCAGTAATCAACGCACGTTTCTTCTCGTCCATATTCATCTCCATGGACGTTATTTACTAGATCATGCCCGGCGAGAAAAGGTACGCAGATTTTTCTCCCAGTTCAACAACATCTCACGGAAATCAAATTGGCGTGATCCGGTCGAAGGTTGAACCTTATACTGTACCTTGGGCATAGTACGTTTCAGACGATAAAGCCTCAAAGGGCCATTATCGAAGGAGTGATAAATGAAAATGTCTTTGTGCAGCACCACTGGAACCACAATGTACTGCGGATCGTCGATATGACGAGTAGAATCCAACACGCCTCTACCAGCTAATACAGCAGTACTCTCGTTCAATTCCTTGAATGCCAAGAAAGTAATTATTGGGCTTTTAGACATCTTCTGTTATAGTATCTGCTATTTTATTGAGCACTTGCTCGATCATCGTATCCGCTGTACTCATGAACTCATCATAGGTCTGAAAGAGACCACTAGGAATCCATTCAGTGACCGTCTTTATCCGATTATCACGCCGGAAAGCTCTACCAAGCCCCGCTTGAACCAGCGCTTCTCGTACTTGAAGTAAATTGTTGCCAACAGCTGCTTCTATGCTGGGGATGTATTCAGTATATGACATTCCTCCACGAATACCCAGCTGCGGAATAGTCTTATCTGCTTCCTTTCGCAACACATAAACTGCCCTATCTCTTTGCCCTCCCGCCAAACTAATCGGCGTCGGCATAATAGCAACAAAGTCCTGGGCAGGATCGTCATACATCATATAGTTATAACTGGCGTTCTTGAAGACCGTCCTAATATCGTCCGGGACAGGAAAGAGTTCATTTTCCATTTCGCTGAAACGGGCAGCATATTCCTGCACCCACTCAGGAGCATCTTCCAAAGACGGCCTACGACGACCGCCTGTTCCGGTAGTGGGCGGTCTTCGACGACGATTTTCGCCATTGGATTTAATTTGCTGCAACAACTGTTGTAGCAATTGACCGTGCTCGGGGTCCTTGCTCACCATGTTGTACAATTGTTGCTGGATCGTATTTGGGGCAAGTTGACCACGTTCTATGTCAAGCCAAGCTTGTAACGGGTCAGTCACACTAGCATCAAGAATATATTGCGTTCCATTGAGATTCGCGGCGAGCGTGGTCTGTCCATACTCATCGACGACCGACACATTCGCCTCGGCCAACATCATTTTGATGGCGATTTTGAATTGTTCCGAGATCAGCATGATTAGCTCCTTGGATGATACGGTAAATTTGCCAAGGAGTAATTTCTTACTGCAGGCTTACCTCGCCGTCGATAGCTCGCTTGAGGTAGTCGATAGAAATGATCTTCACGCCGTATTCATCGGCCTTTTTTGTCTTATTGGACGCGCTCATCGGGTCTTTCTGCACAAGGTAACTCAACCCCTTTGAAACACCACTCTTGAGCGTCCCGCCCAATTCCTCAATTTCATCCTGAAAGGCTCGCGTTCCCGTCAGGCAGAAGGAGAGGCCCGAGAAAGGCTTTTCTTTGCCTTCCTCTGGCGTTTCGGCGGCTACGGGGCTCGGAGCCGGTTGACCAGCTTGAACGCCCTTCCGAATCATTTCCTGAATCAGAGAACGGTTCTCGTTGATACCAGCCCTAATCGCATCCCGGATCGTATCGCCCAGACCGGGGATCTGAATGGTAGCCAGTTTTTGGTCATCCAACCAATCAGCCAACGTATCCAACTGACCCTTGGCACCCTTCTGCAAAATCTGGACACGGCGACGACCCAAAAGATCAATACCCAACGAGCCCAAGAACGTATGCAACGGCAGATTCTTCTTGGACTGGATATTATTGACGATTTCCGTGGCCCGCGAGGTTCCAATGCGGACCCCGCCGTCCAGCACCACATTCTCCATTTGGGTAACCGTCAACATGTACAGGTCAGAAGCATCGTTGATGATACCATTATCCCACAACGCCTTAAGAATCGTGTCGCCCAGACCAAGAATTCCTACGCCCTTCTTCGAACCGCCCACCCAATGTGAAATCTTGGCGAACTTAGCAGCCGGGCAAGAATCAGGACTCGAACAATAAGTCACCGCACCCTTCTTGCCACGATAGTTGCGAGTGGTCGGTTCACCGCAAGACGGACAGCGTGCGGGCTCCGCGATAGGTGCGCGTTGCGCACCCTTGTTCACGCGACGAATCACCTTGGGAATAATATCGCCAGCCAGGACGACTTCGACTTCATCACCAACCGCAACCTTCAACCGTGCAATTTCGTCCCAGTTATTCAAGAGGGCGTGCGTCACATTCACACCGCCAATCCGCACTTCCTCGAAAACAGCCGTCGGGATCACGGCCCCGGTATGTCCTACCGTCAATAACACGTCTTTGATCGTCGTCGTGTTGCTCTTGTGCGGGAATTTGATAGCTCGAGCGTACTTGGGACGTAGCCGTGTCTTGATGTCGTCCGTCACAAAGACACTCTGGTCAGCCAGCGAGTTCAAACAGACTACCACACCATCAATCTCGAAAGGCAGTTCGTCACGACCAGCGGCAACTGTATCGTAGAATTCTTGTACTTCTTCGACGTTCTTACACGGCTTGTAGGGCACCGGCTGGAAGCCCAAATTGCGAAGCGAGACAAATTTGTTTTGCTCGGTGTCAAATTCCAAACTTTCGTGGCCGTCCCAGAACTCGACATTGAATACGATAAAACGAATTAAGTCGGAATCCTTGCCATCATCACGACCGAGCAGGCCGTTCCCGACATTCCGAGGATTGCTGATTTGCTTGGTGTCAATCTGATCGAAAGGAACGCCGAATTCTCGCTCGCAAATTGCCTGAAAATCGGCCTTAGGGAGGATAGCTTCTCCGCGAACACTCAGACTAACCGGCTTCGGCAAAGTCATAGGCAAGTGTCGGAAAGCGGCAGCGTTGACGGTAATATCCTCACCGATCTCACCGTTGCCTCGAGTGGCTACCCGGACCAACTTGCCGTCCACGTAATCGGCCAGAATTGAGCCACCATCGACTTTCAGGGAGGCCATCACGACCGGCTGGGAACCGAGCTTCTCGCAAATCGCCTGATACCATGGCTCGTAGCCGAGGATTCCATCGTCGGTATTGTCCAACGAACCCATCGGAATGCGGTGGGTTACTTTATTGCGGAGTTCGTCGGCATTATAGGGAGAGCCAACCCTGGTAATGCGGAGATCGCTTGGGTCGAGTTCCTTGAGAGCCGGTCGCAGAAGATCGTACTCGGCATCCGTGAGGATAGGTTCAAGACCAGGGCGATAATAGGCTGTGTCAGCCTTGTCGATGAGTTGGCGGAGTTCGTCAACATCCAGGGAGCCGATGCTTTCGGCGAAACCGTCCTGGCGTGCGGTCTTGATAATGTCTTGAACTGATCGCATTGAGGTCCCCTTTGATGCTTAGTACCTGTCGGTAAAATACTTTCCGACATACTGTTGCAAAAGGGGATTCGGCGTTAATATCCGTATTCGTCGTAGTCGTCGTCGTAATCGTCCCTGAACTCGTTATAATCCTCGGCGTCAAATAAGTCCTCGCCAGTATGCTCTTCGAGCTGATCCATCAACTCCATCATGGCCTGTTTTGCCTCAGCCGGGTCCGCCCCTCGGTGAACTGCCTCGATAGCTTGCGACAGTAATTTATGGATATAATCGGGCTCTTGTCGAGCCAATTGTGCTACAATAGTCACCAGGTCATGCCCCTTGGGCACGATAGACAAGAATGTGCGCCAAATCTGTGGCCCAATTTGAATCAACCAGGGTTCATCCTCCAGACGATCAGCCTCACCGTAAACCACATCTAACTCGCCCGGTGAAAGCCCCTCCAGCCCATGGTGCGAAAGCAATTCCATCACACCCTTCACTAACTCTTGTACTAGAACAGGAAAGTTGACAGCTTTGGCTACTACAACGGGCTCGTCATTCTCGTCGTACTGGACTCCGGACCAGCCCACAGCAGCACCTTTCAGGGCCAGTCTGGTGAGATTCACAAAATCTATGATCCAATAGAAATGTGTTGATCCACTGGCGAACCTTTGATATAGTTGTAGCAACCGTGGTTCTATTTGGTCTAGATCGTCCTTGACAATGTGATGGATTGTTGCCATGTTGTGCACGGCGGCACCCTGTGTCATGGCGTTCATGGTGATGCGTTTGTTGATTTGTGGTCGCAGCGTTTCTTTGTCGAATTGTGGAAGATCGACATCTTGGACCTCGTCGTCCGCCTCGCCTTCGTCTTGTGGCTCTGGCTGCGGGTTTGTGGTTAACATAGCCCGCAGCATCTCGGGTGGAACCTTCCATGCTTCACTGACAGCTTTCACAGCTAATTGTTCAAGTTGTCGTGCGTGGGGCTGTTCCAACCGCATCATGGCTTGTAATGCTTGCATAGCAAATTGTGGGGCCATTTGCGTAGCTTGTTGAGGTGGCATATTCCGTAGTTCCGGAAAGACCTCGCGTAGTTTCTCCAGGCTCTGCATAAAAGACTTGTCGGCTGATTCATACCCGTACATCGCCATCAAGGGATGCTTACCATATGGGTGTTCGGAGCCGCGAATATTCTGCCAGAAATTAACAGTCGATGGATGGGCAGAAGTGCGGAAATCTTCGATTAATATGCTTGCTTTGGGCTGCGGTTGTTTGGCTGGCCGAGGCGGATTGAACGGCTTGAATTTGGGTCGTTCTTTTGGTTTAGATGGCGTGGTGCCGGGTTTCGGCGGAGCTGCCGGTGGAGCGATAACCGGCTTGCCTTCGAATATATCGGCATCTTCGGATATGAGGGACGCGATTTTGCGGATAGACTTTTCGTCCATAGTTATTTCTCCCACACATATCTTTGATACAACAAGAGCGGAGCAATTGCTCCGCTCTTGAATAAGAATGGCTGCCGAGCAGGATTTGCACCCCTGACCTCCGAGCTTTCGCCCGACGCTCTAGACTACCTCTAATGGGCATTGCCCACTAGCTGGCTCCCCGAGGGGCTGAGCTACGGCAGGTAGTGGCCCAATAAAGAACCACCACACTTCCATTGTATAAATGTATTACGCCGGGGGTTCGGGCTCAGGCGGAGTATCTTCGGTCGTAAACTCCGAAGTAACCGCTAGGCCCAAGGCACCGGGAGTAGCGGGCGGAATCGTATCCACCAGCGTCTCGGTGAGCGTGCTAGCCTCTTCAGATTTGTTCCCGGCATCGTCGATATACACAAACGAAACCTGAACCTCAGCACCTTGTTCACCGGACAAGTCGATGACTTCCGTCTGTTCTTTGGTGGTTGGAATGATTTGTGGATCACCACCACCGATGACAACCGTCACTTCACCGCCAACAATATCATTGGGCTCCGGAGGAAGTTCCGGCAATACGATCTTGAAACCTAACATGTTCGCCATTTGCGACTCTCCTATAACTGTGATCTTCAGCGAACCTGGAGTGGGGACCGGGAAAAAACGTCTAAGAGTTTTATTTAGTTGTCCTATAGCTACAGTCAGATCTCGAAGATGTTTATCCCGAGTGCTGGCCGAATCCATAACAGCAAAAATGACATCGCCCCGAAACTTATCCAACGTGGAATTCACCAGCGTTGTGGACTCGCGCAAGACACGAGTCAGTTCCGTAGTCAGAGCGTTGATTGCATCAGCTTCGCCAAACATGATTATCTACTAAACATTGGGTTTAATGCGAACAGATGCCTTAGCAGCCGATATCTTCTTTACTTCTTCCGCCATCACTCCCTTCTCGATCAGCTTTTGGCGGATGGCAGGAGATTTCTCCAACTTCTCTTCATTGATGACCAACACTTCTTTAGCCAGCCCCGTCTCCAACAACTTGGCCCGTAATTCCTGAGCCTGTGCCAATTTATCCTCGTTGAAAGTGAAAGCGACTTTCTCGCTGCCAGCTCGGGGGGCGGTAATATCGACCTTGCCGTAGCCTTCAACAACGATGTTCAATATTCTCCCATTAGCTAATACGCGCAGCTCTTCTTTCTTCGCCTCCAATTGCTCAGAAAGCTCGTTGTATTCGTTCTGTAATTTGATCGCTTCCCGTGCCAATTCTTGTTGGGCAGTTGCAGCAACAGACATTTATGTCCTCCGTAGATAGCGTATGAAGATTATAACCCAAGAAAGACGTGTCACCAGCTGCTTTCTGCAAGCTATCCCGCCACAGATAGAGCACTTTGACGCTTATATTTACGCGATAGTGCCCAGGAAACCAGAAAAGGTAGTCCCCGAAGCAGAGTTCGGAAAAGAAGTCAGAATAGACCCATGTCGATTCGATTGGGAAACCAAGACCATCCATATGCAAATCCCGCTAGACTTCAACGACGGGATCAACAATTTCGATGATCTGGACCCGAAATTCTACGAATCAATAGAAGTAGCATTTATATTACTAATGCAGAATTGCGTCTAGCGACCAACACGTGGCATAATGCGATAATATTTCAGAGGACGAGGGCCATACAGACTTTGTTCGCCTGGTCCAGCTATCCCAGAAGCCGCCAAATGCCAAAAGGCCGTAGTGAGCACAACTTCGCCATGTTGTGCTAGATATAGAGCTATCAACCTCTCGAACATATGCGGTGTCCAGAACCCAATATCACGTAAGCGCAGTTTGCTAGCCACCCGATATAGCTTCAACCCCAAAATGTCAAACATCTCACGCGAACAAGCAAATTGGTGTGAATAGATCAGCCTAGGTTGTAAATCCATCGCAAAATCATAAATGGCCGGATCATAACGCTTGATGAAATCCCAAACATGAATCTTATTGTCGAACGCATGTCTATGAAACGGATCATGTTCAGGAGTGCATAAAGCATCATCTGGAACCAACCAGTCTTCCCATACACCCTTAAATCTCACCGGCGCTGTCAAACCAACAGCCGCATTCCGAATACCATCATTAATATTATCCCACGTGTCGTTCACATCGAAATGGCGTTCGATATCCGTGTGCATAATCGCCACAGAATCATCACCAATCAACTGATCTGCATGCTCCCAAACCGTCAAAATGACGGAAGTCTCAAACAAGCACGAATTCCACGAAGCGTATGTTGGAAAGAAATCATTGGATTCAAACAGATCAACACCAGACACCTTGGTCGTCCCGCAAGAGATACGGATAGGAGTCACATTATCGGCAAAGGCATCTGATGTCAGACTATCAGTGGATTGTGGATGACAAAGAATAATAGCTTTCATTTTATTCCACGCTCCTTATCTGACTTCAATGCTGCCTTACTGATACCCAGAGACTTGACGGTGACACAACATCCATCTTCGGCTTCTAACGACACAGGAATATAACTCGTCAATTCATCCTCTGCCCAGTGCATGTGAGTACCCAGCAATTCCGGAAAACTGCGTTTCCACTTATTGTGTAATAATCGCATGAAATTCCAATATCTCGAATCACCAAGCATACTGGCAGAGTATTTCCCGAAATGAACTACCGGCAGATCAGCCGCGTATACATTATAGCCAGCGGCTCGAGCTGCCATACAGATATCAGCCCCATAGAAATGGAACCCATTAAAGTGAGGGTCGAATCGGAGACCAGTGGATTTATTCAGGACAAACACGCATTCATCAGCACAGTGGATCTTAGTGAGTTCCTTTATCCCATTCCAATAGGGCGGCTCCTTCAACAAGGAATCATCATTCCAGACCGAGCCAACCGCTACCGTATCGACATGCAAGGCACCGCCCCATCCACCAATATCTGCTCTACCATAATTCAGTGAAATACCAGCTACTCCAATAATGGCCCATTTTTCTGCTTGTTCAATATACGCTTGCAGGCGATCAAACCAATTGTTTAGGAGCATAATATCTTGATGAGCAATTACTATATTGTCGGTCTTCGCGACATTCAGCCCTACATTCAGAGCCAAGCTAGCTGAATATAAGTTGGAATCGTTTATGATTGGAATAATTTCTACGTCGTGTTGCTGCCGCTGTTCATAGACCGATCGCAGCAAGCATCTGTCGAAGATCTCTGGGTTGGAGACACAGCAAACGACGGAGAATTTAGCCATCAGCAAAATTACTGTAAAGGAGAATCAATATGGCAACGACGACAATCACCAACACTTCGAACCAGGTGATTCCTATTCTGGTTGGATCGACCACGCTAGCCAAAGCTGATGCCTCTTCTTCGATTGCACCGCTCACCGCCGAGCAAACGAGAATAGCACCCGGTGCTCAACTCGTCATTGAGACATCGCGAGTTGATCTGGGACAGCTGGAACAATTGCGCCGAAAGAGTCTGATCACGTTCACTACCTTCTAGTCTCTTTCGAACAGCACAAATCTGTCGTCCAGATATTTACGAAGTATTGGCAACACTTGCTTCTTGCGAAGATTGCCATTCTCACAACCAACTAAGGGTATGCCCACTGGTTTGACCAGACGCATACCCTTATTCTTAAATATATCCACCCAAACGACTAGTTGTGATGTGGACTTGCGTATCAACTCCAAGTCCGAATCTTGCTGCCAAGACATCCATGGCTGACCCGCTAATGGTTTAGTCGGAAAAAGAAATAAGCGGCCAGACTTATATGGTAGAACTGCCGTTTCATCGCGAAATTTCTTGCATTTAGCCCCATACCATCCGGCTAATTCTGGGTATTTGTCGGACGCAGCTCGAGCTATACCGGCACCCATGGGATTGCTGCCGTCTTTCTTCCAGCCGATATTTGTAGTAATGACGATCCAGCCACCTTCTGCATGATGAGTCCATATATCGCCAATCTTTTCTATCATTTCACAAAGCTCTCCATATCAATGAAAAAATCGGCATAATATTGCGATATAATACCCCGCTCCACTCCCAATATCCTGTGCAACCACTCCGGCGAATACTTGGCCCAGTAACCAGATGGCCTGCCGTCCAAACTAGATTCGTTTATCTTGGGTGTTTGGCGAAACTTTTCTTCATCAAAATCCACACCTATCTGTGTCAACACGTTGACGCAATCATCAACCAAATTCTCAGTCCGCCCAACGAAATCGATCCCATTTGGTACAGAATCGATGTACATGTTATAGAGATACGTGAGCCAACCACTGGGCTTGTATTCAAAGACCCGACGGAGAAAATCCAAAAAATCATTAGATGCACAATTGTAATCAAGCGGATGTTCAACGTGCCAACCATGTTGCACTCGATGTACCCAACGAGACTGGTACCAAGTCAGGGGATGGCGAACAAAAGCAAAAACAAACTTGCCGTCAAAAAAATCCTGTGGCTTCAATTCCATAATGTACGGAAAATGACTATGTTGCTCGCCAAGCTCTTCAAATGGAATATTATTTGTAGACATGGCATGGCGAAACCAAGTTCCGCCAGTCTTGGGAATATGAAGAAAAACTGCATTATTGTTTATCAATAGAGCCATGCGTGGTCAATGCTTCGCACATATGTCTAGCTATAGCACCGCAAACATCTTCACCGGGCAACTGATCCTTGATCTCAATACTATTGAACGCTTTCCCGTTGAAATCGAATGCGAGATGGATAGAACAAACAGAGACTAGCCTATTACGAAGTAATTCATAGACATCATCGAACTGGGTCATGACAACATTCCTTGTGCCTCATCCGTGAAGCCAAGAGCACTAAACAAACCAGCTATCCGATGATGATATGTATGATTATTCAGCACATGTTGACGCTGTTGCTCAGCCACAGCTATTCGTGCCTCATCGTTTCTGATATAGTGATGACATTTTTGCACGTAATTTGCCTGGTCCCGTCCCATCTCGATACTAGGGATAATATTATTCAGACGTGGTACCGGATCGTGCACTGCCAAACAACCACATAAAACCACTTTAAACACGCGCTCTGGAATATCTATACCATACTGTTGCGTATGACGCTCCGAAACGCAAGGCGCAACCTTACCACTGTTGAAAAAAGGAGTCACCTGGTCTTCCGATAGCCCACCTGAACACAACCCCTGGGGCCAATCACCCCAACCATGTACCCTGAAGGAGACAGGACGCTTTAACATTGGAAACAGATAACGATCGATGGTCATAGCCTTATAGGCCCAACGACCGCCTAGATAGACAATATCCAACGGTCGATTCTTCCGGTCAACGTTGAGATGATAAATGACTCTGTCGGCAGCTGTCGGCATAGGTACCCAAGGAATCGATGCTTTGCCCGGCCAGTAGCTCCACAGCAGCTCGTCGGCTGGATAACCATAGCCAAACACGGCATTCGGTTTCTTGTCCAAAGTCCACCGAATGTTCGCTTCGGACTCGTTGATACCATCGATGTTGACAGGCCCCCATGGGTTAACATGGATAGCAACTTTAGCTCTTCTGTTAGTAGGAATGGGTTGTTTGTGACCAGAACAGCCAATATACAGATCCGGATCAAATTGATGCCATGAAGATTCTTGCCCATCCCAACGCTCAGCCACATGTCCACGGTCTCGTAGACAATTGACCCAACCATCACTGATATAGCCAAAAGCGCCGCCGGGTCTGTGGCAAATCAAGACTTTCATCAGTTTCCTACATCCACTGGCTCTGGTATTTGGGATTTAGTCGCAACGACTCTCAGTTGGCTCGGCTTAGCATACACTTTATAGTCGAACCCAACATTAATTACCAGCAAACCAGCTTCTTCGCTAATCACCCTGCCAGTGATGCCTTTGTTTCTGCAAAAGACAGCCGCCAATTGGTCTGCTGTTTCGTTGAAAGCCACAATATCGCCAAAATTTATTGAGTCCATTTTTGTATTTCCTCTTGCCACCCACATTCAAAAAGTCGTTGTTTTTGTAATTTGATTCTGTCCGGAATCGCTAGTTGGCAGAGCTTAGCTTCACGTTCCTTATTTTGTCGGTGGTGATCATTCCAATGTGCGACTCGCCCATGCCACATATGCAAAAAATCGAATACTCGACTTTCCACCCAATCACATCCCATAGAAAGTCTAGCATAAAAGTCGCAATCTTCGCAGCCATAACCCCAATAATCCTCACAGAAGCCGCCTACCGCCCAATAGGTTGATCTCCGGCACGCCAATGAGCCTCCCTCAAAATACCCAACAATCCTTTCACAATTCACGTTCTTGGTGACTTCTCTAGATTCACATATCAAATCGGTCGATGGCTGATCAGCATATAAAACTGTCTTGCCCATGTGGCAACCATCATGATTCTCTAGGATATTAGCCACATTGGTCGTGTAATTGCCTTGAACGAGCATATCGGCATCATGGAGTATTATTTTGTCGGTCAGTGCTTTAGATACACCGTAGTTGAAAGCCAATGACTTGTTGAACAGCTCCGTGCGTTTGTCTGGCACCAAGTAATAGTAAATCGGCTTTATTTCTTCCAAGTTGATCTTGGTTGTTGTATCTTGCTCAACTAGGACAGTATGGATTACCGGGTATTGCTGAGCACGTATATTGTTGATAACCGATCTGATGCAAGCTTCTCGGCCAACATTTCGGAAAGGAACAACGTAAGTTACTTCCGGCATCCGCGATGATTCTGTCGGCCCACATCTTGTTGGTGTTCGCTTCTTAAAGAGGTCTTTGGCGTTCCTCAGATGGTCCGATTTATGGTCTATCACCGATGTATCTGAATGCAAATGGAAATAAGCGTCAGAGCCAGCGGCATCCCAAAAGCCTGGTTGTTGTAAGCTGAACTCCCAGACTCGTTGGCTCCAATCTACGTGTTCCATGCCATAAAGACCATACTCCTCATTGAAGTACCCGCAAGTAGTCAACATATCTCGGTCGAATGCCAGCACCGCCCCGTGTGGCCGCTCATGGACTACTAATAAGTCCATATCTTTTACTCTGGTCAGAGTGCCACGGTCAGCACCATATACGCCCTCTTGGCGATACATGAAGTGATGCATGCCGGTTCTTTGCATGGCTGCTACGTAAAAATGCTCCCATCCTTGTTGCAAGATCTCGATGTCATCATTCAGCATGAGACCATATTTGAAGCGTGATAGGCACCGTATCAATCTGTTGTGATTTCCAGCTACTCCTATTCGTTGTTGATTCTTGATGACTACAATACCACCCTGTGCAGTCAATTGGTCTAGGTATTCCAGCAGCTGTGGGTTGGTGCTACCGTCGTCGCTTATAAAGATTGTTGTCTTATGAACGTCAGTATTGGCGAGAACCGAATCAACCAATCTCTTTAGGCAAGATAATCTGTTGTAAGAGAGGATGCCTACTCCGATGTTGTTGCTAATCGGGATCGTCGATTTGTCCAGATTCGCTCGAAGTAGAGCGGTGGCGTCGGCGTTTATACGACGTCCAACTATGCGAGTGCGTTTAGTTGGTGAAACATTTTGTCGTTGAACTTGTCGCGACCTGACTATCTTTTTGGCTCTATCAACTCGTTGTCTGCCGACTTTTCGGTCTTGGAGCGGAGGTGGAGGTGTTGGGGGTGGTGGGGGAGCAGCAGCTTTCTTGGTTGCTTTGTTCAGTTGTAGCTTGCTGCGAATTTTGCCCGTTCGCGGGAATTTGGCTGCTGGTTTGGTAACTTGTGGTGTCGCACGAGTTTCGTTTACTCTGCGAATGTAGCCTCTGCTGATGTATTTGTCGAAGTATTCGTCCAGTACCACTTTTTGTTTGGCTCGGACTGTCACCTGCATGCCATTTTGGCCTATTAGGAAGACTGAGTAGGTATTAGGATTAATATACTCAGGCATCACTGGCTCCCTACCTGACCACTTGTACGTATAATGGCTGGTAGTTCCTAACAGATTCATATAATCGAAATCTGCTCGGCTTCAATACCAGATCGCCTTCGTAGGTGCCGCGACCCTTCATAATGAATTCAATAGCTCTTTCATCAATGATTTCGGTCGTCAACACCTCTTGCGTTGGATAAATCCTGCCAAATATATCCTTCACCATTCCCGGAGAGGCCATTTTATTCAACGATACTTGTACATCTACCAGTATTAGTTCTCCGTCATTTAAGGCGAAGAAGAACTGGGCTTGTTCTATTTTTATCAGACGCATTGTCTCGTAAAATGTAACCACGTCTTTTCGCACGAACTCGTTGGCAGCGATGGTGAGTTCGGAAGGGTCTTTGGCTACAACGTCTATTTTGTTGCCCGCCCAATCCCCGCACATAACGACGACTTGGTCGTTCTTAGGTTGTCTATATATGAGAACAGCCAAACCAGTGTGACCGTAATGGCGAATGACGTAGCAGAAGATATCTTTTATATTAGGAGTACCCTCGAAGGGTAATAGAGTAGGATATTTCAATATCTGTGGTAGTTCAGACGTACCAGACGATCGCGTTTTGGGTGGGGTCGTGGTGCTGAATCGCGTATTTGCCATTGCGAGCCCGTTTTACTTCTGACAATTTCAACTTGATAGTCTCTTTGTCATGGTCGGCTTCCGCCATTGTGAATAACAGGTAAGGTATACCAGCCATGAGCACGCACAGCTCATCGGTGGTTCGATCATAATTAACTACCAAGCCGTGCCAGGTGCTAAACCACTTGGACCAAACAAAATAATCTCCATAACATGGTGTATACTCTGCTCTGGGTTTATATTGAGCCAAGACCGGCATGGACTGACTAGTTGTTTTCGATTCTGGTGAGTTTGTGCTCATAGATATCATATTTGTAAATGTATCCGTCATCTAGATTCCAACAAATATGTACTCCATCCCTATACCCACCGAGCCACTGTGATATTAATGGATCAACCCATGTTTTACCGAGACTACCGGCACCGACGGCGGCGAACTTCATTGTCTTTCCATTTACTTCGACGCTCGCCGTGTCAGCGTATTTATCCTCCGACTCAATACGATTTCTTATAATATCCAGACCTTCTATCAACATATCTCGCTTGCTCTTGCTCTTAGTCGGAGCGGAGACTCGGTACCGTTGTTCTGTTCCCGTCGTTTCGTCTTGGGCGGATACGATAGTACCAATAGGAATAGTGCGTTGCGTTGGATTTTTCTTGGGGTCCAGTTGTGCGACCAGGCGTTTGATGTCCTCGACCGTGTGCACCTCAACCGGTTTCAGGATGTTCGGACTCAATCGTTGTTGCTGCCTCGCCAAGGCTTTGTCCAATTGTTCCATCTTCGTTCTCCGAGATTCGCAGCATTATATCTAGCGAACTAACACGCCCGCGACGAATTAATTCATACGCCACATGCAACCAATTTGCCAATCGATGCAACACAAAAACAGCCACCAACCAATTTATGAAAGTATTATCAAATATTGGAGGAGCAAACAAACCAAAGAAGGCAGCAACCCATACGCTACTGCAATACCCACAGCTCCATAAATCGTCCACAAACACTTTGAATGACCGCAAAATGCCGCCCGACGGTGGTCTATCCAAGGGGTAGGTCCACTGTTTCCATTTATTTTGGAATGGACCTATAAGCTTAGACGAGGTCAGGATTTCTGTTGTTGCTTCCACCGCGATGGCTAACAGCAGCAGAATAAGAATGGTCTCTAGCATTACAGGATATATCGACAGTTAGCATTGGAACACTGATTACGTTCTCGATTAGCAATATTTACCAGCATAGTGGGATAGCCGCACTTTGGGCATGTTTGGCGGGGAATCACGTATTGGCGATTTATTTCCACTTTCTGTCGTTGTGGGTTACGTGCTATCCGCTGAACCGCCACTTTCTTTGTGGGAGCAGCCTTGGGTACTACTTGTTTGCGAATGCTACGACTACCACCACCACAACAACCCATGACTATGTCCTATTATCAGCACTGAATGCCGGTCGGGGAGCAGCACTGGTAGCAAGCAGCTTTCTTTTGACCGGCACTGGTATGTTTTTAGGTCTAGTTGGTCGTGGACTACCGGCGTTGTATTTCAACACTCGTAATGGTGCCGTACCTTTAGAACAACTTCCGCAGCCCATAACTGCCTCCCATCTAGATTTGTATAAATATAGACTCCGGATCTACATGGGCTTCGAAGTCTCTCCACCGGCAGAAAACAACTGGTGGTAAATTCAGTTCTACCATCACCTTGTTTTCTTTCTTCTTGGTCCGAGAAACGTTCATTGAGACAGGACCAAGCCAGCAATAAGCATCGAAATGGAGGTGAGGAAACCACACTTCTGAACATTTTCGACGATCAGTATATTCAGCTTCACTATCCATTGGCCGCAGGATATTCGATTGGAATGTTTGAAACGGAACAGCTACCCAATCCCAATTTGGGTGTGGCTTGAAGAACACCATCGGGTATCGTTCAATGTTAGTGCGTTCCGTGAGGATCTTGGCATCATAAGTCGCCTGGTGCCACCATTCAGTGAACACGGCCTTTTCGGGATTCGTCATGAGGCCATCTAGGCTGAAGTCTTTGCCCTTTTTTGCCTCTATGGCGAAAATAATGTCCCCGTCAATTGGTATAACATCTGCGACGCCTTCTACTACTTTGACGTCCTCGCCTCGTCCTTCGACACGCCGCCTGCGGAATGGGCGGTTGGACCAATCTGTCATTAACCTGGCTACGCGACGTTCGTGATTCTTGGCGGTACGAACGTTGGATTTTCCGACTTTGGAGAACTTTTCTTTTTGTTCGTCTGTTAGGTCCATGATTCCAGTAACTCTAGCATGAGTTCGAGAGCATTTATCCGCTCAGAAGGGACGCCTCGCGCGTACAGATGATCGACAAGGCCAGCAGCACGCTCATACACCTCTTCTATTCCCATTTCCCTGCCACGCTCATGGGATAGAAGCATAATCCGCTTTATGAGCAAGCTCTCTATATTTACCATACGGCCAAATACTATGCGAACCCACCGGCAGCTGTTCGCAGGTAAGTCACAATTGTATTTTGATCCATATAGTGGACGACATAATCGTCCGCTGATTCCAGCTCGAGATAAGTCTTGACGGTGGGACTGCCGGATGTGTTGGCGATAGCGGAATCTTCGATTACACGGTGTTCGTGTGATCCAGAGAGTTGAGAAGCTATGTTGCCAGAGATATTATCCTTGGATACCACATTTCCGACGGCATCAACTTTCAGGAAACCGACTCTAGCAACATGGATATTAATCGCCATTGGAATTCTCCTGGATTATTTTTGATCTACTCCAAGTTCATAAATGGAATAGTCAAATCAGTATATTCACTCTGGAAGCCAACTACCTTATATTTATTGATCAGACGATCAACTTCGCCTTTTACGTAATTGACTTTCCTAGACATCACTTTTTGAATATAAATCCTATTGGCCAATAGCCTCGGACATAGCGACAAATCAATTAATAACATATTCCTCTGAAATAGCCGCCGCCCATGCGTTTCTATGAATTCTTGGAGGCCGCCGTTTTCTAAAATGGCGGTACTCTTAACCGGCCCGATACCATAATACCCATCAATAGAATCCGCTTTGTCTCCGACCAATGCTTTTTGCATGATCGGATTGTTGACGGGGACGGCCATTTCTTCTTGCTTTTTGGGGTCATAGACCTTCGAGCTAGAAAACCAAAATGGTATCTGCACCATATCCGAGTCTGTGGAGATTATCACGGATTGATGTGGGTGGCGAACCAAAGTCGCAGCATAGATGAGGTCGTCGGCCTCCATTTGTTTGCGGCTATACTGCCGCACGCCCATCACTTTGAAGAATGCTTTGGCCACCTGTGTCGTTCTGGCGAGATCTTCCGAAATATCTTCGACGTATGTGCTAGTAGATCTGTCTTTGTACGTCTCAAGCACCATTCGTCGCCAAACAGTGTGACGAGGGGCGTCCCAGAAAATATGCACAGACTCTGGGCGATATTTGTTCATCCAGGAAGTGAGCTGTCGTAAGAATATCACGAAGTAATGATATTTTATGGTATGACGGCGATCAGCTTTGACAGCGTAAATCGCCCGATACAGCGCGTTCCGGGCATCTATGAATAGGGCTGGCTTTGTCATAGCGTTAAGATAATTGGCGGGGAAGGGGCACGTCCCTTCCCCGCCAACTTGTTGCGCAGAAGACTGCGCTAGTCATCGTCATCTTCCAGTTGGTTCAACAATGCATCAATTTCAGACGATCCAACGTCATCATCATCGTCAGCATCGTCAGCATCGTCATCGTCAGCATCATCACTGTCAGACTCGTCATCTTCTGGACTATCGAAGTCTTCATCATCAGTCACTGGCTTCTGATCTGGAAGATCATCGTCGTCATCGACGATAGCATCGTCGTCATCGTCAACGACTTCATCGTCTTTAGGCTTATCCTTCTTGGGCTTATCCTTCTTAGCCTTGTCCTTGGCCTTCTCTTCCTTATCCTTCTTGACCTTATCCTTGGCTTTATCCTTGGATTTACCCTTGTCCTTTTTGGCTTCCTTTTCGTCGTCATCGCCTACGGTTTCATCGTCATCGAATCCACCGTCGTCATCGTCGTCATCGTCTCCGTCACTCATGATCCGGAAGGCCCGCTGAATCTTCTCTTCAGTAGGAACTTCGATCTTATCCCACAAATTGTGGCGAAGCGTCAGCAACTTGGCGATATTCTTCTCGTTCGGTTCACCCTTCTTGCCGATCATCGGAATCGGGATACCATCCGTGGTAATGAACTTGCTGGTCTTGTAGCTATTATTCTTTCCTTGCTTCAAGGATTCCAGCTGGAACAAAAAGGCAGCATTTTCGTCGAAGAAGACACCGTGAGCCTGTGGCTCGTCCTCGTCGCCCTTGTCGTCCCGCAGCAACGCAGCTGTCCAGATATCGAAACAGGTCTTCGGGGCATTGTAGAACTTCACCCGCCCGCGAAGATCTTCCGGGTTGCCTTCCCACTTGGTAAAGTAAACGTTCACCATATAGTAAGTGGTTGGCATCCATTGCTTCACGATAGCCCGACGTGTTTCCTCGTCGGTCTCATCTTTAAGCAAATCGAATCCTTCCGTACAGATGGGGCAATCACTGTTGTCCCACACCCGTGGACAGGGCGTCGGCTTGTTGTGAATCCAATGGTCGGCGTGTGCAATAAAGAATTGATCCATTGTATTTTCAACGGTACCACTCTTCAGCACATCGCCTTTCATTAACGGCGGGAGGACAAAGAACCGATATTTGAGCGGTTCTGTGGCCGATTTGGCGTTGTCCGGACGAAACTGGTCGGGATCGTTGAATTTCCCGCCCATCGACTGCTTCAATCTCTTTCTGATGGCTTCAACATCGTATGGCATACTTTCAACTCCTGAAACAAAATCAACAATCAACTCTTATCCTGCTCTTGCCGCTTGAAACCAGCCAAAGAGCGAGATAACTCAGCTTTCATCTTAAGCGCCTCCAGCATGTGGAAGAGCTTACCAGCTTTCATCTGAAATTCTTGCAGCTTTCTGTCAGCTTTCACCAGTGCTTCATCAGCTTCAATCAAATGTTTTACTTGTTCAGCGGTAAATCTCACCTTGTTATCGCGGGCTGATTCTTGAACAGCCCTGATAGCTTCTGCTCTACGTACCTTCACAGCACGCTCAGCGACAGCTACCATATTTCGGCACTCCGAGTAAGCAGCGGACCAAAAAGCGTATTGCGACGGCAAGTCCTGGATTTGTTCCTCTAGCAGGTCATAATCCAAGTCCAAATCCGGCAAAATATCGACCTCGATAGTGCGATTCTTCTTCGTTTCCGGGTTGACCGCGTTCAGTTTCACCTTGAAGCGGAACAACGTCGATTCCACTAGCTCCTTAGGGATATTGTCGGATATCCACTTTGGAAGAACAGTATTGTCAGGAATCTTCGTCATGCGGCTTCCACTTGTCTATCTGAAACCCTTGGTTCTCGTCTAATACACGTTCATTTCGTGGCTGTTGCATGGCATTATCAGGCGGCTGCAACGCTTGCCATGCGGACCTACTAAACGTAGTCTCCGACTGTTGTTGAACCCTAGCTATCTTAGCCTCAACTTGCACTTTTTGGGCATGTTTGAATTGAGATTCCTTGGCACGCCGCTCTTTCTTACGAGCGCGTTTACGACGCCTCTCAATTTTTTTCGGTGAATTTTTCGACATACTATCTATATATACGATACAATTTCCACTTCTTCCACTTCTTACCGATGCTTACCTTCACCGGGAAAGTCGGATTATCATCCAATATTCCCTCAAATGGACGCAACATAATATTGGCAACTTGTTCGATAACCCAATTCATATGTTTCGTATTGGGAGCACAAGAAACAACCAAAGAGTCGTGAATTTCTGCGACTATTCGCGGACCAAGTTTCTCCCAAATCCGTCTAATTACTAGTTGCATAGCATGGGCAACCGAGCCCTGCATGGCACCGTTCAAGGCAGCAAGCTCGTTCTTAGCCTGACTACTTCGGAATTTTCTACCCAAAATAGTTTCCACATAGCCGTCATCTGCCTTCAGGGCACGCTTGCAATTACGTATCCATTGTCCTAGTCTCGGATAGATCGTAGCCAATGGTATACTGCCAAAGTCCATCGAGTTAATAGATTTCAACAAAAATCTTTTGCTTTCCTCACGGGTCATTTCACCCACAGCATCGGCATTAATCACATTCATCATATAGGTATATGGATCAGAATCAACGAATGATCTCGTGAGATCTTCATCATTCGACAGCAAAGATGCAACTCTAATATCGGCACATATCCAATCAAAATGCAATAAATAATAATTATCGTGACAATTAGTAGGCCATATCATCACCTCATCAGCCAGCCCCTGAATATTGAAGCCGGTGGTTTTGCTACGACCCGAGAAAGTACGTTGCGAATAAATAGGATTTACCGGCATATAATTATACATAAGGCCGGTTCGTTCCAAATCTTCATAGACAATAGCGGCGTTTGCCAAAACTTTCTGATATTGACGCGGAGTTTGCTTGGCCATCTTGTCTAAAATCTTGGCCAATATAGCAGAATCTTTTTCTAAGTCAACGGTCGGTTCTATAATAGGGAAGTGCAGATCGTAGACATTGTACGGCTTCACATCTAGCGGAATATCGAATGCTTTGACGCTCGTTTTGAAGTCAGAAGTGACAACCGAAATGCCGCGATTACTAGCAGCTATGATCGTCTTACGAACATCACTAATAGATTGAAAAACATCAGCTAATAATCGGCCAGCACCAGGCCGATAGTGCTCACGTATGATAGTCTCGTTGCCGATTTTTATACCGGTACAGCGGGGCTTGCCGGTGTGCTTATCATAGAGAGTGTAAACATAGATAGCTCGCATACGTCATGCCTCGACTGACCAAATACAAACAGGCATGACAGCGGCAAAAATCTCATTCTTTGGTCGGCTTGGTGGCCTTCTCGACAGCCTTTTCCATCGACTTGTCGTTCTGCACAAAATGTGTTGGCTTCGACGACCCACCATGCGTACCAGCTCTCTGCAATTTTTGCTTCATGTCGTCCACTTCACCAGGTACTCGATATTGAGCGTATGGATCGTTATTGGTGAGTGTATGCAAATGCATATCGCGACGAGCACCATCCTTATCTAGCCAGCCATAACCGCGAATATAGCTGCGAACTTCTGTGCCATAAACGCTAATCTCGCAATTGGTGCCACCGCAGCGAGGACACTTTTTGGCTTCCGCCAATTCTTCCTCGGTGGGCTCCATAGCGTGAGACGTTTCGAAGAGAACGTGCTCCTCGAACTCTTCTTGCGTTATTTGTTCGCCAAATTTCTTGGCCGCTTTTTCTTCGCAATCCTTGCAGAGATAATTATACCTCGGCATATAGTTCCCACTCGACTTTACTTGGCAGTTTACAGATAATGTTCCGTTCGGACACAATAACTACCTTGTTCCCAGCATATGGTGGCGCATCGGGTTCCATGGCCATCACCACGTTCTTCTCCCCGAAAACCACCATATCGCCAATCTCCACGCACGGCTTTAGGCGACCACCTGCACCATCCGCGACACCAGGGCCAACACCGACCACCACGCCCTCATTCCGGTACTTGGCCGCATCCGGCATGGCAATACTACTCTCATTTTTGGCCTGCAAAATGGCGACGAAATCATTCAGGCATTGTACTTCACGAATCTGCAGCGGCCCGACCGCTGTATCTGTGTCTTCCAAGAGGACGGAAGGAGCCCGCATTTCGGCAGGTTGGCTTTCTTCTTTGGACAATTTTTCGCTCTTCGGGATAGCCATAGTAATTCCCTATTATTAGGTGATTGGGGCAAACACGTATGATTATGTACGTCAGATCTTGCAAGTAGCCAGCATATCGTCTAATGTGGCAGCTGGCTCTTTCAGAAAGACCACTTTCGTCTTGCGTTTGGGGATAGTTGGAGTGTTGGGGACTTGTACTTTCATTGCCGAGCCGTCGGGTTGCACCGCAAATCCAGTCCGCCGCATTGTCTCAGCAATAGTATCAGCCACATCGACTTCAATGACAACGCGAAGTTTCATATGTCCTCCCGCACCACCATGGTATTGTAATTTATGACACAGTCGATCCGCTCAGCACGCGGACCGTTCCTGTTTTTGGCTATGTACATCGTAATGCGAGGAGGTTCCGCACGACGTTGGGTTCTGTTCTGATTAAGACTAACCACATAATCCAAAGCAAACTGCTTCCCAAAGCTCTCCGCCGCCTTGTTGAGGTCGGCCACTTCTTCGCCGGAAGCCCCACTCCTATTCGTCTGCGTAGCCGTGAAAACAAGAACATTTTCATTTTTTGCTAAACCACGCAGCTCGTTAGCAACATGTTTTTGGCGCGTGTAATCGTCCTTGTTATAGCCCTGGTTTCGACTAACCATCAAATCCATGTAATCAAGAATGACAACATCTGGACGAAAAGATTTGGTCCTTCGCAAGTTGTCTAACAAAGCATACACATGAGCGACACTACACTCATCAGGAGCCCATTCGAAAATAGCAAACCGCTTGTTGTAAGTCTGCTTCATCTTACTAACAATGCGGCGGATAAAATCCTGATGCTCCATAATGGCATTTATGGGTGTATCCGTAGCCGCTCCCAAGCACCGCATAGCAGTCTTCAGCGTATCCAACTCAAAAGTGATTAACAACACATTTTGGCCGGGAGTACCATCTGGTCCGATACCAGTCAAAGAAGAGATTGCATTGTTGCACAACAGGATCGACTTGCCAACATTAGTCCCCGCCAACCAACATACCACCTCCTTAGGCGATGGGCCACCATTGTTCAACATGCGGTCTAATCGCGGGAAACCGGTAGTGCGATGCTCAATTACGTCCGGTTCAAACAAAGCCTCAAAATTCTCAAAGAACCAGAAGCCCTGCTGGCCAACATCAGCGATACGATTGGCCTGTTTGATGATTTCTTCGAGTTGATCATAGTCGCCACGTGCGTAAGCTTCTTGGGCTTCATCGCTGTAAAGTAATCCATAGGCTCTATCGCGTGCCCACCGCAATAATGTATCCTTGATAAGCGGTACGTCGCGTGGGTCGGAATTGCGATCGACTACAGTTATGACGTTTTCATAAGGATCGTCCTCGGTAAAAGATCGCAATAATCGATCGCGGAGCATAGGCCGCGTCGGAACGACGCCGTATTTCTCATAAGAGTTGAGAATCTCCGCCATTACCCATTGGCATTCCATTCTCGCAAACATGGATGGCTGCAAGAATCTGCCAACACTAGTGAAGAATTCTGGATGATCGAAAGCTAGAGAAACAATCGATTCTTCTTCGTAAGGGGCGAATGGTTGGTTAGACTCAACATCCGTCTCAGAGAGCCTGCTAAGCGTATCTGTTATCATTATTCAGTAGTATCCGGGCACAGACCCGTTCGTTGTAGTTGTATTCTTTCCAGTGCACGTTGGGCATTTGCTTCCGCTAGAGCCAAAGCATCACAATGTGTGATAAGCTCGCTTTCGGTGTAATACAGCGTCTTAGCATGTACGGCAGTAATCCGATCTCCGTAATAAGCCACCGCTGTTGGTTGAGCGCGACCGGCCCTGACGGTGTACAGCCATTGTCCCTGGCTCGAGCCCCACATCGCACCGCTTATAATGACCGCCTCTAGATGCCCAATGGCGGCTGATTCGCGCAAATAAACGGGATCGCCAATATCGTATTTAGGGGCATCCATTATCATTCCTCTTCCAACTCATCCAATATATCGTCAACACTACGAGAGGCGTCCCCTTCGTCATCCTTCTGACAATGGAACACCATACTGTAGGTTTGTTGTTCGATTTGCTTATATAGTTCTTCATTCTCCCTCAGAGCAGCGGAAGCGTTGGCTTCGCCATTCCCTAACACCTTACCGTCAAACCGATAGAAGCTTCCCTTCTTTTTTACTATATTGAGTTCCTCCGCTACGCTCAGTAGAGAAGCTACTTCGTCGATGCCAAAGACAGGCATAGCTGGTTTGCCAAAACAGATATTATAGGTCCCGGTGGCGAAAGGGGCAGCAGCTTTGTTTTTAACCATCTTGATGCGAGTGGTAATCCCCACTGGCTCATCGCTGCTTTTGATAATGGATGCTCGCGAGACTTCGGCCCGCACGGTAGCATAATATTTGAGGGCTCGCCCGCCAGGCGTGGTTTCTGGATTACCGAAAACCACGCCCACTTTCTCGCGGATCTGGTTGATGAAAATGACGGTGGCCCGAGCATTAGAAGCCACACCCTTCAACTTCCGCAGGCCCTGACTCATCATGCGAGCCTGGGCTCCGATGTGGGAATCACCTATCTCACCCTCTAGTTCTGCCCTCGGCACCAGAGCGGCTACCGAGTCTACCACTACCAGATCTATCCCGCCAGATTTGAGTAAGTCCTCAACGATATTTAATGCTTCTTCACCACAATCTGGTTGGGAAATGAAGAGCTTCTCCATATCCACGCCGTTTTTACTCGCCCATTCTGGATCAAGGGCGTGTTCAGCGTCGATGAAGGCGGCTGTGCCATGTCTGTCTTTTTTCTTGAAGAAATGCCGTTGGCAGGCAGCGATAAATCGCAGAGTGGTAGTCGTCTTACCGGAGCTTTCGGTACCATATAATTCCATTATTCGTCCCAGCGGTACTCCGCCGCAACCAAAAGCCTTATCGATAGTGATTATACCAGTCGGAAACGAGTCAATGTCTACGATAGCATGGCGGCCTCTGATGATGGACCCGGCACCGTAGCGTTTATTCAGATATTCCATTAGTTTCTCGGGATCGTTCGTTGGCACCTCTTTGTCTGTCTTTTTGTCCGTTTTCTTTGCCACGCGATAACCTCCCAAGTCTACTCGTCAGGCGTGATATATCATAACCAGCTATTTTTAACACGTCTGAGACTGGCACTTTGATAACAACATTACTGCGCACCAACAACAGGTCTTCCTTGACTATCGCTGCCACCGACCAAAAGCCTTTCGGATCTATTTCCGCACCAGGTGGAGCTGATAAATAATCTATATTTTTGGTAGATAATAATCGAACCTGGTCGAACCTGGATATCTTGATTTGGTCGTCCATTTCGCTCAAAATTAAATTTAGAATAATTGGAGGAATACCATGACGCTCAATAAAAAAGAAAAATTGCTCTTGGAAGCTGTACAGAGTATGTTACAGCAAGATGCAATGCTTGGGCTCTCTATTCACAAAACGGAAGAGCCCCAATCTTCGACCGAGCGTGGCTACGAATATCTACATAACCAGATAGATGAAATGTTTGCGCTGAAAGCAGCCGAGCTGATACACGCCGACGGCGTATGCCAGGCATTTCACAAAGTCCACAGCTACAAGTATCTGGACGATCCCTCATTCAAGACCGCCATGGAAAAAGAAATGGTGGCCCAAGGGATTCCAGCAGAAGAGCGGAACAAAGCCGCTGAATGGATTCCGCAAATAATCCAAGAACTCAGGGAAGAACAATCTGAATGGGCCGAGAAAGACCACGGCTTCCATCCAGATATGAAAGAAATTAAAGAAATGAGCCAGCCCGACCAGCCGCTGGACTTCGCTGTCGAAGACGTCGAAGGCTGGCCCACCACCGCTAACGTCGAATGGGACAAAGGCAACGCCAGCCCCAGCCGCACCCCAGACGAAGCACAAAATACCAAAAATCGCCAAACAAAATGAGCGCCTATTGCGTCATAAGTGAATTCTTCCGCCAACTAAAAGAAATGGAAGAACTTCTTCCGCAAGTTCAAGACATTGAACTCCGCGAGAAACTGGCCGCCATCCACGCTCATATGCACAAAGTAGTCCGTATTGGCGAAAGAGCAGCAATGGATCTGGAACGAGGAGTCAAGCACGACTGCATGGTCATCCCCAGACCAGTGTTGGAGCGTCAAAACGACCTGTACAAACTCGATTACGACGTTGAAACCTATGAAGCTCAGCCAGATCAATGAAAATCTGATGATGCAACAGCTTCGCGGTGCTCTCTCCGCCAACGGACCATACTTCATGCGGCCCAACGTCCAACTAAGCAACAGCTATTCAGCTAATAGCGGATTCGATGCCGGTGCAAGAAATTCCGGCCTAACTATGCTACCCACCGGTATCCCCAGCAAACCCAGACATAGACAATATCTGGGCCTCGAGCGGCGACCCGGCACCCTCCGGTTATGATGGAACACTTCTATCAGCTACCCCATATGGGTGAAGACTATTTCACCTACCCACACCTCTATCGCGACATGGTTCAAGAGTTCGGTGACGGCAGCCATTTCGTAGAACTTGGCGGCTTCAAGGGCAAATCGACAGCCTATATGGCCGTCGAAATAATCAACTCTGGCAAGCGCATTCGCTTCGATTGCATAGACTTATTCATCGATTGTCCGCAAGGTAGCGGTGAATTCATCAAATCCTGTTTTTTGAATAATATCCAACCAGTAAAACACGTAGTCAATTTGTTTATCGGAGATTCAGCGGGAGCTGCTCGCTGTTACGTAGACGAATCGATCCATTTCATTTTTCTAGATGCCGACCACACCTACGAAGGCGTCGGCAGAGATATAACGTGCTGGCTACCAAAAATCGCTGTCGGTGGGATCTTAGCTGGCCACGATTATGAATGGACAGGTGTTAGACAAGCAGTGTCAGAATTGCTACCACAAGCAACAAACTACAAACGAGACCCACACTGTTGGTTCGTCAGGAAGTAGAAATAATACCACTGCCACCACACTTTGGACACACTTGTGTGTTTCGGCCCATTCTCACATCACCATCACCATGGCAGATCGGGCAAGTGGCAGTAGTATTGGCATAACCAGACCTAGCGAAATCCGGCGTCTGGTCGTGCATGGAATCAGCCGCCATCTTTTTGAACCGCTGTTGTAGCTTTCTGTCGTCTTCCGTCTTTTGGATACTGATTCTGGTCGTACCTGTGCCATCTACCCGTTGTTGCGGTACAGCAAGCGGCTGACCTTCCCGGCCTTCTACAACAGCCATCTTCACTTTTCCCTTAAGAGCATCGGCAGGGAGTTCACCTTTCACGCTGGTCGTGTCATGGCTAGCATATGATTGTACGTTCCCGAGTGTAGTATTCCCTCCGACACTAGACATTGGTCGTGATCGATCAACTACGTCTGTGGATACCCAATCGCCGTCTTCTTCCTGTGCCACCGGCTGCGGTTGGGGCTTCGGTTGGGGCTCCGGCGTTGATGCTTCTTGTACCGGTTCGGGAGTTTGCTTTTCCGCGATTGCTATCCCACCAGACTCTGAGATATTCAAGCCCAGTGCTTTGGCTTGTTCGATAACTTCCTGGATTTTCTTTTGCTTATCCAAGAACGCGGCTTTGGCACTCTTGATACTGGCTTCTTCCGCATGTTCATCGCAAATATCGACTGTATGCTTAAGTCCATCATCAAGCGTAATGGTCAGCTGCGTATTTAAATTCTTGGAAGTACCGCAGTAGATACATTGCGACATTTTCAATATTCTCCGAAGGACAAGCTAATGGCAAAAGTATCTATCATCGAAGTTGATCTAGGTTTCAGTGTATCCGATCTAATCAATGAAGACGTAGCCGGTCTGGTTGGCGAAGCACAAAAGGAATTAGAAACCGCCATTTCGACAGCCAAAAAAGCCAACGCACTACGAGAGCAAAAGGAAAGAGAAGCCCAAGAGTCAGTTGACAAAATTAGTGCAGTCATGGCCACGGCATACGACAATATCAAAACAGCCGGGGAAGAAGGAGTCCCAGCCGACCAAATCATGGCAGTCATAGATGGAGCAATCCCCAACATATCCGCCTTCACCTTACGAATGAAGAAAATCCTACGCGACAACGGCAACGAATATGCCATCATCAAAAAGAAAAAAGGCGGAGTCCCGCATTATATATTTATACCCTTCAATCAATAAAAACCGTGATTTGCCAACACTTCATAAATACGGTCTATCGTTCTCTGACTCACACCATTAATAGTAAGTAATTGTTTCTTGGTGCGAGCGAGCAGCATGCCCAGATTATGAATTCCATTACTATCCAAAATGCCTGCGATAGTAGCACTCAGACCAGCATCCTGACAAGGTATATCTAGCTTAGCTTCTAATTCTTCCCGAGAGAATTGTGAGTAGTGTTTTGCCATTTGGTGCGTAAGACCTTAACCAATTCACACATCACTCTTATCTGATCCTCGAAAGCCGCCTTGCGGCTTCCATCGCGAAAATTAACCGGTGATGGGTGATAAATCGCAAAGACGCCCACGCCAAATTTCTCGCTCTTGGTAATCTTCTTCAGCGACGGGCCAAAATCAACACCAGGGCATAATTGCGTAAACGATACCGCCCCCAGCGCTATAATTAGTTTTGGCCGCAGCAAATTGATCTCCATACACAAGAAAGGCTCGCAACGATCCATATGACGCTGCGTCGGCCTCTGATTTCCTTCCGTATAGCAACGCACCGTATTACAGATATAGAACCAATCCCTCGAAACACCGTGCTTCTTTATTTCCGTATCGAAATTATTACCAGCCGCCCCCACAAAAGGCTCATTCTTCTCCAATTCGTTCCAACCCGGATTCTGCCCCACGATAACAAAAGGTGAGGGATTCATATTACTCAGCACATGTGGGTCGCGGATTTCATTTTTGCGTTCCGCACCTTTGATGCCAAGCTCGCACATACTACACGCTGTGCAAGTAGTAGAAAGCTGACGAAGCATACGCAATTTGCGATCTCGCCACGCTTCTTTACCGACGTCAAGAACGCTGATGAAATCTGGCACGAATACCTCGGCTGGTGCTGTGCTAGTGAAACCAAACCAATCGAAATTCCTCAGCTCATCCAGAGGATCACTGGGTTCAGGGGTCTCAATACAAGCGAATCTTTTTCGGTAGGCTTCATATTTTGACATGTCGTTTTACGAAAGCATCATATTCTTCGCGAGTATCAATACCAGCATGTAGTATGGAACGAGTGAGCACTTTAATTCGATAGCCAGCTTGCAACCAGGTTAATTGTTCTAGCGACTCGCCGGAATACGTGGTTTTATCGAGCGTGGCCGTTGCCATCAATGTTTCGTACGTGAAAGCATAAATCCCCATATGCTTCAAAGCCGCTTCCGGCTGGTCATATGGAATAGGGCAGCGACTAAAGTACATCGCCAGATCGTCATGATCCAAGACTGCTTTTACCACGTCTGGAGACTGGTATTCTTCCGACGTGGCCGATGCAGCTAGTGTCGCCACCTCCACGTCATGCCTCGTGCAAGCATACGCCAAATCCAACACGTGCAGCGGGTCTAATTCTGGTTCGTCGCCCTGCCAATTAACTATGATAGTATCATTATCAATATCCATATCTCCCGCCAATGCCGCTCTCACGCGCTCAGTGCCAGAAGAACAATTACCGGTCATGATGACTTCGGCAGACTTCCTAACCACATCGCGAATTTGTTGGTTATCCGTAGCCACCACCACACGACCAAACCTCTCTTTGGCGGCCTGGACGGTATGCAAAATAAGCGGTTGCCCGGTTTCACTCAACAATAATTTGTTGGGTAATCGGGAAGATTCTAGCCTAGCAGGAATTACTACAACAACTCTCATGGCTTGATAATTTTCATAGTGGCTGGCTTGAATTCGCGTTGAGCATATTTCAGAAGCCGCATAATGCAGGAACCGACATCCATGCACCAATCCCATTGGGCATAGCTACCAACGCAATAAATACCAGCACGCTCCACATTGTCCAATTTGGGAGTATGACCCATAGGCAAAGCATTTTCGATGGAAGTACCATCGATAATCTCAAAACGAGACGTAAACGCCATCAAATAAACACCAGGAGTCGGAATCTCCTCATGACAGTAGAACAAATATCTATTCTTGGATATATTAGCCACCTTGAAGAAAGAAATAGGAGCATCAACAACCAATAATTGATTAAAGCCTTCAAAATCAAGAGAGTCGGTCTCCACGTGCAAATAATGTAGTGTCTTCGACGGCAGTTCCACGTTAACGTTCATCAACTTACACAACGCATCCAGCGGTATGGTGCTCACAGCATTATCAAAGTCAATTCTATTCCCATCACGTATGAAGAAATGATCACCTACTGCTGTTACTGCTCCCTTGGCAGCCTCTTCCTTCAAGTCTGACAAAAATTCATTCACCAACGATTGATATAAGCCGTTGACTCGAATATCATAAACAAACAAATTCATCCTGTTACTATGATAAATCTCGCTCTGGGGCGGAACCACTGTTCCAAACATTTTGCTAAGCCAATCAGAGCATAACCCCGAACTATAGTCGGATATTATCTGCCCGGCTATTGACCAAGCTCGCTTGTATACGTATACAGGCAACGACTTGCCATATAAGTCTTTGATGAATGGATCTAACTGTTCGTCCCGGATGATAAAGTTATCATCCAGTGCCGGGTTAAACGAGAAGAATCTACTACGATAAAACGGGATGACCTTCCAGGAAGGTCCTAGAATCTTCCGTGCCAATAATCCAACTATTCCAGACCCAAAGATTACGTTCATTCTTCTGCTAAATCACTGTCATCGAAGTTGGCTGACTCTTCCTGCTCCTCCACTGGTCCCGCCGCGTCAATAAGCTTCTGCCAGGCTTCTTCGTTGGCGTCTTCGGCCATATCATCTGACGCCTGCTGTAGTGCATTACCAACGAAATCTGTACTGCTTGCCTTTTTCTTGGGGACCTTCTTAGGAGCCTTTTTGGCGGCTTTCTTAGCTGGCTTTTTCTTGGTACTCTTCGGCTTTTCCTCTTGCTCTTCTTTAGGCTCGAGAACGTCAATCAGGTCTTGGTCCACCTCGGGCTCAGAATCGCTCGGAAGGGCTTCCGATGGCTCCTCGAGGGCCTCCGCCAAGTCATTTACATCGATTCTATCGCCAATGGGTTCCCCGGAGGGTGTTATCGGTTCATTAAAGTCATGCAACAAGGGGTCCAATTCTGACGCCGGAACCCTCCCGGATTCAATGGGATTATTAAATGGATCGTTGATGACCGGCTCAGGAGGAATACAATGCTCGCAAGAATAATGTACCGGCTGAAAAGGCGGGTCCATCAACTTCACATGCACGACCAATCCCTGCCCGCAATTGGGGCAAACCGTCGATAATTTACTCGGCTTGACAATATTCCCAAAAGCATTTTCCATTGTGTTGTGGTCAGCGATCGGCGTGTCGAATTCGATCGGACGACCAAATATTTCAACGCCATTGATAACCATCGGAACCAAATCGTATGGATTGTACATTTCTCACCTATGATTGCGTGGACCACTTGCCAGCTGACTTGCGAATCTGCTCAGCCTTCTTACGTAGCCCCAAAAAGGAATCTTCTGACAAACTGAACTCCAAAAATCGATCATCAGTATGTATCGACGCTGGTTTTACATAATTTGTGTTGCCACACGAACAAGCCTTGTCCGCATCAAATGTCTTCTTTTGGCACTTAGTGCAAATATTCGGTTGCCCAGCCATTCTGACATCGACCTTGGTCGCAGTGCAATAATAATAGCTGTAATTCGCCCCAAATTTTTCACCAGTGAGTTCACAAATATGTGGAGCACGTTGCCGTCGTGTTCCCGACATCACGAGCTTATAATTATTGATTATTTGCTGACTCAGTGTTGAAAAACACGCCGTGCAGATGTCCAACGAAAACACAATTTGTGAGTGATACAGCGTATCCAAGCCAGGCATACGACCGTCAGTCACTGTAATATGCCGGAAATCAAACGAATAATAGATAAAATCATTGCGATAAGAAGCACCACAATGATCGCAAGCTATCCCACTTCTGTCACTGGTTTGCATAAATAGTCTCCATACTATTTATTCAACTTCTCCATCCTCTCCGCCTCATAGGCTTCTCTCCAACCACGATGGAGTAGTTTAATAATTACCTCACCTCGCACCAAAGTGAAGGTATTGCGCATCTCATCATATTCGACAAAGAGCTGCACACCAGTACCAGGTTGCTGGATCATCTCTAAATCCTGCATCAACAGAGCCTTGCCAAAAAGCATCACCAGAGTGCTTTGGATGCCGTCACTAATCACCAGTCTACCGTATGGCTTGTTGTTCTTTGATTCCGCCATTTCAAAACCTATGATAACGCCCTCCAATTTGGCCTCACCATTCTTAACGGAATTCACTTTCGCATCTTCAATAGTGCAACCGCCCTCTATCTCATACACATCCAAAGGAGAGTGTAAATAATATCCAAGATATTCCTTCTCGAACTCAAGCATTTGTTCAATAGTGAAGTCCTCTGGAAACAAGGACATTACTTTCTCGGGAGAATCATCAGGGACCGGCTTCCAATTCTCCATTTTGGTCGGAACCTTGCGGCGATTTGGATATGCTTTGAAATATTCATCAATTTGGCGTTGACGTTCTTGTTCGATAGCTTCGTCCGTCCAATCATCCAGCAGCAACAATTTTCGCCTTATCTCCTGGCGGAGCTTGGTGATGTCCTTGCCACTGCAATATTTGTACCTGTAATACTCCCAAGTCGCCTGAGCATTTTCGTATCCTGGAAACTGCCTGAATGACCCCAATTTGATGAAACGCTCAAAAACCGACTTGTCCTTCCCTGCCGAGTCAACCATATCATCCAAAGAAGTAAATTGCCGTTGGCTGGTCCATTTTTTAGCGGCAACATCGCCCAACCCCTTGATGCCAATCAAACCCTGGTTCACCACATCGCCCGTAACCGTGAAATTGGCGGTCATATTCTCCACATTGATCGTGTCGAACTTCACGCCACGAGCACGTTGCTTCGGTTGGAACTTGCCACAATACGTGATATCCGTCGGTTCCCAGTTCTCAGACCGTGCCACGCCCATATAACGAACGAGTTTGTCCGGATGGCAATCGCTCATCACCGCCGCCCAGAACTCTGGCGCGAAATGAGCCTTCAACCATAAACATCGATGAGCCACCAGGCAATAACTGACAGCATGGCTGCGGTTAAACGCATATCGCCCAAACGTCTCCATCTTCGTCCACCACTGCTCCGCTTCCTGCTCACCCAAAACACGCGAAGCACCGCGTACCCATTTCTCCTTGATGGGCTTGAGCTTGTGCGTCCATTTCTTGGCTACAGCCTTACGAGCCTCCTGAGCCTCCGGAGCCGTAAAACCAGCCACAAGCTGCCAAATAGCCTGCAACTGCTCCTGATAAACAATGACTCCATAAGTGTCTTTCAAGACACTAAGAATATCCGGATGTAATTTCTTCTGCCAACGGCCTGATGTATCATCGCGGTTTGCCACCGCATCCGGAATAGAGGCCATAGGACCAGGATGCCCCATGGCATTAAAGAGCATCAGATCCTCAAAATTCCGTACACCATTCTGCAAGATACTCTTGGCCAGATTCGTATCGAATTGAAAAACGCCATCTGTCTTCTGGGCGTTTGCCAGTGCAAGCGCGTACTCGTCATTTAGGTCAATATATCGTTTATTCCCGTCGCCGTCGAAGAAATGACCAGCTCGGCTTTGTGTAGGATCAATATCATCCCATCCGTCCATGTTCTTGCCAAAAGAGATACCACGATTCCGCTCGATCAATTTGCAACATTCGAAGATATACTTGAGCGTCTTGAGACCGAGAATGTCCCACTTAACATAACCAAACTTGGACAGCTGTGTGTTACGGCCTTCCGTCCACATGCTGATCCAATAGCCACCCTTCTTGCTCTTAGCCAGCGGAATATTGCCGTAGAGAGAGCGATCGGCAATAATCAGGGCACCAGCGTGCATACCCATATTGCGAACGCGACCTACCAACTTGACCGCATAATCAACGATCTTAGGGTGCTTCTTGGCGAATTTGAGGAGATCTTCATGGTCTCGCAGAAGTTTACCAATAGTAATTCCATCTGTGTCAGCAGATCCGCATTTAGGGCACTTGGTAGCGTTATGCGAATGCCCACATTCAGTCTCTTCACCGGTATCTGCATTGACGACACGGCCCTTACAATTAGACTTGCCTCCATCCTTTAGATCATCCACTTCATCCGGCAGATTGGTCGTAAGTGATAAAATCTCCTGTTTATCCAGCCAGCCGGTGGCGGCACAGACATCGATAAGAGCAGATCGGAATTTGTAGGTTGTCCATGTGCCCACACTGCAGACAGCACCATAACCGTCTTTGATGTGCGCACCGAATTTCCGCATCGCATATTCTTTAATAGGATCACGGGCTTCCGGTAGACAATCTATATCAATATCCGGTTGGTCTGGATCTTTGATGAGATCAGGCGGGATAAAGCCCTGGTCGCGCTTGAAATCTGATACCACAGAAGCCCGCACGCTATTGAGCATGGGCGTGGTGCGAGCAGCAATCGGGTCTCCTTCGACCATTCCCAACAACCACGGCAACAAAAGAAAGTTGGGATTAGAAGAGAATTTCTTGCCGTCGTTGTAGAGATTCGTCCAGTAAGTGATAGCACCTTGCTTCTCAACTTCCTGGATTTCGAATTTCAGCCGTTCTTGATACTCTTGGCCGTTCTTGCGATTTGCTTTGTTTGCTATCTCTTTGATTTCTTGCCAAGAGACTTCAGCCACTTTTGATATTCCTCTAACTTGTCAGCATGATTACTTTTTACATGCAGCGTCCGCCCACTAGTGCTAGACATAGGTTTGTTGCAAAATGGACAACACAGCTGATCGGTCGGAGCTGGTTCTGGTACTGGTTCCACCTGTGTGGGTCTGGGAATAGTATCTGGGTCCAATTCCCATGGTTGTATGGCAACCAATCTACCCTGGCGTTTTTCCATAGGTGCAGAATAGAGACAATAACCAGCCTCCACTGCCCTATTTAGCAGCTCCTGATACTCTGAGTTATTCTTTAGTTTGTGCTGCGATATAATGCGGCTCGGTGGTTTAACCAGAATGAAAGCAGTATGCTTGAAGTCAATCTTGTTCATCCGGCAAATGGTCCACAGTCTGTGAATCGTATTGTTGCTGAGATAGACAAATCCTGCTCGCTAGCGACCGGCAGACAGCAAGATTTTCGTTATTGGGCGAATCAACTACAAATCCGACATCTTCGAAGAACCCCACCCATCGTACGAACTCATCTATCTCCTGCTTGTATCCTTTCACATCGCCCCTCAAATAATTTAATACTGTCTCGTCGGGGAAGTGCATAATTATTTTAAGTTTTCGACAGGCCGGATTAACAGCGGCCAAAGCCAATTTAGCAGCCTGGATCTTAGCCCTATCGATCTCGGAACCACCTAGCCCAAAACCCAACAACCGACACCGCACCTGGTCATTAGAGCTAAACATTAGAAGAATACCACACGAACTCAATTGCATGACCTCGTTGGCATTCCTGATAGAAATCGCACAGAAAATATCGATCATAGTAGATTATTCTTGAGATCTCGGATCTCTGGGTAAGTCGATTTGGTATACGATTGTAGGGCACGCAACGCCTCAGCAATCCCCCGCAAAACAGCATTTTTTGCCGCTCGCTTGTCAGGTAGACCCCGCGACCTACCCACCAACACCAACAATTGATCGGCGTGAGCCTTCACGTTGTCCGGGAATGTCTCATCCTTGGCTTGGGCCTTTATCATCCGTTCATCAAAAGAACGCTGTAGCCAAATAGCCAAAGATTCAATCACGTGGAAAGACAAATCAGCACATTCTTTCTCCACCCTGGCGAGGCAAGTTTTTCTATTACCCTCATTCTCCAAGGCGTTATACAAGTCATCCACCACATCAAGTAATTTCACCAGGAACACTGACAACTGGGGGCTTGGACCGCCCTGCAGCAGAACATGTGTATAGATGGAATGCTTCAATTCAGCAAGAGATTCGGTGGCCGACGGGCCAATAGGTGTCTGCATCATTACTCACTCGGCATTTTGACGTTCAACATGTATCCACCACGGCTCGACGCCAGGAACCGGTCAAACGAAAGACCCCACAACAATGGGTCCAAGACGTGAATCCCCAGCAGAAAACAAACCAGCGAACCGCCAGCACTTCCACGTGGACTGAAAGGCCAACCTCGTTTCTTTCCGTACTTAATAAGATCCTTGGTGATAAGGAAGTAGCTAGCGAACCCTTTATCAATAAACCGGTTCAATTCAATACTAGCCTGTTCCCTATAAGTCACCTCGCGGCCATCGATGAGAAATTTGGTCTTACATTTCTCCAATCCACGCCACCGCAATTCCTTAATGACCAGTTTACACAACTCATTATCAGCATCAGATATCTCGGGATATTTGGGAGCAGTATCAACACCAAATTTCTCACAGCGATCGGCAACCATTAGGGTATTATCGCACAATTGATCAAAAGTTCGGTTGTCTATGCCGTTACTGTAATTGCCGTTACGGAACGTGGCCCATAATTCTGCCCGCGACTTCATGAATTGTTCATCACTATTGACATGGAATAGATCCGGCGAATCGATGGTTGTTTCCTGGGCGACAGCCATCATCAGTTTCTGCAATATGAAGTCAGCTCGATTGAGATAATGACAATCATTGGTGAGTACAACAGGAATCTTGAAGAAATCAGCGATAGATATCAACTCACGAAATACCTTATCATCCTCTGGGATGCCAGGCATTTGAACTTCAAGATAATAGTCCTGGCCGAATGCTTTCTTGAACTTCTTGATGTATTCGACAGCCGCGTCTAATCTGGCCTTCTTTTTCCGCTCGACCAGAACCTTTCCTTCTTTGTCGGTGAGCTGTTTATAGCGAAGCTCATGAGACACTGGCCCATTTAGACACCCAGACAACACTATGAGTCCTTCGCGAAACTCGCAAAGTTTATCGAACCAGATCCTATTGTATTGTGTACTACCCATACCGAATAGACCGGTCTCATAAGCTTGGGTTGTCAATCTTACGAGATTATGAAATCCGGTTTCATTCTTGCAAAGGACCGTCAAATGTCTATTGCGCCTGATACGGCTGGAAGTGTCTGGATTTTCTTCCTGCCATTCTTTCGAGCGAAATTTGATTCCTTTTGCCACCAGTTCTTGTCGTAATGGTTCGAAGTCATTGAAGTAAATTTCGCAACCTGGGATGTACTTCAAGCCGTGCTTCTTGAAGGCGAGATACATGTCAGGCACGGAAGCCATATGGCCGTGCTCTGTAGCACTCATAGCGGAGTAGCCGCGAGCTGCACATTGCTCGGCATACTGTTCTGGCGTAGCCACGCCGTCCAGAGCTGAAAAGACGGTGTGATTGTGCAGGTGCACGAAATCAGAAGGGCCGGTATATTCTTCAGGACTGAATTCTTCTGACATTAGCCACTATTTCGTCGTTGATGTTGTACAATGACTGACTTCTAAACACTGTCTGGCACACTCGCTCGATCAACTCATTATCTAGGTCAGTCGTATCCGGGTAATTAGGCGTCGTTGGTTGTCTTCCCAAGCGGCGTATAAATCCTTCAAATATCGCTGCCGCGCTAGGCATATTAAAATTACAAGTTTGCCAAAATCTGCATAAGTAATTATATAGCCTATTTCTGCCACCTTTCTTCAATAACCTGTCGAAGTTATCAACAATAGATTTTACGTGGATCTCTTCTATTTTGGCGGGATCGATCAACTCGATAAAGTAAGACCTGGCGTAATCGTTGGTGAGATCTGTTTGAAAGATCGTTCGCCTGGACTCTATTACGGCTTGGGTAATTAATTGGCGAACGTTTTCTGCTGAAAGCCCACATGATAACCCAACGGAAAACGCCTTACTCATATCGCGTAGGCCACGCAACGAATGCCTTTGATCGGTCTTTGCTTGCAACCAATTATCGAGATTCGGCACCACCATCTTATGCAACGTATTATCAAATAGTTCTGGTAGATTCGCACTGTCGCGGAAATAAAATAGCTCTCCATCGATCTCGAAAACAGTCACCGTTTTCTCAACATATCTAATAATCATGTTATCTAACAATCGAAGAAGAGAAATAAGCGTCGTTGTCGTTTGCGGCGACCAATACCACGATTATCTCCGAACAGCTATAGACAGCATTCGAAGACAAACCATTCAGCCAGATGAGATAATAATAGTATACGACAACACCGAGCCAAGTATGACCTCCTACCCATATCTACAAACACACAATGACAACCCTCTCGCCAGCCGCAGGGACGGATTTGCCGCTACCAGCAAAGAAACAGTCTTTTTCCTAGACGCCGACGACTATATCAGCGATGATTATATCGGTTCTGGTCTGGCCCTCAAAACCGACAACAACATAGTCTACTCAGACGTCCGCCTCTTCGGAACAATGAACAAAACATTACGTTATTCACCCAAATTCATGTCCCAAGAAAACTATCTGCATGTAGCCAGTCTCATCAGTCGCGACGCAATCGACATAGCAGACGCCTTCAACCCAATACCACCAGTCGATTGCCATGAAGACTGGGTATTCTGGCGGCGATTATTAAAAGCCGGATGCCCAACTATCAAACAACCTGGCATCCACTACCACCGAGAACATGAACACAACCGTTCCAAGAAAATCGTGCAACACGAATTTCCCATAGCCAAGGGAATCTGGTGTGATACTATTGGCTTCGTTCGCGCGGACGGCCAAGAACACGAAGAGCAAGTCTTACAACAATGGCCACCAGAACAGAGAGAATTATACACCATAGATAACCCGGATATCAGAGCAATCAACAAAATCCTCCAGAGAACAAACGCTGACTATTTGTTATTCTATAGCACAAAAGACCTACAAATGATTAGAATGATGGCAGATCTAGACTACGGTGTGGCAATTGTCCAAGCCCGTGATTTACCAATGTGGTATGGAACACTCATCGTCGTTGACCTACTCAAAGCTCAATCACCGTCTTACACGTTTAACGGCAAATCGATACTGGTCTAATGGTAAACAAGATTTCCATATTGATGGCTATCTATAACTGTGCAGATTATCTGCCAGCGTCCATTGAAAGCATATTAGGCCAAACAGTAGGAGATTTCGAATTTATCATCATAGACGACGGCTCAGACGAATCGGTAATGGAGATATTAGAATGGTACAACGACAGGCGTATCAAAATTATCAGAGTCGATGAGAATGTCGGCTTGACCCGTTGCCTAAACATCGCCTTAGACGTAGCTACTGGCAATATATTCGCACGTCATGACGGGGATGATATTGCATTACCAGACAGACTGGCAATAGAATTACCATTACTTACTGGGCGTACCGGTCTAGTGAGCTGCTGGGCGGAGCCCATCAACGAAAATGGAGAGATAATCAAAGACGACTGGACAGAGCAAGAATTGCAAAGAGAAGCTGATGAAGTAGAAAAGTTGATGTCCCAAACAAACTGCGTGTTGGCCCCAGGAGCAATATTCACCAGAGAAGTGTTCGAACGAATAGGATATTTCGATCCAGAAGTCAGATATGCACAAGATTATAATTACTGGTTGCGATTGATGAACGAGTTTACCATCAACATCGTGCCAGAGGTATTAGTGCAAAAGAGAGTCCATAAAGAATCAGTGTGGGGCCAAGAAGAAGAGCACGACCAAGATTGGCGACAAATAGCCAAAGACAGAGCCACAACAGATCCAACGATTTTTCAAGTAGAGCATCCCCCATTTCATTGGAGAAGGCATTGAAACTTTCACATTACGTAGTTCGTACTTTTTCTGGTGAACAAGATATACTTTTTCATACAGTCACAAGAAAAGTGCTGCTAGCAGATGCCGATGAGAAAACATTGGCAGAGAATTTCTTTTATGCTGGCCAAGAGAAACAAGCTGTCCTGGCGAAACTCGCACAACCACCGGATGGTTGGTTTCACTTTCATTTATCTCCGACCTGGGAATGCAACCTTCGCTGTACACATTGCATGGTACGACATAGACTCATCAAAGATGACACCAATATTCTAGAGGTCGCACCAGTAATTCGTTTAGCACAACAAAGCAAACAACTATTCGACGTACGTCGAATGTCAGTGAACTTCTTCGGTGGCGAAAGCATGCTAGCCATCGATAAATGCAACGAAATCGTCGATGCGTTCAACGGGATTGATCTTGAACTGATGCACTTTCAGTTGTTCACGAACCTCACCATGGAACTAACCGACAAGCATCTTGAATTCTTCCGGCAAGTCGATAGTATCGGCGTCAGCATAGACGGTCTGGAACAGATACACAATGCTCAGCGTATGCCGATTTCTCCCATGAATCCATTCGAAAAAACGATGCAAAATCTCAAAATATTGGTCAAGCAAGGCTGGAAAGAAAAAATCTCGATACAAGCCTGCCTAAGCGACCAACATAATACACTAGATAATAGAGTTTCGTTCTACAGAACCATTCTGCAATTTGGCATTCGTCCACATAGGATTATGATTGGAACTATCGCTCCAACCAAGACCAATCCCACACCAGGCGACCATTACAAAAAAGGATTGCATCAAGTCAAATTGACTGACGGATTCTGTTGTAAGTATAGATTAAATAATCTGGTCATCGACAACACTGGGAATGTCTTCTCAGATTATTATTCATACACCAAAATAGGCACAGTGAATGATGACTTATTGATGCTATTGGGTGAAAAAGAAAAAATTACATTAGAAACAGCCCCGGCTCTAAATGATCCAAAATGTCAGAAATGCCCAGCACTAGGCTTTTGTTGGGGCGGTTGCTCTGTCACAGAAAATGATGCACCACTTAGTACATATTGTAACCAAGACGGCATCATAGCTGTTATTGAAGAGGCAGCCAAGCTCGGCCAATTTAAGTTAGGAAATGAAAATGGCCTCCCCATCGACAGCCAAACCCACTTATTTCACTGAACAAGAGAGAAAAGAGCTTGGGCTTCCCGATGACCACGATATAGCCGTACTGTTAGACAGATGTAAGGCAAATGATTTATCCCCATTTGCTGCCGCCACCAACTCGCTGGGATATGATGTAACCGGCGAGCCGTACTGTTATTGTGGTTTCTGCAAACCAGAGTCCGGGATCAACGGAACCTGTAATGGCCCCTCGGCGTCTTTATCTGATACAATACCAATCCCACTCTAGGAAAGAAAATGACACAATCCCCTACAATCGGCAGGCCCACCTATTTCACTGAACAAGAGAGAAAAGAGCTTGGACTCCCTGACGACCAAGATATCGCCATAATGTTAGACAGATGCAAAGCAAAGGATTTGTCTCCCTTTGCCGCAGCTACTAATTCACTAGGGTATGACGTAACCGGCGAGCCATATTGTTATTGTGGCTTCTGCAAACCAGAATCTGGAATCAACGGAACCTGTGATGGTCCTTCGGCATCATTATCACATTCAGTAGCCGGGCCAGAATAAAAAGTACACCCTGTGATACATTCCTATCTGGAATATTATTCTCATCCGACAATCAAAAATGCCAAACGATTGTGGGAATCTATCAGAGAATATGACTATCACGAACCACTAGATGACCTAATCGCTGCTCGCAAAGTCATCAAGCCCAAACTACACTTAGCCGATCGCTACCTGTTCAGCAACGGAACAGTAGGCAAAACAAGAGCATACCTGATAGGACCGCACGCGGACTTCTGGATCAAACAAATAGAAGACTTCGTAAAATATCGAACCACCAGATATATCAATATCCTAGATCTATTATCCTTCAACCACCACAAAATAGCTCGAATGCCCGAGCCGATCACAGACGACTCATATTATTATATTGCTGCAGCAGACTACCGCCAAATTGACAAATTCATACAGGAATTAGCAAGACTCGGTAATTACGGCTTCAACGCCGCGCCGAACACATGGTTATATCTGCTCAGCCTACCGGCATTTCGAGAATTTCTATCATCCCGCCAGATAATATGCTTATCGACCGGCTGGGACGGATTCTATAAACAACCGCCAACCAATATCCATATGAACGATAATATGGTAAATTGGACAACCGGGATGAATTTCTATACCTGCCAGTACGGAACCAGACACTACCTACAAACATTCGCAATCGCACCAGAAGGCATCGTCAATCTGTTAAACCTGGCTTGCCAACCAGTCTTGCCAGTCGATGATCTCATGCAGATCTCTCCGGTAGTCAAACGTTGTCAGTGTGGAAGAAATTTTCGCGAAATCTCTTATTTTCCGCATTATATCTGGTTGCCCAAATCATCTGACGGTGAAATAATTTATGATCTACAGCTGGCCGACCACTTTAAAGCTTCTTATCTGAACTTACAATTTATTCAGATCGGCCAAACAATTGATGTCTTGTATATCTCTAACAGTAACAACGACCTGTTAGAACATGACCAAAACATCATCACCACATTTTTCGAAAGCCATGGATTGGAGACGGTGTTCAAACGTGATAAATATCGTAGTATCAATCGCAAGTACCATGTTTTTCTTAGAATAGCAGCACCAACCACTTACAAATCCTGGAATCTGGTATGCACCAATTCGCAACCGTCATCACAGCCGACCATATAGACAAGACGTTGGTGCTTCTTGAATCGCTCCGAACATTCAATGAAGCCGAATTACACGCACTAGTCATCGACTATAACCCGCGTATAATGGCCAGCGTCGATTTCGACCACTTGTACGTGCATGATCTCCAAGAATTACTAGGAGATAGAGATCACGGCGTTGTTGCCAGAATCATCGCCAACAAATATGCAAACTTGCGCGACGAATTACGCTGGGCACTCAAAGCCCCATTCATCAAAAGTTTACGCACAGAACATCCAGAAATCTGCTACGTCGATTGCGACCTATGCTTTTATGCCGACTACCAATTTCTGATGGATAAATTGGCTACCTCGGCTATCTTGCTCACGCCGCACTGGCGCGAAATAAACCCGATGACTATAGATTTCCGCTACAACTTCAAGCACGGAATCTATAATGCTGGCTTCGTCGGCTTCGGGAACGGGTGCGAAGAGATGCTCGATTGGTGGGAAGAAATGTGTGCTATCGAATGCACCAAATCCGATCGAGCCTTCACATACGTTGACCAACGATATTTGGATCTGGTACCAATCTATTTCAACAATGTCGAAATCATACAACACTTTGGTTGTAATGTCGCAGCCTGGAACACCTCTTATCTCAAACGTGAGGTGGTCGATGGAGAAACCTTAATCCAAGGCGAACCTATTATCTTTATCCATTACTCGCCAATCACCATCGATTATGTCGAGAATGGCAAAGATAACGCTCTGTATGATTACTACAACCATTATCGACTAGCACTGCGACAAACCCGCAAGAAGCTGGTAGGATTGGGCCTAAAAGACTGCACATCCAAACCAGTCGAAGACCAAATATTGTAATGAACCACTTTTCGACTGTTATAACAGCGAACCACCTCGACAAAACCCTCGTATTGCTGGATTCACTCAACGAATTCGGTGAAGCAACATTACATACCCTCGTTGTTGATGAAATCCCAAACATCCAATTCACCAATCTAATCATTTACAGCCTCAAAGACCTAGCAAAGAAACAATTGGCCGCCAGAACACTGGCAATAAAACACGCAGAAGAACAAGATGAATTACGATGGGCACTAAAACCCACATTCATGCTACATCTAATGCAAGAATACACCAAGCTCTGTCACGTAGACGCAGACATCTGCTTCTATGATGAATACCAATTTCTATTCGACGAATTGAACGATTATCCGGTAATCCTCACGCCGCACTGGCGTCAGATATATCAATATGGGCCAGATTATATCCATAATTTCAGCGACGGCTTGTACAACGCTGGGTTCATTGGGTTTAGCAGAACGGAACACAAGGGCTCGAATATGGTGTCAGGTATGAGAGCACTTCGATGGTGGTCGAAAATCTGTGCTAAAGAATGCACGCAATCATCCGAAAATCACACTTACACCGACCAACGATACCTGGACCTATTCCCGATCTACTTCCGAGCTAAAGTATTGCGACATTATGGATGTAATGTGGCTGGTTGGAACGCTAGCTATCTACAACGAACCAAGGAAGACGAACACATCCTCGTTCGTGGCATGCCACTTATCTTCATCCACTTCTCTGAAATTACAGAACGCACCATCGCGGACGGTCTAGATGATTTATTACGCGAGCCATACAGAAAATATCTAATCGCATTACAGAAAAAACGCCAGCAGTTGGCAAAAGCAAAACTCGGCATGTGTATTTCTAAACAACGATATCCTTCTCAGGCAATCTGAAAGGGATTTTCTTCAAATAGTAGCTAGGCTTGTCGCGAAAAGCAGAAATAAATGCTGAAAACGACGACATTCCAGCAACAAAAACATCAGCATCTATCATGCTTTTAGCTACCCTATATAATCGCGGATAGACCTGATCGCAAATTTTTACGTTTTCACCGACAAAATCACCCACTAGGTCATTCACAGGGCCTTGCGTGTAATAAACGACATTCAATCGTTTGCCAGGATGGTCATCTCTCACACGATCCAACACCCTATCATACTCGCTCTTGGGAATGATTCTGCCACCATTATCATGTAGCCGACCACCACCACGCACATAGACAGCCACATTCAACACACCAGCCGTCGCCTCGAAATCAGACGCAAAAAAATTATAGAAATTAGTCCGTTTAATAAGAGATTCCCACAACCGCAAATTCTTTTGATACAAACCCGGTAGTGTATCACCCTGCTGCTCAGCTTCGAACAATTGCTTGAAACCAAAAAACGTTGACCTCCTAAGAATAACGCTAGTTCCAGACGGAAGCCCCCGCAAATATTGTCTCGCCAACGTAAGTGGCATACCCCACCACTTCATCTTCTCATCTGGCGTGTAAATGTCGCAAGCTGGTTCCTCAATGCTGTGCTTATCGAAAAAATCCGCGAAATTGAAATAATAGTTAAACATCTCCTCGCCCCATTCATGCGGATAAAAGCCAGTATAATGATACCCAAGACCAAAAATATCCGCCAAAATAGGGCCACTCACAATATCATTAAATTGATGACCTATGCGGCCCCATTCCGGGAGCATCGACAACCATATATTCCTAGGGTTCGTAACGGGTGGTAAAAACTCCAACAACTCCGACTCATCAATCACCCTTAACAGTTCGCCCTGGCGCTGCTCGAATTCTTGTTCATCAACACCCACCATCAGTCTTTTACTATTGGGGCGCTTCAAAACGATCATACCGGGTATGATAGTAACAGAATCGACTTCTTCCAGCCGCCTAATTTCTAGAATATCCCGCCATCTTTCGACGCACCTGATTATTAGCAAGCACCCATTATCATTTAAGCGCGAGATTGCTGCATGAAAGTTGTCCTGCACGACCACATCATTCAACAAAATAAGATCATACTTTCTGGCACAACTTGCAAAGAAACTAGAAGCAGAACCGCGAAAATTACCACCGGCTGTCGGATGAACACCAGTTTTATCTGTCAAACTTATCCGACTAAATATCGCATCGTCACACCCCAGCTCTAAATAGGACGAAAAAGAATATCTGTCGGCTAAAGAGTTCAATAGTTGGGTTATATTCATAAGACACTTTTGATGATATCTGCGAATCTTTTTGCTAGATATTTTTTGTCGCGACCTTTCATTGCATTTTGGAAGGCCAGCACTCGCATTTCATCATATTCAGGATAATTGGCTAGTATGTCAGCTAATATTTTCTCCAAGTCCGAAAAATCAGTCTTACATACAACATACGGAATATCAGGCCAAGAAACGGCAAAAGAAGTATCTGGCTTAATTAGAACCGCTCCCACCAGAGCGGCCTCAAAATCTCGAAAACACGTAATATCATATCCCCAAGGAGATAAACATACCTTGCTTCGTGTCATTATATCGAAATATTCTTGAAAATCAACAAACGTATCGCTGGATGGTATGCGAACTCTAACATTATATCTATCCCGCAAATCACAAACAGTATTCACCGCCACCTGGCGATGAAGGCGAGTTTCGGCATCTGGATAGAATTCGCCTATGTCGCCAAGCATCATAGATATATCCAATTCCTTTTGTTGATCCAACACAAAAGGTAGTTTCTGATAAATGGGACGTTGGAAATGTTCCCAAGATATAAGATTAGCAAAAACATGTATCTTATCAGAAAGATGACTCACGCGAGGCTGTCGCATTAACGTTGGTTCGCGATCAGCCATTATTGCAACATGCTTCTTATAGCAGTAAAATTCCTTATCATAGTCCAATGGATCTACGAATTTGGACGTCTTCATCATTGCCTTGACATTGTCGCGTATTAAGAATTCGCGTAGATTCCACCAATTGATCTCCGGACCCAAATAGAGATCATGTAAAATAGTGGGTTTATCGTCGTCCAGCACGCGACGCACATAATCGACGTCCCGTGAGCCCTGAACTAATTTGATATCGCCTGGGCCGTCCGTAAAGATGATGCCCAGGGCACGTAATTCATCCTCTAGGCGTAGCCAGCATTGCAAATGAAAATTGAAATATCTAGCACAATTTGGTTTAATATCGAGCTTGATCATCTAATCGACTATGCCTTTTTCAGCTGCCTCCAAACAGCCCGTAGCCACGCAATATAATGGTATATCAGAACAAGTAATCGTACCAATATCGAAGGGTACGTCCAATTCGTCAAACTTCTTGGAAACTCGTTTTACAAATCCCTTTGGTGAGCTAGTTCCACCGGCCATATAGACATTAATAGCTTCCCCGTCCAACCGTGCCTCGGATTCATTCTCCTCGAATCCCTTGATGATCCCGTCAATCACCGTGCTTATCAGCACATCATAATGTAGTACGATATCCAAGCCGATCCGGTCGTCTGGTTCTTTGCCCGGCGTCAAATCAACACTCATTTTCCGCTTAGACACCGTGGTCGGCGTTTCTTTGGCTGTTTTCTTGCGAATCTTAGACGCCAAAGCACTGTAGCCATGCCTGATTGCGACTTGCTCATCAATCCAATCACCAGCACCGACCCAGCAGAAAGAGAAGATCTCGAGCCCATATTTCACGTAGCTGACAGTGACAGTCCCGGCACCCCACGATATACCGATACCAGTACCATCTTGACTCATATTAATAACAATAGCGTGTGATTCACGAATGGCCTTGCGTTGAATCTTCGCCTTGGTTTCATAGCCATCAATCACGATATCAACGACCCGCTCATGGTAATCGATATTCAGATCTTTATTAAGAGCTGGGGCAGTGGTGCAATAACAGACCTTCAATTGATCACTGAACTTGCCAACTTCGTTCTCGGCCATTTCCATTAATCCCTGAACAATACTGCCCAGAATGGTCATGGCTTCTTCATCGGCGGAAATGCCACCTTCGGCCATCGGTCGGCGAAGAGTGTCGTTTTTAGCGTAAGCAAATTCTTCGGCATCTTGGCCCAACACGACGGCTTGACCATCTGGCATTTCGACCCATCTGGCTGCTCGTTTGGTTCCGTCGCTGCGGATTTTGTTGGGGTCATCGAGCATGTTTTTGATGAAGGGAGTGGCTCGCTCGAAGGGCCAATATCCGTTAATTTCGCTAATATAATGGACTTGACCTTCGTCGTCGCGGTAGGCGAGCACTACGGTGCGGGTGCCAATATCGATACCCAATTGTTTCATTATACATCTCCTGCCGGTGTAAACATCACCAAGTCTATATACCTGGTAATTCTGTGTTGTGGTTATATCCAGCAAAAGCCCCTCAACCTGAGGGACGGCGACGGGGAGGTCACTTTCTTCGACGACGGGCTCCGGGAGGGGTTCCGGTGATATCACAACTGGCACCGGCGTCGGCGGGACCGGGGTCGGCGGGGTCGTCGGGGGTGGCATCACTGACCTGACCACCTTCACTTCCTGTTTCGCCACTGTTTCCTTGTTGAATTTGTAAATCGTCATCTGTACGAACTGCGGACCCGAACCCGCCCCGTGGCCTTGGCGGTTTGAAGAGGTTGGGAGCGACGACTTCTGGTGGGAGTGGTTCGACTCTTCGAACCGTGATCGTTGAATCCTCTGTTGGAGATGAGACCGCAACTCCATCGCCAATTTTTTGCCGTTTGCTGAGAACATTCACCAGGGCCTCTAAAACATGGATAAGTCTAACTCCTAGATAGGCTAGAACTCCAACAAAAGCAGCAGAAATGGCAACAAAAGTCCAAATCATGCGTGATTAACTCGAAAGAGAGGAATACCTGAACTAAGAGCCAACTTACCAAGCTGATCTATACCATTATCATAGAAAGCAAACCGCCTCCGTGTCTGCTCAGACTCCGTCCATATCTGTCCATCATTATAATAATCTAGCCTCGAAGTATGACTCTTTCCCTCTATAATTTTATTATCACAACCAAATAGAGAAATACTACGCGGCCCCAAGAACAACGCAAAATGAGTAGCCATATGCACACAACTACCAAAATCACAAAACGGCGGATTAACCGACCTCAACACACCAATATCACCAATCTCAAACTGAACAGCACCCGGCACCACATGCCCGGCAAAAACATACTCTCCAGCCGTCTGATGTTCCAAAACATACGGAACAATAAAGCGTTGCTCAGGATATTTCTCACGCAGCTCGGAAATCACCTGCACGGAATTAGTCACCACATAGTCAGCATCCACCAACAAACCCACATAATCCACAGCAATCACAATATCATGATTATTGATCTGTGACAGATTCAAATAATCCAATGACGGACCATCTCCCACCACAGCAATCCGTTTACCATGAGCTGTATTCCGCAACAAATAGACACCCAACAACTCCGGCTGCAAATGCTCCAACCACCACTGCGATGACCGCTCCGCCGATTCCGCAAACCTCACCAGCTCATCGATCCGACCAATATCAACCGAGCCTGGTTCCAACTCGCATGCCTCATAGAAATGCGTGATATGCTTCGGGAACCAAGCTTCCATCATCCGTGCCAGATTACGCCTCGCTTCTGATTCCACCTCGGGGATTACTGCAATATAGCTATCATCCACCACCAATACTTCGCCACCGGCCATCCACGTCTTCAACGATAGACAAATATTATCGCCTGGGCCTGGGCTAGCATCGTCATCAAATCCACCAATTTCGTCAAAGAATTTCTTATTAATTGCTAAGCAGAACGCGGCCAACGGCGATTTATCGCCAAATCGCCGATTATACATTGCCATGCTCCATCGCATGCCATACCGTCGCCACCCTCTATCCTCTGTAGCCCACAGATTAGTGTCAAGAGAAAATGCGAGAGGGCTTACAAGTCTTTTCTCAGCTAGTTCACTAACGACTGGTAAGAACCAATCTTTTCCGAACTTAACAGGAGCGGTAAGAAATACAAGCTGTTCGGAGGTGGCCAGTTTGGCAGCGGTATTCCAGGCTCGAGATCTACCCACTTGTTCTGTTTTAGATATAATATCCCAATCGTTCCACGGAAAACCGTGATCTTCCAGCGGAATGGCGTTTGTTTCATCACAAAGAATGATTTGTTCGACGTACTGTGGAGGAGTTTTGTCGATTAAGTCATTCAAAGTGCGTTCTATATGATCGCTGTTGCGACAGTAGATTATAAAAGTGGCCATGAAAATATATACATCACCTAGAATTTGTAACCGAAGAATTCAATAGATTCTGCATATCCCTCGGCTACTCTTTCTCGCATTTCGTCAGTGTACGCTTCTTGATATGGTCGGTCAGAAAAGCAATTGACACGTGGCAAGATGCGTTGAGCAATATCTAGATTATCATATTCCACTTCTTGTTGCCCATCGATAGGGCACCAGTTCCTATCGATGGTCTCTTGGTCCTCCGGTGCACGTCCTGCGAGCGCAGGGATGCCGATACTTCTGGAGATGCGCAATCAAGAGGTGGGTCTTGCACGTTAGGACACCAGAACCAGGAATCCTCACAGCATTCGTCTTCTTCTGGTTCACCCCCGATAATGAGATCCCATGGATAAATTCCTGGGCGGGAGGCATCCAAACCGTACCAAACTGCTCCATCAGAACACGCTTCAACGTCCGTGCTAGGTATCCAACGAAATTCGTGTTTAGCATAATGTCTCTGCGTTACACAGCCAGGTTGAGGGTCCCAGTGCACAAGTTCCAACTCGGGAGACTCATCACTTTCAAGCTCAACCTCATAACGATTGACATATTTGCACTCCTCTAAAGTCATCTGGGCAGAAGCAAAAACACTCTTCAATGTCGTCGCGTCAGATAACGTGTTCGAATTCGGGAGCAAGCTGATCTTATCAACACATAATTCCTCCAGCAGATCAGCACAAATAGTGTAAATAATATCCAAATCACAATCAAGACGAGCATTAATGATCGGACAACTGACTGTAACATTCGTGTCATCAATAGTACACTCAACAATCCGCAAATAACACTCGCCCGGATCACCCGTCAGCCCATCCGGACCCTTCTGACGCGATTTCACACACCAATCATTCGAAACATCAGCCCAATTGAAACCATTCAAAAAGACCGAACCACAAATGATATTCGTAGTCAGATCATACTGAATACTCGCCTTCGTCGCCGCCTCATCCACATCCAAATCAGAAATAATCGTAATATCAGTAGGATCAACCGGGCTCACCTCTATCGTCACCGAAGGCGAACTCTCAACTACCGCCCCGCCCGTAATTATCGCCACTTTGCTCAGCGGAATATCACACAAACTCTCTGAATATTTCTCACCAAGAGCCCGCTTCAACAACAAATCACGAGTATGCTGGAAACTAGGCAACACCTCCGGATGAAACTTGTTATAAACAATCGCCATATGTTGCATCTGATCGACTGCCTTCGACTCCTCGACAGTCTCCTCAGAAATCTTATACAAGCGAACTGATATTTCCGGCACATGACGATTCGGATACTCGATAGGACCGCCCGGCAAAATAGGTGTCGGCGTATGAATAGCAAAATCTAACCGAGTTTGTTGAATTTCCGATGGATAATAACAAACCTCCGGAGCACCAGGAACGCCATCTCGTCCCTTATCCCCCTTCGGCCCATTTGCACCACGTGCGCCAGGACAAATCTGCTTCATCAATATCTGAAACAGACGCCCCCTATCCACTTCGACACGAAGAGCGGATTCACCCTCGGGTGAAAACCGAAAAAGCTTGTCGCTCGAGCGGAAATAATACCAATAGGCGTCAACACCAGGATAAAGCTTGAGTGGACGAATATCGACGCCCGTTTTGAGATAAGCATCTAATTTGCTTAATCGCGAATAGATATCCGAATCGATTATACCGTTGTTGTTTTCAGTAACAACAGCCGGAGCTATCACGACGCCCTTGGAAATCCAAGCGTCGCTTTCGGCAGTATATTGCCAGCGGTTTCCGTAGACATCGGATACTTGATCTCCGTCAGTCGGATTTCGCGGAAATTTTCCGATGTTTGTGGCCATATGGTAATCCCATTTATGGTATTTTTGGTGGACACCGGCACACAAATATTTATCTATTAGGATTAGATAGTTAGGGTTCCTCGCCGTGGACCCAACTAACATGCTTGTTATGTTCTTTATAGATCTGCTTCACGTCCTCCGGTATGAAATCTATCGGCCCTTCCCAAGCTAATTTACCATTGTAGAGGATGCGAATCCAACGACCGTGCTGATAACAGATTATTTCTTCTGCGTTGAGCTTTTCTTCTTTGGGCTTTGAGAAGAGTTTCTGGAGTATTTTACGCAATATCTTCATATAGTGGTGCTCCCCCGTCCTCATCATCATAATAAAATCTTTTTTAATTCTTAAGATTCTCTATTTTAAGATTCTCTTAAGAATTTGATGATTCGGCACTCTTTAGCGAACACTGTCACTTCAAGATCACAGCAAGCACCAGAACTATTACCAGTTCGCAGGGGGAGGCTAGCACATCCTGGTCGAAATCTGCGTCCATGTTCCCGCCGTCATCACTTCCTTCCCAGGAAGCCGCTGTACTCTACCAGTTTCGGTACCTCGGGAACTTCGAGTTCTCTGATTATCACCCCAACAAGTATCCTACCTCATTATCACTGCCAATGCTCCCGGCTTCGTCAAGGCTACGCACATCAAACTCACATAACAATCAAACAAATTTCGCACTGTCAACATTCTTGCCACTATGGGCGCTTCAACTAATTTCGCAAAAATCAGACAATTCAGGCGGTTCAACTTTCAGACAATTAATGAGTGCCTCGCCCCACCGTTGGTACATTGGGGGTGTCAATAATAGATAACCAGGTCCGGGTCCTCAGCCTAATTCATTCGTTTTTGGACGCTTGTCATCCTGAGGCGCGGCGTAGGACATGGGGGCTCTCATTGCTGAGCCCAGGCCCAAAAGGACCCTAAACGAACTATAACAAACCACTGTTGTCCAGGCCGACTGAGGTTCAACGGAACACCAACTGTGGCAATTTGGGCCACTATGTACGACGGGATTGACTACACCGTCGGTAGCTAAATACCAGAGCAACGCACCACAACAACAAATCCAATTTGTCGAGGATCATATGAGCTGTTGGAATCCCTTCGAAGAGCTGCGTTGCAACCCAACCGTCTACACCACCTGTTGCCCACCCTGGTTGGACAAGAAAATGTGGTATGGCGAATGGGAAAACTACGACACACCAGCCCTAGAAGCAAGCCCCTGGGAAGTCTGGAACAACCCCGTACTTCAAGAACTCCGCAAAGCCATCCTCAATTACGACTATAGTAATTGCACCAACTGTGCCAAAGTCTTCGCCGGGCACCTCGAAAAAGTCATCGAACCCTGGATGAAGCCTATTCTGGAAGTACCACCACGGCGCTTATGGCTCGAACACGACCGCCACTGCCAACTAAAATGCCCCAGTTGTCGTCCCGCCTTTGTCATGCACACCGTCCAGCAAGACAAACGCGACACCAAAATCAAAGAAATCTGTGAAGAATTCATGCCCACCGCGCTCTGGATCATCCTTATGAGCAGCGGAGAACCATTAGTCAGTCGCTCGACTCTTGAGATTATCTCTTGGGTCCAGAAATATCCTGAACTAGAAATGGAACTCTATACCAATGGTCTTCTTCTACCGGAGAGATGGGACCTATTGCCAGAGGAACAGATAGGCAAGATCAATATCAGTATCGATGCCGCCAGTAAAGAGACTTATGAGGATGTGCGGCGGCCAGGCAAATGGGCCAAATTATTACAGAGCCTTGCTCTCGTAGCCGAGAAAAGAAGATCGGGTCTTATTCCGGAATTTCAGGCGAATTTCGTAGTTCAAGCCAAAAATTTCCGAGAAATACCTGACTTTGTTCGCCTCTGCATCAATCACAATGTTACCTATTGCGTTTTCGCACCATATAATCAACTACACCATACCGATGAAGAATTTGCCGAGATCAATATCTTCAATCCCGATCATCCAGAACATTCGGAATTCGTAAAGGTGCTGGCCGATCCTATTATTGCGGATGATTCGGTCTGGTGTCCGGATTTCTGGCAATTCGAACCGAGCTTGAAGAAATAAAATATACAGATATGAAACTCTTCCATATCACCGAGCAGCGCCGTTGTCCTTCTTGCGGAAAACCGTTCAAGAAGGATGAGCCATATCCCGATGTAGAGAATTGTGAAGTCTGTGAGCGCTTCGGCCCACCAAAAACAGTCAAAGAAGATTTTAATTATGAGACTCCAGCTAAGGTGATGTGGCGGGACCTCATTCGAGACGCGATGAAAGAGTTTGATGTATCGTTCGACCTAGAGAACGATGATAAGGTGGTTGGTCGCGATATCAAAATAGGCGAAGATAATAAATTCTATTGTGAATTATGGAAAGCTGGTGGAGATTGGCAGAATCCTATCGCCTATTTCCGCTGCGAACTAAAAGACGGTTATCTGGAGAATCCCCTTCATTCTCAATATAATGATCCACATTTCGTTTTCATCCCCGGCGTGGACGAGGGAAACCCACACCTAGTCCGCACCAAGAACGGTAAGTGGTCCGCTCCTGACAACCAGGACGACGATGAGGGCGAACCGGATGAAAAGCTATGTTGGAAGTCATTAAACGAATATCTCCAGAGTCTTGAATAAATGGTAATACCCGAACTTGTTGACGGTTGTCAACTACGCTGTGCCCTATGCTGGAATCGTTCCCGCGTACCATCCAATAATCAGATGTCAATGGAGGTCTTTGATAAAGTTCTAGAGAAATATGGGCGTGCTTCGCGGATAGACTGGTTCAATTGGGGTGAACCACTTTTACATAAAGAATTTCTTACTATTGCCGAACGGCTTCGTGATACTAATTCTCGCATCAGCACCAATTTTTCACTTCCAGTGTCTGACGAATACTTAGAGGCTCTTAACAATTTCAAGATTGTTTATATTTCTCTGTCTGGTATGACCGAGCAGGTGTATCGAATTTATCACAAAGGTGGGGATCACGGGTTAGTATTTGATAACATTAAACGATTCATGGCTCGTGCGACGACGCATGTACGAGTTCGTTGGTTGATACACAAACATAATCAGCATCAGTGGCATTGGTGTCGCAAATTCTGTAATTTACGGGGAATTAGATTCGAGCCAATACCATTAAATGCGGAAGTAGAAAACTTGCTCGAGGAGAGCTTCTCACACGATCTTTATGCGAAGACAGAGAAACGAGAGAAACGAACTACGTGTCATATCATAGAGTGGCTGCCGATAGGCTGGGATGGCCGTTATTACCTATGTTGTGCGAGCCATAACGTAGATACTGGGTATACTGTGTTTGATGATATCACACCGACCCAATTGATAGATATCAAGAAGAAATTACCACTCTGTCAAGAGTGTCAGAAGTACGAGATCTGGAAATATTTCTGATGCAACGCATTCATGAAATTGTCTGCAAGAAGTTTGATATTGATGCTCGCTATGATAATCTGCCTTTGGCTGGAGTGACAGGTACCCGCAATGACCTGGCTGAGCTGTTCGCTGAGTTCGGATACAAGAAAGGTGCTGAAGTTGGTGTATGCGAGGGCATCTATTCAGAGATTTTATGTAAAGCTAATCCTGAACTTGAGCTAATTTGTATTGATCCGTGGGAACCCACTTTCAAGTATACACCACGTAAAGTAAGGCGACTCCAAAAAGAAGCTACAGAAAGATTGGCTCCTTATAAGGCTACATTGATAAAAGGTTATAGCTTAGAAGTAGTAAAAACTATCCCGGACAAGTCGTTAGATTTTGTTTATATAGATGCCTTACACGAATTTGATCCGGTGATAATGGATATTATCAATTGGATACCAAAGATTCGTCGTGGTGGCATTATCGCTGGCCACGATTTTTGTCACTTCAAGTATGGCGGTGTGGTATTTGCTGTGGAAGCATATACTCGTGCACACCGAATTGATCCGTGGTACGTGACACGATGTGACAGAGAACCATCCTGGTTTTGGGTGGTTCAATGAGTGCCGCTGCAGACACAAGTGGGTTCGTAACCGGTACAAATGTCTGCGTATTGTTGGCACTGCATCTCTTTGTCGATGAGATCCCACATTTCTTCGAGGTCGATCTGACCGTTACGAAACATTTCGACGAGAGAAGTTATCAGCATAGTTCCTGTGTGATCTAATGAATTGAACATGGCCTCCGTCCTCCTATGGTCGGAGTTGCACCAGAACTTGCAAGAGCACCGATTCCAAACTATCTTTGGTCATATGCTAGCATCGCTAAAACTAAGATTCTGCTTGTTCAACAGCGTATAATTCGTCGCCCTCTACGACTACTTCGTTGTGAACCGAGAATAACACTTTCTTGTCTAATTCTTTGTGGCCCTTTTTGTCCGCATCATACCACGCCACAAAGAGATCCTTGTGTTGAGGAGCGTCCGGTTTGGTCTCTTCTTCCGTCTTCTTTTGTTTGATATCCAACCAACGTACCGACTTAGCACCCAGATCAACCAAGCGTTTCTTGATGACTTGTTTCTCGGCAGCCGTATAATCGCGCTGGAGAGCGACCCGAATCATATTGCCAGCAATATGACTCTCAGTCTTTTCCGGCAACAATTCATCTAACAACGTACAGAACTGTGGCGGAGCTTCTTCATCTGGTAAGAACCGCTCGCCAGCCTTCCAAATGTTGATGAATTTGTGAGTATCAGTTTCCAGATCAAGACAATAGAAACCATGGGCTATATCACCTTCATCGAACTTGAAGGGAATAGGTGAACCCGGATACCACACATTTTCACCTATTTGTTGCTTGTTGTGAAAATGGCCGGTGTAGATGCGATTGAAAGGCAGGTCCTCAAAATCGATGGTGGTCCAATTTTGGAGTAGGAAGCAGGTATTCATGGTGGCTCCATGAATACCGATGTGTGTCAGCAAATTGTCACCGGGCTGTACCTGGTCCCTAATAGCCTTCAATACCCGCATATAGGATTTCTCGTAGGTGATGAACGGAAGAATCCAAAAGCGAGTGTCATCCACTTTGACTATTTTCACGTCTTCGACGACGGTGATGTGTTTGCGGAGGGCGGTTAGGCTGTTGATTTCCCAAGAGTGGCGGAGGAACATGTCGTGGTTACCGGGGAAGGCGATCCATTTTTGGTGGTAATCATCGACTGTTTCTTCGAAGAAGCGGGAAACGTGGGAGAGTACTTCGATGTCTAGGCTGCGCCGGTCGTGAAAGAGATCACCGAGTATGAATACTGTGTCGATATTGGCTGCGTGGCAATATTCACGCATGACTCGGCAGGCCCAGAGAATGTCTTGGAGGCGGCCTGGAACGCCGAAGTGAATATCAGCAGTGATGAGCAGTTTGGACATCATTTTCCTCTGTCTTTATATACCAGATAGACTAAACGTTCGTACATTGAATTGGTGGGATGTCGCAACATCTTATTAATACGTATTTAGTATTTTGTAACAGTAGATGGGTACTATTATGAAAGAAAAGCGACTACCAAAGCGTGAAAAACGCAGAAAGATATATCGCTCTGACAGAGCCAATTGACCTAATAGAATATATGACAAATTATTTTCAGCGGAGATTCATTGAAAGATACCAAGGGATGTTCGAAACACACTAGGAGAAGAAAATGTTTGACGCATTACTAATATCACTAGCTGATGGCCAATCCTACAAACACGTGCGTATCTTGGAAGACCAAGATATCCAAGCTAGCGATTTCCCGAAGCTCTTCGAAGAATACACTTCCGCCTTCCACACCGATGACGGTCGTTTCGTCATCTGCCACAATTGGGGCATCAAACTAATCCACCTAGATCGTCATCAACGTGGGACTCGAACAGGATTGAAAGTAGAAAGAATATTGGTGTCAGGAGACGCTCTGTATGCTCCGGCTACGATACTTCCAGGTGAATCCTGGTATGATAACGGAGTACCCTACTACTTCCTGAATACTAGTGGGATTACCGGTCAGTTTGTATTTTCTACAGTAGAGGGCACGTTCCTTACCGCCGACAAGAACGTGGTAAGCGTCATATTCCCAGCGATGCCCAAACGAGCTATTACTAGCAGTGAGAACGTCCAAAAATCCTTCGTTACTATGCGTAAGCGATCAGCAATACCTGATACTGTCAGTGGCAAGATACAACATACATGAGCGGTCTGGTCGATCTAATATACCAATATCTGATGAACCATGAGGTGGTTGAGAGCTTGAATCCTACCGGGTTCGGTCTATCGCCACTAGCACATATTTCGTCCTCATACTACATTATTGAATTTGTAGTGTCGGTGGAGATGCGGCGGGAGCCACCTGTCCCGTTGCTGTATCATATAAATCTTGATTCTGACAGAGCTATTCTGACTGTTTTAGATGGTATACATGTACAAGTTTACCGATATTGTGATCCTGAGTTCCCACAAAATCTCCTCCAAGCACTCTCAAACATAAAGACCAATGTTGAACGATTTAGCAATCACCGAACCAGTACACTTTGATCTTGACGCGATCGATGCTTCTTTCCCTAAGCCTAGTTATCGCGACGGACAAAAAGAGGCCATCGAGTTCGCCCTCGAGTCCTTCAACGCCGGAAAACGCATAGTCATCCTCGAGTGCCCTACCGGCAGCGGCAAATCAGCCATCGGGATGACCATTGCGGACATGGTGGAACGATCTTACTACATCACCATCACCAAAATCCTTCAAGACCAGCTTGTTGGTGACTTCGGTGATACCATCGTTAATCTCAAGGGACGAAACGCATATCCATGCACTTTCTACAACCGAGAAGGGCAGAAGTTGGTTGATAGGAAGCTTTGGACAGCCCAAAAACTCAAGGAGGCTGTCAATGCCCGACCGACTTGTGCCACTGGTTTCTGCCGTACCAAGACTAACAGGGATATGCCCGGAGCATCTTCAAGTCATTGCTCCATGTGCTTCACAACAGATGGTCCTTTCGGAACCGGTAGACCGAAAGGTGATTTGCATGATTTGCCATATGGCATGTCATATTCTGCCTGCCCATATTACGAGACTGTCTACTCGGCCATCCAATCTCGCAAAGTGGTCATGAACTTTTCGAGCTTTCTCTATCAAACGAGCTTGACCAAGCGATTTGATGAACCGCGCGATCTGATGATTGTGGACGAGTGTCATAATATTGAGCCACAATTATTGGACTTCGTGGCCTTTACGATTAGTGACCAGCACTTGCAGCAGTATGGCATCTTTATTCCACAATTAGCCAGTCCATATGATTATTATGTCTGGCTGGTGGACACTAGAGTTGCCCACTTGCTGTACGATATTATCAAGCAAGCCGAGGATGAAGAGAACCACAAGCTGGCCGACGAATTGAAATACACCTTGAAGAAGTTCCAGCTTTTCATTCATCGGATCGAAGAATCCGATGATGACCGGAATACCGAGTGGGTGGCCGATTATACGGAGAAATTGAACAGCTCTGGTGACATTCAACACCGGTCCGTCACAATCAAACCGGTCTACGCCAACGCTTTTGCCCAACCTTTGTTGTTCAGATACGCCAAGCGGATTCTGCTGATGTCGGCGACGGTGTTGGACGTGAACGTGGTTTGTCGTTCTTTGGGTCTAAATAAGTCCGAGATAGCCGCGAAAAGGCTCAAGAACCGCTTTCCGGTCGAGAACCGTCCGATCTACCTGAATACCGTCGCGAAGATGACGGGAGGCAAGGAAGCTATGTCCAAGTGGGCTCCCGCCCTAGTATCTGGTGTCAACGAAATCGTAGAGAAGCACAAAGGCGAAAAAGGAATAATTCATACCCATAACTTCGCCATTATGGACCATCTGTTGGTTCGGTGCAAGCCGAGCGTCAAGGCTCGATTTCTCTGCCAGCGGGATTTCATGAATAAGACGGAGATGCTGGCGGAGCATGAAAGGTTAGAGGATTCGGTGTTGATAGCTCCGGCGATGCACGAGGGTGTAGATCTCGTGGATGCTTTGAGCCGGTTCCAAATCATCTGCAAGGTACCATTTGCCAATTTCTTCGACAATCAACAATTGGCTAGGCGTGTGGAAGTCGATCGGAAATACTATATCTGGCTCACGGCACTGAAATTGGTCCAATCTTACGGGCGGAGTGTCCGTAGTGAAGATGACTACGCGGTGACTTATATTCTGGATGAGAGCATTCATCGCTTTCTGAAAGATGCGAGGAAGATGTTACCAACCTGGTTTACAGAAGCTATAAAGGACGAATAATGTGCACATATTATCCCTATCAACCACAAGATGCTAAATCTAATCTCGACTCTACTCTCGGCAAGGTGGAGATGGAACACGCCGCTGCTGTGATTATCCAACAAGCCCAAAAGCAGGGCAATTGGAATGTGCGTGTTCTTTTGTGTGGTTATTCTAATCATGATACTGTATATGGTATGGAACTACTTGCTGGCTACGGCTGGTTAATATTTTTACCCGACGAGGAACGATGGACTATTACGCCTGAATTCATCAAGCGAGTCTGTCAGAGTACCGAAGATCGGGATCTACACCGAGCTATCCAAGACTACGACGTGAAACCAGATGATTATTCACCATGACAATTGATAATATCACGATAGAACGTGCTGCCTCTAAGCTCATCGAAGAAGGTCTAGAGGTGGCAGATATTTCTGGTCATTTCAATGTAAGGCGTGAAGGGTATCGCCGAATTATTATCTCCGGTCCCGGAGAATCTCATTGTGACAATCACAGGGAAGGTGTTTGGATCTATACCTATACCCATTGTTCTCGCGTCCGCACTAATCCTTTCCGAGAGTTAAATGAAGACCGGTACTTCGAGCATTCTAATCCTGAGTTCCCCACGAATTTAATCAGATATGTGGAGCTTGCCACATGTTCTTGGGCGGATTGGTGGGAGGTCTTCGAGAGGGAAGAAGGGGAGCGTGAACAATGCGAGTCTATCGACTCTTGCGAATAGGGCGGCTCAAACAACGAATGGTGCCGTACAAACGTGCCCTAGACGATAAAGCATTACCCGCTGATCGGCGTATTATCGCCCTAACCGAAGATGGGTTGGACAATCCACGAGCCGAACCGGTCATTATCACTGATGACAGCTTGGTTCTCTTCGCAGATGGCCAAATCTGGCATCTAGGCGGTACCGCTTCTCTGGAAACGTGCCAGATACCCGATGGTTATCGACCTTCTTACAATTGGCAGGCGGACCAACCTCGGCGATCATATAAGTGTTATATGATCTGGCAATCATTTCAATCTACTCCGTAGCCACTCCCGCCAAGGTCGGATGCTGGGACGGTAGTGGATATTTTCTTTTTCCGCCTTGTCCGCTATAACCACGCAACGTTTCGCTTGCCATTCCCAGATTTTATTCAGCTCTTCGCGGTCTTTGTAGTTGGCTGGTACCATTTCTTTTAGGACGTGGCAATAATAGCCGAACTCACAGGCCCGCTCGATTTCTAACCAGGCCGGTTCGCGTACTCTGCTGTAGACAGCGACGGCAGCACCATTAGTATATGCAGTCCATTCGTCATATACATATAATGCTGTTTCATCCCAATATCTCTGTTGCTCGCAGAGGTAGCAGGGATAGCCACCGCCGCGATATCTGACGCATCGTGCTAGTTGGGACAAGCGAATGCCGGTCTTGGAGACTTTGACGAATCGTTTCTGTCCAACATAATAACATTGAGCACCGTATTGATTTCGCAGTATACTATTGATCCCATGTGTTGATTCATGTACGGTGGTGAGTGTACTCCCACTTTTGTAGATGGAAGGAGCATTTGCCAAGGAGTATGGTGATTGGAAGAATGTTTGTCCTTCTAATGGGTTGAAATAAGCCAAGCAAAATGGTATTAGTTGTAACACCATGATACGAAGCGATACCTCGGGTCTAAACATCTGTTCCTCGCTTGCCAATGGGATTATTGAGAGTCCCGTCTTGTGGCGTATTTATGGGTAAAACACTCCCGTCCGAGGTATACCCATGCTTGAATTAAGAAGCGTTTCCTGGCGTAATTTCATGTCCTATGGTGATTATGTCTCTACACTTGATCTCACCACTCTGGGACAATGCCTTATTACCGGAGAGGTTATTGAGTCTGACGTCAAGGAAACATATGATTCTGCTAACCCAATTCCAATAAGGAAGTCCAACGGGGCTGGCAAATCAACAATCCCTAGCGTGATTCAGTGGGTGCTCTTTGGACGCACCATGCACTCGGCGAATCCAGGCTCAAAAGTAGTCAATCATTTCACAGGGAAGGACTGTTGGGCCAAAATCGAGTTCAAGAACGGGGACAGTATCACCCGCACTAGAAATTTGGACGGAACCAACGAACTTATCTACGTCCTCAACGGCGACGAAAACGTCGTCACTGCCAACACCCTGTCAACCGTCCAAAACCAACAAAAACAACTCGCCCGTGCTTTCAACCTCGATTGGGAAATGTTCTGCGGCAGTGTCTTCTTCAACCAGTATAGCAAGCCATGGATGGAAATGGCTGACCAGTCCCGCAAGAAAGCCATCGAACGAGCCCTCCACGTCGATCGATTCGAATATTACGCCAAAATAGCCAAAGGCAAACTAGCCAAAATCGAAGCCGACGTAGAAGCCAGCGACCTCAAAGTACAAGGTATCCTCAACGAGATCGAACGAATTAAAGCATCCATCGGAAGACTCCAAGCATCCGCCGCGTCCTTCGAAGACAACAAGAAAGAACGCAAGAAAGATCTCCTCCTCCGCGCCAAACGAGTCAAGGAAGAACGAGATGCCATGGAACTACCCGATCTAGACAAACTCAAAGCCAAATGGACAGTAGTAGACAAAATCAACAAAAAGCTAGGCGAATATCGAGCCGAAGCAAACCGCATCACCAGCGATATAGCCGAACTGAAAGGCACCAAATCTTCGCTCGAGCGAAAAATCGGCCTCTGGAATGACAAGAGCGGCACGATCTGCACCAGTTGTGAACAGACCGTGCCAGCGGGCCACGTGGCCGCCCGCGTGGAGCCACTACAAAAATCGCTCGAAGAAACCATCGCCGAAATAGAGATCAAAGAGGCCGAACTAGGTCAGATCAGAGATACCATCGCCAAAACTCAGCAAATAGTGGCCCAAAAACAACCATCTTTGTCCACACGCGATGCTGAATCTATTCATTCTAGGCACAAGTCCAGAACAACAGAAATCAAACGACTCAAAGAACAAGCCGTTGCTATCGATGATGAAACTAATCCACATCACCAATCCATTACTGATGCCGAAAAGACGATGGAGGACCGGCAGGCAGCACTAGAGAAGATCAAAGAAGACAACGAAAAGAAGACATACCTTAGCCAACACTACCAGTACGTGTACAAAGCGTACAATGACCGGACGAAAATCAAGAGCTATGTCTTCCAGGAGCATATCCCATATATTAATGAGCGGATCAAGCATTATCTGGAGGTTTTTGGGCTTGACGTGCATATCGAGCTGACTTCTTCGCTAGGAATATCTAGTAATCTTTGGGGTTACGAATTTGAGTCCGGTGGTGAGCGAAAGCGGACAGATGTAGCCTTCATGCTGGCAATGTTTGACTTCCACGAGCAAATGTATGGTCGCCAATGTAATATTCTGGTTCTAGACGAAGTCGATGGCCGCTTGGACGATGACGGTATTGATTCTCTGATAAATATTATCAAGGATGATCTTAGCTCCAAGGTAGAATCTATTCTGGTTATCTCCCATCGTGAGTTGATGTGGGATACGTTCGCCAATGAGGTGAAGGTCACCAGGAAAGATAGGTTTTCGCACCTGCGGTTAGCAATATAGTTATCAAATATAAAAGGAACAGTTGACTCCGGGAGCTACTCTATGGATTCCCATACTACTGAACATATCAAGCACGTCACGAACACCGAAGTTGTTCGACGCTTGCTTATCCGCTATTTTATGGAAAAGGGATTCACGGAGAGCTTCGACCGGCATCTCTATCCTGCCCTTCTCCAAGATCTGACACTTCGTGTTCCACAACTCACCACGAAGATCGAAATAGTTCCCTTTGCCGAAGAAGTGGATACATTCCAGGGTAAAGCCATCTTGGGTTGGAACCTCTTCGTCCTCGGGAATCAACGGATGTACCTGGGGCAGACCTACCATAACGATTTGCGGAGTCTAGCTCGGCAACTCCAAACGGGAATGGTAGTTATTCCTGAGGGAAGTGTTATTAATGCCCGCCGTCAGACGACGCCACGCAGAGTAGTAACTTTCATTACTCGCGTGTTGGAGTCGCACGAGGCTGGTTATGTGGATTTGTCGGTTGCTACAAATCCGAAGAAGATTGGCGAGCCATATGCCACGAAGAATAGCCTAATGGGCATGCCGCAGCAATTTTTTACACGTAGTGGGTACGGCGTGTGAAAGAACAGTTTCGTCATGTAAATATAACATGGAGGTTATATTATGCACGAAACTATCAACGAATCAGGAAATGTCTACGGCAAATGGATAGTACTATCGAAGTACAAATCCACCACTTCTTCTGCCGCTTGGCTTTGCCGCTGTGAATGCGGGTACGAACGACCAATTCTTGGCGTCGATCTCCGTCGTAATAAACTGCCGTTGTGTACTAATTGTTGTCGCGTTTGTGGCAAGACCAGGAACGAAACCGAGTTCAAGGGTAATAAACGTATCTGTAAAGAATGCGACAAACGGCGAATAAAAGAATGGAAAACGGCTACGAACTATCAGAAGCAATATATGAACCCCTGGCTTAAAAGGAATCCAGAAGCTGTTGCCAGGCACAAAGAAACAGAACGAGATCGCTTACAGTCAGATCCGTACATTTTCCTTTGTTATAAATTGAAGGATATACGTAGGAAAATCAAGAGAGCCGATAAAAATCTATCTCTTGGCACTAAACAAAGATCTAGGCTAATTGACCGCGAGGTCACTATAACCGAAGAAGAACTTATCGCTCTTTGGGACAAGCAGAATGGGTTATGTGCTATTTCTGGTATGCCGATGGCTCACGAGTTCAAGAATCTTCGGTCTGCTAGTATTGATCGGATTGATAGTAGTAAGGGATATGTGCCTGGGAATGTCCAATTGGTATGTCAGTGGGTGAACTACGCTAAGAATAACCATGCCGACGCGGAAATAAGAGAGGTATTGGCCGAATATGGCAAAGCGTAGAAAGCAAAAACGACAGAAGGGTTGGAAACAACCAAAATATCACCAATATATTAAATCAAAGGCTTGGCGCAATAGACGAAAACAAGCATTGATTGCGGCTAATTTTCGTTGTGAGATATGTGGTAGCACCGAAGACTTGCACGTTCACCATCTTAATTACAAGAGAGTTGGCAGAGAAAAGAAAGAAGATCTACAAGTATTATGCGATCAGTGCCACAAAAACGAACATGATATACCAACATTTCTCGATGAGGAGTATGCCGCCATTGTCGGCGATTAGCAAATTTATTGTATGAAGCTCTCTGCTAGGCTATGGTGTATGATTAAATGAGACTTGCCCTCATCAACGAGCGTATCGACTCTTTACACGATCAAAGGGTAAAGACCCTCAAGAATATCGCTCCATTTGTAAGAAAAATCGCTGCCAGATTTGTCAATGGCGATAAGGAATATGCTGATCTCAAAAGCGCAAGATATACACCGTCTGATGAAGACGACCTCTATCAAGTGGGACTCATGGCTCTCTGGAATTATTTAAGCAAAGTCGAAAGAAAAGAAGACGGTCGCTTGGATGTCAGTTTCAGCCGCGTAAAACAAGAGATATTTTCTGCTATGGCGCGAGGTGGCAACGCAGAATATCAAGTATTTGGTGATATACCATTCCAGATATCCTCAGACGTGTATAAAAGAGACAAAGATTATACCGGTGTTGATCCTACTTATGATGTCTCTGATTTCGCTCAACCTGAAGGCAACAGAAGACATATGTTGGCTTCCAGAGCTGTGGATAACGCCAATATACCAGAGAGAGCTAAGATGGTCTTCCGTAAGCTCTTATCTGGTATGCAACAAGCAGAAGTTGCTCGTGAATTGAACGTCAGCAAAGTTGCTGTTCATAAGACGGTAAAGAAATATATGCCACAAGTACAGGCTGCTCTAGAAGAGGCGAAAATTGCTAATGCGATTCTATGAATTTGGCCAGCCTACCAACACTGTCTGAAAGGTCTTTGACTTGATTACTAATGGTATACCGGCTATTGCTAAATTGCATACACCAGTAATAGCGTCCATTCCATTGATAGCAGGCAGCACCAGTGTAGCGGTAATTACCCAACATTATCGAACGATGGCCGCGACTGTTCATCCAACTCTGTATTGCTTCTCCTACTGTGCGTTGGCCGGAGGCGATAATCTCCGCAGCGCCACTACTGTGAGTGAGAGAGTTGCTCCTGACCATCCACTTAGTGTGGTTGGATGCCCGTAGCATTAGGCCATAATCCGCTTGGACTGGTTGTAATCCATATCTGGCCCGTTGAGCATTTGCTTGGTCGATCATCGCCACGAAAGCTGGCTGGTATTTGGTGGCGGCGGTAGCGTTGATCCGTTCATTCATGTTGTCGGACGCTATGGCCCAGAGAATCAATAGCATACCCATGTCAAGCTCCTAGAAATAGTGGCGTCCTAACTTTGACCCACTATTTCCTGAGCCCAACTGGCAAGATATGCTCTGGCACACCGCCCTTCTTTCCCGGATTGCCAACCGTCTACTATCAGATAGCGGCAGCAATCATCGTCCAGTTGCGGCTCGTAGCGACGCAAATGGGTACCGACTTCTAGCACTTCTCGTACTTGAAATCTTAATGTGCCGCGAGGGGTTCGCCATGTTCGCTTAAGACGGGCACCGACGGTGATGAGATCATGCTTTATTGGCCACATCAATCTCGAACTCCGGTTCTGGCACCAATTTGAATAGACCCTTTAATTCATTACACCAGGTGAGGCTGTCTTCTTTGGTGAAGATGCAATAATATTGTTCTTTGACGTCTGAATAAAGGATTTCGAGAACAGCCAAATCTTGACCAGGTGCGTTATACCAGTACCAGCCTTCGGCGTTCAGTTCTTCGGCTGGTATCCATTTGCCCTGTAGTCTCATGAATGTTTGCAGGGCGGCATTATAGAGGATTTGTCGGGCAGTACTGATAATGTTGCGTTCTTTCAAGTAGGTGGCATACGCGGCCCAAAAGGACGTGAGGTCGCCCTTGTTTAATAGTTGTGCCAGTGCCAGCCACCATTCTTGTTCTGTGCGTGCCATGGTCAAAGCTAGGTTGGGTATAGAACGGGCGAAACGTGATGTGTGCTTGAGCCAGCCTCGGATATTTTATTCGGGGCTGGCTTTTTTTATATATGCTTCGACAATTCCTATGATCCACTTTTCTAATTCACTAATCGAATCCGGGTGGACAAGATCAAAGATCTTGGAGCGGTTCGCTTCGGAGAGATGATTTCCTTCTTTCACTACTACACTGCGGGCCACTAAGCGATCGTCGCTTGATTCTTCTGAGGTAGTTTTAGCAGCAAAAAATTTGAATGTTACGGAGTTCTCACCATCAGCTACTACCAATAATGGTGGAGTGAGGAGGCTTTTGGTGGCACCGCTGGGGCCGACGACTATTTTGTTTGGCCCGATTACCGCTGGGTGGCCTTCAATGCGGAGGTTTGAGTATTTCTTGCGTAGATCTCTTGCGAGGGATTTGACGATGACGTCGCGGATAGAATGTGGTTTCTTGACCATGTTGGTCTGTTGCGAGCCAAGACGCAGTGTTAATAAGCTGAGGCCCCGCAGCGCCTTTTGAGCACCACGGGGCCGGTTGTGGAATTTTTAGCTTTTAATTTTCAGTTCTAAACCGGTCCGGACCCTACCCGGCATCCCCCCGCTCGATTACGAGGTGGCTTGGACTTAGCCCACGCAAGTCATGTGACTGGTCTCAACCAGTATCGTCAAACAATATTTTTCTCATGTCAACGATCCTATATCTTTTGTGCATTCAGTAGTATCTCTGCCCCTAAAATACATCTAGTGTATTTTTAGCTAACGGGTGCGAGGCCGTTTAGGTGACAATGAATACGGATTTGTTCGTGGCACTGTCCAATTGTTCTGTTGGGGACTCCTAAGAATTCTGCCATGTGGCATTTTCGGGGGTCACCATTTCCATAGATGTCGCTGAATTCCCGGTAGGTCTGTCCTTGACCGCTCTGAATGTCAAAAACGGCCTTACAGGTACCATCCGGTAAGGCGGCTCGTATTGCCTCCATGACATCCCTATTATCTACTACTGCAACATGATCGTCTTGGTCCATTCTAGCTCCCTCAATCGTACGATAACCAATTTGTTTGATGGTAAATCCATTCTCATCAGCTTCATTTTCCTCCTGAAACATCACGTGCTCTGGCATACTCACGCGCGTGGTCATGCTGCGAGCATTACTATTCTTCAATACGCGAACAGCATTGCTCGTGGTTTCAATGGCTACCTCCTCCTTCAACGCCCGCTGACGGAGGAGAGCTAGTTCCACCGTGAATTCCGGTGGTGTCAAAAGGCCGACAACATATACTTCGAAGACTTTCTCGTCATAGTTCTCGGGGTCATAGCGGAAGTCAAGCTTCATCTTCCGGCAGATTGCCAAAAGCTCCTGCAAAATGACTTCGTCCGCCCGAGCGATAACGGTTCGCGGGGTCTTCCGGTGTTCCGCTCGTTCGTTCTCACGGATTTGTTGGCGAACGTAATTCCAGCCATATTCGCCAAAGAATTTGCTACGTTGGACCGGATCGTTGATGATCGACATGGGATCATCGTAGAATTTCTCGCCGGTCACATATTTGATGGCCGAACGGCATCGCGGGGGACGTTCATCATCGCCATATTGGGCAACGATTGCCTGGAACTGCTCATAGGGTAGGAATTGCCCTTTGGTTAGTTCTTCGCTGTCGCCAGGGTCCTTGATCTGAACGTGATCGCAGTTGGGGCAACGGAGCTGTTGGCGATCGATGGAGGCGACTTTGTTCCGTTTGGTGACGTAGCAGGAGCTACCACAGGCTTGGCAACGGAACTTGTATTTGCAGTGATAGAAGAGGTTGACGACACCTCGCCATACGGCGATATACCATTCTTGGTCGGCTATGGTGCGGTCGTCCCTGTAATCCCAGCCGATGGTTGCGCCAAGGCCGCGAATGATGCTGGCACGCTTGGCTTGCATGTCTGGATCGTTGACAATCGCGCGTACGATTTCATCGATTCGAACTCGGTCTTCCTCCGTGAGATTCGCCATCGTAATGTTGGCGATACTGCCACGCAGGCACAACTTGGGCAGCTGTCGTTGTAGCGGCATACAAAACTCCTAAACCAACGTTGCACAAAGAAAAGAGGTATATCTCGTTGATTCGGGAGTTCACCGTATTGGTGAGAACAAGATACACCCCATACACTGTTGCAAAGGAAATACAATGGGTCAATACTGTGATAGCCAAAAGCTAGAACATTACTGGTACCATTGGATATTAAGCTCATCCGTGCCAGCTTTGGAAGAATACCGCCGAAGAGGAATACTTTGGACCAAAGTGATTGGCTTTGCCCAACACGACGGGCAATTGCTACTGTCCAACGGAAAACCATTGCCAGACCCATCTCATCCAACCAGGTTGCATTGTTTGGCATTGGATTATCCCCTATTCTTTCGGACAGAGGAAGGAATGCCAACAGCACCTATCTCCAATTTCGGACGGAATTTACGAGAATCGCCCGGTGAGATAAAATTCAAGTATAAGAATTTAGCTCGCCGCCAAGCATCTGCGGACGAGGAATTGTTTGCTGAATTGAAGCGACTTGGGTACGCAAAAGAGTACACGACCGACCACAGTTGGCATAATATGTTGGAGGATATCAGGAATATATGTAATGGTATAGCGATGAAGTTTCGACTTAGCAGCGAAGATGAGCAATTGGACTTAGCGTCCGACGCCCTTCTCCAGGTCGTAAACAAGCTAGATTCAGGAAGGCTTGTGTACATGCCAGGCCGAGCCCCTGTCTTCAACCTGCTAACCACGACGACTTACAGAATTATGTATAGTATTCTGAACAAAAAGAATGGTCAGAAGTATAGCATCCGAAAGCTTATAGATGATGCTGCGGCGGGTGTCTTGCCTGATTCTGGGCGAAGCATCCGTGTGCCCACCATCCGATCTCCTATTAGATCACACTAACCATTTCTTGTCAAGTAGACACAGCCGTCGGTGTGTCGTCACCACAATACTCAAAAGGAGTTAGAGAACCTATTCTTAATTCCTGTCGATGTATTGTACACAACAGATATTGTGCTAGCATGCACACCCAATATTAAGGGGACTTCTGGCAAAAAGGAGGCTACGTTAATCGGATCGAAAGGTTTTAACTCGAAGGGGAACAATGTCTACCCAAACCCACAAGGAAGGTCAAGTATCGGAGGAGATCAAGCAAATATTTCAACAACATCGAGAAGCTATCATCATCACAGTTGACCCCGTTGCAGAATCAGAAGAAACAGCCGTGAACGCTTTCGTCAAAATGCTAGATAAAAATAAAGGCGGGAAACTGGCCTCCCTGCTGGATAGCATTTTGACCAACCTGAAAGCGACCTATGGCGAAAAACGTGGTGGTATGCCGAGTTCGTCCGCAGCTCATCCGTAAGCGGACTATCATCAAGACGGTGCCAACTGTCCAGGTCATCGCTAAACCGGCACAGCAGAAAGTCCTAAAACTACAGGATATTCGGCCACCCAGCCCTCCAATCCCACAGAACTCAGCTGCCGTCGTTCAGCCAAAGAACGTCAAACGCCAGCGGAATATCCGGAAAAAGACCCACGTCCGTTACCAAACTCGCGACCCACTACCAGGATCACTGGAACGGACTAAGGCTATACAGGGTATGGGTCGTGGTAAGGTCCTCATCATTATTGGCAACGGCCCTTCCATATCAGAAGCGCCACTAGACCAATTAGTTGGCGTACCTAATATCGAAATAATGTCAGTCAATCGACCTGACGAACGAATTTGGCCAACTACTTATTGGTCTTTCTTTGACCTCTCTCAAATGCGACGGCACGAGAAATTGTGGGAGAATTATGAAGGCTATATCTTCAATTCCACAGCTATTCGTCGCCAAAAAGCCAAATCTATTCAATTCAAGAATATAATGGGCCAAGGTTGGAGTCGAGATCTAACCAAAGGTATCCATATTGGTCGATCTTCTGTCTACGCTTCTATGCAGATAGCTATGTGGATGCAATTCGCACATGTTTATGTCTTCGGGTGTGACATGAACCCCGACGGAATAAATGGTCAGTTGCATTTCTATGGTGTGAATCCTGATGTTGAACCCAACATCAGAGCGCAGCGATTCTTAAAGGAGTCAGAGTTCTACGTTAACGCCGCCGAGGTATTAACGGAAGAAGAACGAGCGAAGTTTACCTTTGCCACTGACTACAACCCATGGGATTTTGTACATAAATACAATCAAATGTCGCACAAATCCATGGGTCCCATAATTGAACACGCTGCATCCCTAACACCATGACAAACAACCAATCTGTTCCGCTCGGAAGAGTATATATTGCTTCTAGTCTGCACAACGCCGAGCGAGTAAAACACATCAAACAAAAGCTCGAATCATTGGGCGTAATGGTCACTTATGATTGGACCGTGCACGGCCAAGTCTTCGACAAAGAGGAATTGATAAGAATAGCCATAGCAGAGGAACAGGGAGTAAGCGACGCGGACGTGTTCTTAATGGTATTTCCTGGTCGGACCGGTACGCACGTCGAGTTTGGGCTTGCTCGCGGATTGGGTATTCCGATCGTGCTGTTGGAAGAAGTAGAAGTAGAACAGAAATCATTTTATTATCTGCCTGGCCTCCATAAGACCCAAACGGAAGAAGAGGCCATCAGAGCAGTGTTGCGTATTTTGCAAGACAAAAATAGCTGGCCAAGCAGCGTCCCTAAAACCGTGGGTGAAGTGCTGCAACTGGTACCAAAGATCTTAGAATCGCTGAGGAGTGATAATGTCGATTTTCCACAAGCTCGAACTGGATGTAATGCAGACCAATGAATTGGAAGATGCTGCTAAAATAGCGGTCAAGTATAACTTCCAGGCTATGGTCGTACACCCGCTGATTGTCACCGATGCCATTTTCCTACGTGGTCGAACTCAGGGTAGGTATAAGATAATCACACCAGTTGATTGGCCCAAAGGCGAGAACTTTGGTATGGTCAAATTACGTGGTTTGTCCTCCGACGCCCTGGACGTCGATGGTTTCGAGATATTATTGACCGGCGATAAAACTCTGGTCGAGACCCGCAACGAAGCCAAGGTGTTGACCAATTTCATCAAGCAACAATTATCAGAATTGGTCGAAGTGCGATTTGTACTTGGCACGTCCCTGCGGACACCGGAAAATGTCGCTCACATGATGGAAGCGTTCAAGGATGTGAGAATTCCAGCTTATATCCGCAACGACCACCATCTAAAGTTGCAAGTGAGCAAGGCCAACGCCGACACGCATAATGCCTTTATGGACAAATTGTTCGAGATATTTCGGGCACCGGTCAAGCTGAGTGGCAATATTAATACTGTCAGAGCGATTACCTCTTGTGATCGTGCACAACGGTTTGCCGTAAATATCAATCAAGCACGGACAATAATCAAAGAAGTCCACCAGCAACCAGAAGAATTGAAGTCAATTCTAGATGCTTGAAGCAATTTGCCCGGAGTGTGGCATAACCAATTCTTTCGACGAATCACAAGTAATCTACGAATTTGACTTCGTATATGTTCTTTGTTATAATTGCGGTAGCACGATAAAAATACAATGCGAGACAATAATCCCAGGAAGGTGTTCCGCAGAAATAAGTGCTCCCGTATTAGAAATTGGTGAAATTGTAAAAATAACTAATAGAGAACACGCCTGGTATGACGAAATCGCAATAATCCGCGCCAAGAAATTCAAGCATTATCGCATCGAAATACACGGTCAATTAATTTGGGTTCCAGAACACTGGGTAATATCCGATGAGCCTGATGACATTGATTAACGATCTTGGTGACAACGCCGATCTTCTGGTAAGGAGCGACGCTTGGCTCGAAAATGAGCGTCGATCCACCGCAGCAGAATTAGACCGATGCTGCAACGAACTGCGAGCCATTCAACTCGCCCAACGGATCAAGCGTGCGCTGCAACAAAAGAATATAGTAGCAGTGCAAGAATTAATCCATGACATAGATGGTAACATACAAGATATAGTAGTAAGAATACTAGATCTGCCCAAGGCTATCCAAAAGCTGAATGGCAAAGTCCCACAAGACACTCTAGACGCCATCAATTCTATGGCCCAAATCAAGGGCTGGCGGTCCGACGGCTACGACGTCGATCTCTTTCTCTAATCATCGTGCTCACAAGTATCATGTCAGCCACCAGACGTGAATGAGTATTTAAACGATGATGATCGATTGTCGGTACGGACATCCAAACAGGAGCACAAGAGATGTTGAGGACCAACGAAGTTGGTGGCCGAGTAGTAGTAACCGCTGATGGTGGAGCCGGAAGTAGTGGCAAAGGAGCCTTCAACGCCTGGCTCGCTGACAAATATCCATTCGATGTTGCCACCAACAATTGGGCCACTAACGCCGGTCACTTCGTAGAATGGATCGACAAAGATGGCAACAGACAACGAGTGCTCAACCAGCACATCTGCTCTGCCTTCGTCAACCCAAACACCGAGCTGCACATCAACCCCGGTGCATCCCTCGACATCAAAACACTGTTGGACGAAATCGAGACACTAGAAAATCTCGGCTTCGAGATCAAAGACCGATTGAGTATCCATCCTCTGGCCAACGTCATTACGGAAGAAGACAAACTACAAGAAAAGGAAATCATCAAGAGCGGCAGTACCTTCAAGGGATGCGGAGCGGCCTTGGCCCGTAAAACACTGCGAATTCCAGGACAAAAACTAGCTCGCGATTATGACGAGCTGCGGCCATTCATCGCAGATCGCACTCTTGACGTTCTCAACGCAATCGAAAAGGGTGCCAAAGTCCTCGTCGAAGGTGCTCAAGGTATCGACCTCGACATCAATTTTGCCGAATTCCCGCACGTCACCAGTCGTCAAACTCATCCAACACAACTCATGGCCGACGCCGGGCTCCCTTGTCAAGCTGTTACCAACACCATCATCAACCTGCGGACCAATCCTATCCGTATCAGCAACGTATCAGCGGCCAACGAAAATGAGCTGTGCTATACCGGCAATTACTGGGACGCCAAGGAAATCACCTGGGAAATCGTGGCAGAAAGAGCCGGATATGCCACATTCGAAGAATTCGTGAAGGAATACGAATTTGCTATGATGACCTCGGTGACCAAAAAAGTCAGGCGAATCTTCGAATTCCCCAAGGTCCGTATGGAATTCCTGCATGCCCTGGTCGGCGGAAACCTGCCAGACAGCAGCGTTCTTTACAGCCTGAACTTCATGAATTTCATCGACCGAACGGTACGCGGCGTCAAGACCGAAGAAGAACTACTGACAGAAAAAGTTCGGGATTGGTTGCATACGAACCTCTCCGCCTCGGTGAGAAGCAAGTTGCGCTGGATTAGAACCGGTCCAGAACACACCGAAATCGTGGAACTTGTCGATTTCGCAGCCAAAGAAGCCAGCGTTCCAGTCTAGGCTTCCAGGTACGTAGACCTGGAGAAAACCTATGATCGAAAATCTCAAGGTCGCTGCGTATCTAGAAGACGCCGGTGAAGATCCGGCGTCAGCTTGCAAGACCATCAAGGATGCCGGTATAAACTATGTCATAATCCGGCATGTTTGGACATCCAATATCAAGGATTTATCGGATAGCGGCTGCGTCAAACTGCGCAAGATAATGTCCGATAACGGCGTAGCACCCGCCGCCATCTTATCCACAATAAGTGATGTTCCCGCCTCGGATTTGCCCAAAATAGATGACAAAACCGTAGACAGAACATTTAATCTTGCCAAATATTTTGGCGTGCCCATGATAGGGCTCACATGTGGTCTCAAGACGGCTAATCAAGCTGATAAACAAATTGACCAATGGCTATACCGAATCACTAGCCAGGCCGCTTCTCTCAACATCAATTGTCTGATCGAGACGACCACCAAAAGCCACATATATGCTGCTGGTGAACTAGCTATGCTGTTAACCAAACACAAAACAATCAAATTAATATACGACCCAGCTCAACTTATCATTAGACAAAACATCGATCCATTCATAAAATATTGGACTTTATTGAAGCAGTATGTCCGCGCCATCGATGTGCGCGACTACAAGATCGGACGTGGCTTCAAGCCAGCAGGACACGGTGATACACACATTATCCGAACAGCGATGGATGCGATCAATTCAAATTATAATGGGTGGTTCTTTTTTGAGCCGTCTTTGGGCCGAAAACACGGTACTGCACAATCCAAAAGCGATGTTTTCAAAATGGCATTCACAGCCTTTAAGGACGCTCTTGGTCAAAGTTAAAGGGGATAATTATGCCGATCAATTTCAATGAGACTATCCAACGGATCAAGCAAGCTGGCTCTACGGGTGTCCGCTCCGTCCCCATGCCCAATCAACCGATCGATGGTGACTACCAGATCGAAATTCTGACAGAGGGCAACTGGACACCGCTCGTCACCGGTATCAATAAAAAGACAGCCGAAGACATTATTAGCCAAGCCACAAACCGAGTGATCCTTGGATGAAACGGAAAGTCACCTCCGTACTAGAATTGGCACGGTATAAAGTAGGCACAGTGGCCTACTGGTTGGCACTACGTACCAACGCTCCCGTGCCAGATCTAAGAGAGGAAGACGTCTGGCTAACCAACGTACACCCAAAACAACTATACAAAGGACCATACAAGAAACTCTGGCCGACTCACGCCAAACTACCAAAGCTACATCACGTAGATTTCAACACTCTCGTGACAGTACTCGTATCAGAACTCTGCGTAGAAGAATTTCGAGTTGTCGAAATAATCAGAAGCAACGACACCGGAGAATTCTTCTACAGCAACGAAGATGACGAATGGATGCCAGAAACTAATCTGTTCGACACCGTGACAGCAGCCCGCAAAGAACGATCACGCATCCTCGGCATGATACGCAAATGGGCCAAAGACAATTAAAGCTTTCTAGCCATAATCATGCCCACACTATCCGGCTTCGTCAGATACGCCTCGATCTGCCATTCTGACGAACTCTCCAAGTAAGGCCGCAATAATTTCGCCTTCACCGAGAACACACCGGCTTCTCGCACGTCCATATCCCAATCATGCATCCCATAGATAGCACCCTGTCGTAAGCGGGGTGCTATTAACAAGAAATCATTAAGATTAAGTTCCGGCTCTTCTGGCCCGTCGTTGAATACAAAATCCGGGATGATATTAGTACCCAACAAATGATTAATCATATCTGTTGAAGCCATATAATGACACTCAACAATGTTTCGCCACGCACCTGAATAAATCCCCCTAGCCTCTTCGTAGAAGACCCGGTTCGTTTCACACGTGTATAGCTTGCCAGCCCCCAATTGTCGTAGTGCCGTTGCTATTTGATAAGTTGAACCACCACCTTTCCAGGTACCGATTTCTAATACTACTTGCGGCTTGACGCGCAAGACAGTATCAAAGAGCAACTTGCGTTCTGCGGGATATAATTGACCTTCCATTATTGCCTCTTCGCGATAAAATATCCGTCGTTCTCATACAATATCTCCATACCACTCTTGAACTCGTTCAGTACAACGGACTTTACTCGAATTGGGTGGCCCACATCGTACAAATTATCGATGTTTAGATCATCGTAAGTTCGCTCACCCATGATGATCAAGCCGCCAGGCCGTAGAGCTAATTTAATATTTCGCAACACTGCGGCCACATCACGAACGTGCTCAAGCACATTGATGCAGATTATCGTATCGAACTCTTCCAACCGTCGCAAATTCTCTGCCGGAAGCGGAACAAGACGAGGACTTGGTCGTAAATTCCAGTAAGCACAGTTGGGATGATGCTTATAGTGCTCAATGAGTGGATCAGCTAACGTTATAGAACGTGCTGTATGTCCTTTCGACAGGATGAATCTTGTCTGTGTAAACGGGCCGCAACCAACTTCTAGTATATCGCCTAGATTATCCGGTAAGACGTGGTAATCATTAAAGAGTGCTGCGTGTTCTGTGTCGCGATCAGATGATGCGTCTCTGGCATGCTGCAACCAAGTAGCTAATTCATACGCTTGCGCTTTCTTCCAGCGTTCATCGTCTACTTTGACGATACCATTCGTGTCGTTCCAATACTTAGCATCACTCTCTGCTCGCAGAGCATCTGTAGCGTCTTGTCCGCGTCGTACGTCAACTGGTGAACCGATCCAAATAGGATTATCCATTTTTACCTCTCTACGGATATATAATTTGGAGTCTAATCATGAACCAAGGCTGTATGCGATTAGGCGGGATGACGCCCGCTGAATGTTGTTATGATTTACCAACGACATTTCACATATCAAAGATCTTGGAATCTGAAAATTTGCTGACATTCTTTTGTAATCATAACGACTTCACGGGCAAAGAGCTAGTATGGGAGTCTAAAGAATCGATTAGGATAGATGGCAGATCGATCCCGCTTCATTGTTCCCCATCTTATCGTACCAGCTGGTGTACTTTCACTATACGGCCTCTGACTCTGTTCGAGGACAACATATGAGATCAGCGATAATATTAAGCGGCCAACTAAGAAATTTTGACGAATGCTACCCATCACTCAAAGAGCATATTCTCGACCACAATGATTGCCATATCTACATGCACACCTATCTGGACACCGAGCCAGAAAAACTGCAACAAGCGATATCTTTGTATCAACCACAAAAACTGTTACTAGAACAACCAGAAAAAGATTTCTCCATTTGTGAACAGTGTGGACCAGACAGAGAACCAATGTACTGGATGTGGCGAAACGTGCGGGTCGCTTTCTGTTTGATCCCCGAGTATTACGAATGCATCGTCAAAGCACGTTATGACTTGAAGTACACACAACCAATTGTCTTTGCAGACCATGATATGGCCGCTATAAACATACCCTCTGGTGGTAACTTCCTGAACGGCATTAATGATCTTTTCGCGTTTGGCTCCCCCACAAACATGGAATATTATTGTTCCATGATCGACGTAATCGACCAATATGTCTCAGAAGAAGGAATTACATGCCATCCAGAAACGTTGCTTAGGCATCATCTTCGCGACAAACAAGTAGACAGGCCAGTGTTTCCTATTATTCTCCGCGACGTTATTATGACGGACCACTATCCCAATGACAACCCAAATTAAAATGATCGTCTTAGACGTAGACGGCGTAATGACCGACGGTAAGAAGTACTACGACCGGAAAGGTGCAGTAGTCGTCAAGTCCTTCTGCGACAAAGATTGGACTGCTATCAAAAGGTTTCGTGCGATCGGCATCAACGTCGTCTGCATTACCGGAGACGGATTTAATGCCGCAATCCTCGCCAATCGAAACATCCCAGTAATCATTTGCCGCACCGACAATGCTCATACTGACAAATCCAACTACCTGGCTGGCATCATTGAAGAATATGATTGCACTTATGACGAAGTCTGCGTAGTCGGCGACGATCTATTTGATCTAAAGCTGATGATGATGGTTAAGCATCGTTTCTGTCTGCTAGATTCGCCATCTGTGGTTAAGCAATACTGCGACGTGCTTGGATGCAAAGGTGGAGAAAATGCGATCGCTGTCTTGTTTGATCGCTTAGAAGGATTTGAATTAATTCCTAAGGTTCCCTGGCAAGAAGCCATGGACAAGATTTATGAAATAGATGCCAAAGAAAGATTCTGATGCTGCTGCACGACGGCACATGCGCGATCATAATAAGTGGTTATTTGCGAGATTTCGTAAAATACTTCCCGTCATTCAAGGAGTGTATTCTCGACCACAACAACTGTCATATTTATATGCAAATATATGCCTCCGAATTGGACAGAATACAAAAAGCAGTACAACTATACAAGCCACAAAGGATATTGGTAGAAGAACCCATAAAAGACTTCGTTTTTGAAGGAGAATGGAATACCTATACAAACCGAGAGGGATATTATTGGCAATGTAAGAATCTGAAGACTGCGTTCGGGCTAGTACCAGATTATTACCCCTGCGTAGTTCGAACACGATACGATTTGAAATATACCTCACCAATAAAGTTCCTGAGTTTTAACCTACACCACATACATATCCCAGCCCATAGGATAGGATTATATGGTTACCAAGGAAATGGCATCACAGATGTTTTTGCATTTTCTTCCTACGAAAACATGCGATATTATACTTCTCTCTATGATTATATCAATCATTACGTGAAACAAGGGGTGGAATGCACACCCGAAGTGCTACTGATGCATCATTTAAGAGACAAATCTTTAGTTAGACCAATTTTTCCCATCTTTCTGAGAGACATGTGTATGACCACGCCGCACGGTCATCACGAATTTTTGGTGGTAACATGAAGAAATACAATCTCGTACTCCCGATCTCCGGCAGAGCCCAACGCTTTATCGATGCTGGCTACAAAATGCCCAAACCACTCATTCTGGTCAAGGACAAGCACGTCATCGACTTGGCGCTGGAATCAATGGACATCTCGGATTGTAATTTAATCTTCATAGTGAGACTCGACCACATCTATGATTTCAGTATCGATCAGATACTAAAACAGAAGTACGGAGATGATATAACTATAGTCGTAGTTGATAGGATAACCAGAGGTGCACTTGAAACCTGCACCCTTGCTGCTGAGCATATCAACAATGACATCCCACTCATCATTTACACGCCAGATGTCAGCTTTTTCCCGCAATTCAACCCCAACGCTATCAGCGAAGAAGCCGATGGATTTCTACTAACTTTCGCCGCCAATAGCCCTTCTCACAGCTATTCTGTGATTAATGACGGCATTGTATCCAAAGTGGCCGAGAAAGAAGTAATTTCCAATGACGCCAATGTTGGCATTTATCATTTCAAATCTGGAAGCCTATTCCTGAAATATGCTAACGTTATGCTCGAGCAGAACATAACGGCTAAAAATGAATTCTATATTGCCCCAATTTACAATCTGATGATAGCCGATGGCTTGATGGTAAAAGCATTCGGCGTCGAAAAAATGTACGTTCTTGGCACGCCAGACTCATTCCAATTCTTCTGCAACCATATCATGCGAAAGCCATTCGACAAGCCAATCGCCCTAGCAGCAGATCATTCCGGATACGCTCAAAAAGAATCTACCAAAAGATTAATGGATAAAGATGGTATTCAATATATTGACGTCGGCACTTATGTCAACAAGTCCTGTGATTATGTTGATTATCTTAGTCAATCTGTGGCCCTCATCAGAGACAATCATTGCAACTTTGCGATATCGTTCTGTCGATCTGGACAAGGAATGAACATTGCGGCAAACAAACATGATGGAATTATCTCAGCTCTCGTATTCGACGCACATAGTGCCGAATATGCTATCCGCCATAACTGTTGTAATCACTTCGCAATACCCGCCAGAAACAGCAACGCATTTCTCATGGCGGAAGTACTAGAAATGCTGAAGAAGCATTCGTTCGAAGGCGGAAGACACTACACGAGACTACAAAAGTTCTTATGTTTATAGATCACCAGCAGAAGTTCCTCTTCGTAGCAGTCCCGAAGACGGCAAGCGGGTCAGTCCATTTTTATTTCAACCAGCCGCCGCTCTACGATGGCTTCCATGTCTATTTCATGGAAAAGTATCATTACCCATATCGGTGGATTCTAACCGACCATCCAGAAGCTGCTGATTATTTCAGTTTCGGGTTCACCAGAAATCCGTGGGACAGAATGGTATCATCTTGGTTTGATTTCACCAATAGCCAAGGACATAGAAAGATATGGAGCGAAAGGCTAACATTATACAAAGACTTCCAACAATTCATAATGGAATTCCCGAATAGCGAATGGGCACAAGAGATCCATTTCCAACCGGCATCCTGGTACTTAGGGCATGGAACAGAACAGGTTGATTTCACAGGCCGGTACGAAAGCATCGATGAAGACTTCGGACACATCCTACGGAAACTAGGCAGGCCAGAATTCGCCCTCACAAGCAAACAAAAGCTTAGAAAATCGGCCAGAAACGCCGATTATCACCAATATTACACCAATGAAATGATAGAGATAGTCGGGAACCATTTTCATGATGACATTGTCAACTTCGGATATCAATACTAATGCCTGTATTCTACTATCGCATGTCTTCATACAACCAAACGAACTACACAAAAGACAAATAGTCGAATTGGCCGCTAAGCACTATCGCTTGCACAATCCCGATAGCTATCTTATCCTAACCGGCCATGGATTAATGCCATCACCGGCAACAGTAGAGCTTTGCGATTTCGTTTACTGGGATACAAAAATCGATCGGCGAGAAATAGGCGTCGGACATCCCAAATTAGTCAATGTCGGTATCAAACACGCAATGGAGAAAGGGTATAAGTGGTTATTTAAATGCCGAGCGGATGGCGTTATTCTTCGTTCTGGCATTCTCACCTATTGCCACCAATTGCTGGAAAATAAGCAAATTCTGCTAACCCAACAAACAGAGTTTGCCAGACCTCGTGCTGGCGATTTGTTCATGTATGGCCCCATAGATTTTCTGCAACAGTGCTGGGATATTACAACGTGGTATCCAACAGACACTGGCCTCACCAGCTTCGCCAAGAATATTATGCTAACTACGGGTGAGACAGATTGGGTCCGATGCCTATTGGGCCATGCAGCGTTCGTTGATATTTATAACATCAAATGGATTGACTTGTATTACAACTGGAATACATTACACCAAAGAAGCGCTGATATTCTTAAGAATCAGCTAGATGACTTCGAGAAATATTTATGGGGCACGAAAGAAGGTGCTCACACTTTCGACGCTACTGGGGATATGACAGCGTATATCGGCCCCATTATTTGTGAAAAAGATTGGCGAAAGAGGTTGAATGAAAATCATAGCACATCGCGGAAACTTGATGGGTCCAAATCATGAGGCCGAAAACACAACCAACGCTATCGATGATTGCATTGGCAGAGGCTACGACGTCGAAATAGACGTTTACGTTTCAGCAGGCACGATCTGGCTGGGGCATGATAACCGACATAACCAGGTCGAGTTAGAATATTTGCTCGCTCGCAAAGACAAATTGTGGGTGCATGCGAAGAATATCGTCGCGGCAGAATTGTTATCTGATACAGATCTCCACTGGTTTTGGCATGATCGAGATGCAATGACTATAACCAGCAAGGGTGTTATTTGGTGCCACTACGCTTTTATCAAGAATGGTATTACTATACTCCATACTGCCAGAGAAATAGATCATCTTAAACCTAATATAAATGGCATCGTGCCAAACATAGGTGGTATCTGCACAGATTATCCAACGCTGGCGAGGTTGGTAATAAATGAAAATATCCGGCCTGACAATAATCAGAAATGCGTTCACGAACGGATACCCTATCGCTGAGGTTATCGACAACCTCGCCCTAATCTCAGACGAAATAATCGTCTGTGACGGATATTCAACAGACGGCACCACTCAATATCTGCAAAGCCGAAACGATATTACCCTATACCAAGATCGTTGGAATCTTCAATCCAAAAATGGCCTCGAATTCGCCAATATCACCAACTGCGGCGTAGAACGATGCAGCGGGGATTATGTCTTCTATCTGCAAGCGGATGAAATAATGCACCCATCAGATACGCTCTTATTGCGAGATCTGATAGAAGAGGATCGATATAACGCTATTTTCTGCGATTTCTACCATATCCGGTATGATTTCGATTACGTGCTCACTGGCGGCTACAAAAGTGCCATTAGAGCGATCAGAAACAAATGCGGTATCTCTTCAGAATACGATGGTTTCAGCTTCTTGGGAAACATTGTTCCATCTTTTCATTCTGGGTTGATGGTATACCATTTTGGTTATGTCTTCTTGCGGAATATCTTCCGCAAAATGATTAATCACGCCGACTGCTTCTACCATGAAGCTAAGAATTACCATCGCCGGAAAGAGCTGGCTCTTGATTATCTCGCCAAATTGGATAATGGCGAAACCCTAGATCCCCTAGAGGTACAACGAGTGTTGGAGCCAGAATATTCACTCCACAAACACAACACAGTCATTCCCGCATGTATGGAACGGCTGCGAGGAGCGATTTCCTACACTCTGCCGGAAAGAGAAGCATGACATTCAAACCCAGTCGATTATACACTGAGATGACTATAGTGATGGTCTGCCGCAATTGGGCTTCACTATATTATCCATTCGTAGAAGCTATTTGGTCCACCATGCCGCTGGGATGCCGATACTTGATAGGCATCTTCGACACTACCGACAACACGATGGATTATCTTAACGTCATCGGTCAATACGTTCCTATCGAGTACTATCACAGTACATGGCGATACCAGAACAAGTTAGGGGCGATTGGCGTGGCCACACACGAAACATGGCAACAAGCCACTACCACCGCCCGCTTTAACCTCCAAGGCAACGAAGTGTTGCTCGACGATGGTCCCGAGAAAATTTTTGCGTATTTTGACGAATACTGGCCTAGCCCGGTCGATCCCAAGGTACACGGTGGTCTAGAATTTCGGCACTTTTGGGGCGATTTTCATTTTGAGGGGTGTAAAGCCGGTGGTGCATATAATTTCGCTCGACGGATAGGCAATGCCCGTGATGATTATATTCACGGCAGTGGTGATGGTTGTTATCCGAATCCGCCCAGTGCTCATCCTACCGGTGCCACTCTTCATCGCTATAGCTATTGTTGGGACAATCAACTCGAAGCCAAACACCGTAATCATTCCAAGATTATCGATGGCAGAGACGCGGCTTATCACATCGCCGGGTGCAAAAATCTTCGCAATATGTCGAATTATGATGGTGACCATCCGAGCTACGTACAACATTTGAAAGACCAGCGTAATTACAATATAGACAAAAGCATGCAAATCTTTCTAGCAGCAATGAACGATGTATAAAGTACTCATTCCGTCAGCCGGTCTAGGCACTCGACTCGGGCCACACTGTGCTCATCTCAACAAAGCGATGGTCGCAGTCAACAACAAACCAGTCATATCTTATATCATAGAAAAATTTCCAGTCGATACAGTTATCGTGGTAGCTTTAGGTTACAAAGGTGATCTGCTTCGACAATTCTTGATGTGCGCGTATCCAGACAGATACTTTCTATTTGTAGAAATCGACCCATTTGAAGGTGAAGGCTCAGGTCTCGGCTATTCGATACTGCAATGCAGAGATTTATTGGATTGTCCATTTGTCTTTTGTGCCAATGACACTATCGTCCTGGAAGAGGTACCGGAGCCGACAGAAAATTGGATCGGTGTCAGTTATATTAATGATATTACCAATTACCGAACTGTCTCATTACGCGACGATAAAGTAATCTCCCTGAACGAGAAAGGTACGCCCGGCCTAGGATTGTTGCCGTATATTGGCCTGGCAGGAATCGCAGACTATGAAAAATTCTGGGCAGAAATGGAAAGTGGACGTAATTACGGCTCCATTACAGAAGGAGAAAGTTACGGTCTCAAGCACCTCATAAGCACTTGCTCCACGACAGTCAAAGAATTCACATGGTATGACATCGGCAACCTCCAACAATTAGAGAACACAGAAAAATATTTCCGCACCGAGCATTCACCAGCGATCCTGCCCAAAGTAGGCGAGGCAATCTGGTTCGTCAACAAGAGAGTGATCAAATATTCAGCCGATACTGAATTTATCTCCAAGCGAGCCAAGAGAGCCAAGTTACTTAACGGTTTTGTGCCAGAAATAATATATTCTACCGACAACATGTATGCCTATCGTGAGGTGGCAGGGCAGACATTAGCACGAGTTTGTAATGCTACGATCTTTCGGAATTTTTTGAATTTCATGCGTGGGTTATGGGTACAAGTCGATAATCCGGATTTGAAAGAACAATGCGAAATTTTTTATCGCGATAAAACCATCAAAAGAATAGAGCAGTATTTCGCTAGATTTCCAGATCAGATCGACGCTCGCGAAACAATCAATGGCGTGACTATCCCCAAGATGGAAACCTTTATCCAACGATTAGACTGGGACAATATCTGCAACGGAGTGTCATGCCAAATCCACGGCGATCTTCATTTCGAAAATATTTTGCTGACCGAGACCGGCACATTTGTATTGCTCGATTGGCGACAAGACTTCGGTACTAAATTGAATAACTTTGATATTTATTACGATTTTGCCAAACTATTACATGGGTTGATCGTATCCCACGAGATCGTGCAACAAGGGCGCTTTTTATACCACGAAGATAACGGCATTGTGGATATTGATATTCCCATTTCATTTCGCCTGCTTGAATTCCAACGCATCTTGGAGGAATTCGCACTAAATCTGCAACTGTCGTGGGATAAAATCAGGCTACTCACAGCGATCGTTTTCATCAACAATGCCCCACTTCATGAAGAGATGTATGGCAAGTTCCTATTTCATCTCGGAAAGTATCTGTTATGGAGCGGAATGAACTCCCATTGCTGAGAGATCTGGTGATTCTCAACGAATGCCGAAAGATAGTAGAAGTAGGGGTCTGGGAAGGGCAGGCCACTAGTTTTCTTTGTCAAGCTGCCATCCAAACCGGTGGCCACGTCTGGGGATTTGACTGTTGGGCAAGACATGGATTACGCGGACAATTTCGGCCTCGTGGAACAGCCGCACCAGAAGCAGTCATCGCCAAATTAGCAGCCCAACAAATCTCACCGGAAATCTATGACCTAATCAAGATTGACACAAGAGCCGAGAATATCAAGTTCCGACAGTATCTTGTTGATAATTGTGCACCAATTGACTTCTGTTTCATAGACGGGTGTCACTCTTACGTTGGTGTGAGCAACGATTTCTTTACTGTCTACCCTCTCTTGTCCGAGACCGGTGTTATCGCATTTCATGACACCTACGTCATTGATGGTTGTAGAGAATTCATGCTCGACCTGCGGACTAAATATTACGACGGTACATATGATATAGTTGATTTCCCCTTCGGATTCGGCAAAAGAAATTGTGGTATCAGTTTGTTGGTCAAGCGATCATACCACAAACTAGGCAGACCAATGGACGAAGTCTGCAATCTAGAGGACAAGCGCGAAGAAATAGAGAGACGCGAACGTGAGTATTTCCGGGAGCAAGAGAGATTATACCAATCCTAGCCTATTCATAAGCCCCATATCTAAAAATATCATCGACGCAGTATTATATTGTCGCAACGCCTACGACTTCAACATCGGGATGGCAGCCACTCGCCGCCAAATAGACAATAAACATTACTACGTGCTCGACACCTACCAATTCGTAGAATATGCTACAACAATAGCAGATATAGTGCTGGAACGTGACCATGGCGGACCCTGGCAGGGCGGCGTCAAAGACGACGGAGTCGTATCTATCGCTAACGACGTAGAATGTGGCATTGGTCTTATTCACTTAGACCCATTTAAAGCATTTCCAGATATTATCGCAGCCGCTAATTGGACCAACAACATGATCCAGTATGTTGAGGATAGAAACGATCATGTCCGATTCGAAGTGGGTACAGAAGAAGCAATAAAACCGTACAAACTCAATGATCTGGCCACTTTTGTGGCGTTTCTGCACCCCAAGCTATACAAAGTGGATTACATTGTCGTGCAAACTGGGGCCAAAATTCAAGGCCGAAGCAATACAGATACATTAGATCCCGACAAAGCCAGAGAAATGATCGACTTTTGCCACGCGAACGGAGCAAGAGCCAAAGAACACAACGGCGACTTTTTATCGGATGAGTCTATTAAACAGAGGTTTCAGCTCGGGTTAGACGCAATCAACATAGGGCCAGAGTTAGGGTTGCTTGAAACAGCCACCATCCTGGACACCATATCACCACAGGACGCTGAAATACTGACTACTCTGTTCGTAGACAGCGATAAATGGAAGCGTTGGCTGCCAGAAGATAGTCCCAGATCAGAAAAAGCTGAGTTTGCGGGGCATTATCTCTACAGTAATCAAACATTTTTGCGAATCAAGTATAAATACCCAACACTAGACCATCTAATCACTATTCGCCTAATAAATAAAATCAAAACCAGATACGAGGCCACATTATGCGAAAAGTAATTTTTCTCGATATTGATGGTACAATTCTCCGCCACCCTAACGCCGGTTTGTCATCGGTCCTCACAGAACAACCGGAAGTGTTGCCAGGCACGATCGAAAAGTTCAATGAATGGGAAGCAAAACAATATAGAATAATACTTATCACTGGACGCGCGGAGAGCATGCGGAAGTTCACAGAAGACCAATTACAATCGCTAGGCATATTCTATAGTGCCTTGATAATGGAAGTAACTGGTGATAGGATATTGGTAAACGACAAAAAACCAGACGGGCGAGAAGCAGCACTCGCGATCAATATTGACAGAAATCAAGGTATCAGGGAGCTGAATATATGAGCAAGGAAAAGCCCAAACGCCGAAAAGAGCCACACCCAACCTTCTTCGTGCTCGAAGGAGCAATCCGCTGCTATGAAGACGGATCTATGCTAGAACTATATTCTCAGATCAAGTCGGATGAGTGGGAGGTAATAGTCTCCGAGACCGTCCATTACAAAGTCTTCCTTGAATGTTTAAAACAAGTAGCTTGCCCGATTCTCGAAGAACCCTGGACGAAAGAAGATGATTATTTCCTAGTCCAGATGGAAGTAGCCGTGTCCCGTATGCGCAATATTGATGCGTTGTTGGTTGCCAGCATCGACCAGAAGAAAATACTGCGGGCCTATACTAAAAAGGCCCAAGTGAATGCACAAGCACTAAAAGCGGAAATTAACGAACTTAAGCAGCAGCGAGCCAAACTATTGCTAGATCTACAGGATGGGGACATCACAAAAGTGTCAGATCTCTAGTACTCAAATCTAAAAATAGATTCCTCCCCATACGAGGTTAATATGAGTACTGACCCGTTCGATGATGTCAAACGACCGATCTCAGGTGAATACCAAGAGATATCTCAATCTACCTTTGTGGAACTAATATCCGCTAAGAGAGAGTATATTTCGCCAGTCATAAGATCAGCAACTCCCTCCGTCAATAATTCCTTGGCACGAGTAGCCTTCGGTCGCAGCTGTGCTGGTACCACCAAAGATCCGTCCACGCACAATCAGATAATTGCTATCCCTCAACAAACACAAAGCCTATCTTATACGCTACAAGCCGATGCCCAAGCATACCACAAAAAGGTCGCCGGATTGGCAGCTGCCAAATCCAACACTGACATTCGATCATTAGTGTTCAATTCCTTAGTGGCCGGTGTTTGCCCGCTTATGCCGGAAGATCCATGCTTTGAGGCACCCTGCCCCATTGATTTTGTACTATGTCTTGATAATTCTAGAAATGGACTTCCTTCTTTTGATAATGTAAAACAAGGTATTGAAGACTTCATCTTCGCGTTGGCCGATGTAGTCGATGAGAATATGCGATTGGGGATAGTAACATTCGCGGATTATCTATCAGTTAAACGATATCTTTGGTATACACATGTAGCTGGGCGTACCGAATACCAGTGTATAGATGCCCTAAATGGCTTCGTCAGCATACTGCGATATCTGGAACTTCAACCACATGGTTATGATCCAACAATAGGTAATTGGTCTGCTCATGCTGTGCGGAGAGTACTGGAAGGCTTATGTGGCCCCTGGCGTGTACCATCCACAGTTGCCTATCCAATCAACAAAATCATCATGGTGGTCACACCAACATATAACGACGATTATACTGGTGATACGGCACTCAGTGCTGCTATACATGCCAGAGATTGTGGCGTCAAAGTAATCTACGTACTAGTGCCAGCTGGTGAATTGTTTACACCACCCAAAGATCCGGCAATCATCGAAACGATGATTGCAGAAGGAGAAACTTATGAAGCCTATACTGGTGGCCCATTTATTCATGTCAACGCCAATGGTACTGGTATTCCCGAAGCTTTAGAATCTTGGGTTGACTTGCAATGCGATGTTGACGTTGATCCTTGTGTGCCGGGAGAGGACGACGTTTGTTCGGTGGACCTGGCCATTGTCTTGGACGACACCGGAAGCATGAGTGGTACTATTAATGGCCTGAAGGACGGTATCCCGGAAGTAATCAGCATATTGCAAGAAGCTATAGGTAACAACTTTCGATTGTCGTTGACTACTTTCAAGGATAACGTCACAACACGCGAACCATTTAGTAATAAATGTGGTACTGACTCATATAACGCTTTCACGGCGGCTCTAAGCCCAGTTTATGCTTCTGGTGGCGGTGGTATTGATGAGTATTCTGCTGCGGCCATCAAGCATGTTGCTGAGGGCAATTCAGGCGCGTGGCGTACCAGCGCCTTACGTGCTATGTTGGTGCTGACAGATGCACCAAACAACATCAGTTCTGGCGTCACCTATATTCAGGCTGCAGCAGCAGCCGCAGCCCAGGGCATTAAAATAGCGTATGCTGGAACGCCATTTCATGACGCCACGCAGCGAACCGAAGGTGAGTATTATGCTGCTACCACAGAGGGTATTGTCGTAGAGACCAACAACGCTGGTGACAACCTAAAG